AACGAACGCACCGTCGAAACCGTCTGGCGACGGATCGGCGACCTGCTCCACGCCTTCAGTCCAGAGGAATGCGCAAACTACCTCGTCAACGCCGGATACGCTTCAATCTGAGACAATCACGCTCTAGTCTCTAGCGCGAAGCTGCCTGAGTGGCTTGCCGCAGAAATACAACAACTAGATCGGTTGGTTCGCGATCGGCGCCGTCGTCGCCACCCCCGCAGCGGGAGTTGGCGGTTTCGCGGGGACGACCAGCCGATCACCTGCGAAAATGAGATTGCTGCCAGACAGAACCCTTCCGTCCGTGAGCATCAGTTGGCGTGCGTCGAGGCACGACGCGTTGCGCTTGGCGATGTGCATCAGGCCTTCAGGCGTATCCATGAATACACGCCCGGCCACGTCGAACAGGCGCTCGCCTTCCAGCACCTCCACGGTGAGTTCCTTTTCTGTGGGCATGAGGCGGCAGTAGCGAAGTTTGGCGACCTGTGTTGGCAGCATATCCTGTAGCGGGCCCGCCATGATGGTCGATTGCGTGGGCGCGGGTGCGATGATCGTGGGCGCTGGCGGCGGCGGCGCGGGCATGGCGGCGGGCGAGACGACGGGCGCGGGCGCAGGTGCGGCGATGATGCTTGGCGTCGGCGCGACGACCACCGGCGGCGGCGGTACGAGTGGCGCGGGTGGGGGCGTGACGATCTTGGCAGGCGCCGTTTCGTTGGATGCCGTCTGGAAGGAAGGTCCTTCCGGCATGAGCCGCTGAATCTGCGGACCAGCCACAAGCAAACCCAGGCCCACAGCCACCGCAGCGATCGGCCACAGCACAAGACCGCCGCCGGACTTCGCGCGAATGCGGCCGAAGCGCTCCCCGTGCAACTCGCGCAGGTCGCGGGGGTCGATCAGATCGGCGACCACCGGGGCGCCTTCGCCGGAGCGCTGGAGCCCGGCGGCGGACAGCAGCGGCGAGAAGGGCAGCGCCAACCGTCCGACATGGCCCCAAAATTCGCGGTCGTTGCGGGACAGCGCCTCGGCGTAGATGCGGGCGAGGCCCTTGCGCGCCGTTCCTGCGTCCGAAAAGTCCACGAGCGCCGCACGAATGTCGCTGGGATAGTCCATGGCCGCCAAAGCGGCGTACGCGGACCGGAACGCCGCTTCTCGACGGGTGGCGGCGAGCGCGGGCAGGGACTTGCCCCCCCGTTGGCCCTGGTCGGCGCGAACGTACGAAAACTGCGATCCAAGGCGACGCTGAGCTTCCTCAGAGGGCAGCACGGCTCCAGCGCCAATGGCGGGAGTGGCGACCGGGCCGCGGGCCTTCAACGCCCGCACCCTTCCAGCGACTGGCGCGAGCTTGCGGTCGAGCATTTCGGCGGCGTTTGAACCCCAGCCGCTCGGGGCGATGTCGCCCTCAAATACATCAGTGACCTCGATCCCCGGGCCGTCGCGGAACACGGCCGGGATCAAGTCGCGCTCGAGGCCGGGATCGGTGCGGATGGAAACAGTTTGGCCGAAATGCGCGCCGATGGCGGCTTCGGTAGCCACCCAATCAGAGCGCAGGGCATCCCGGGACCAGAGCGCCACAACCGCCGTACAGGCATCGATCTCGTCATAAAGGCGCGTGGGCCAATTCGGCGCGAATTGCAGGGGCCCGCGAGAGACAGAAAGCCCCGTACGCTCCAGAGCCTTGGAAATCCGCAGGGCGAGTTCGGCGTCCGAAGGCGCAAACGTCAGGAATACATCAGCCATGGCGCTTGGTTAACAAAAACGGACGCGCGCGCAAACCTTCGGTTTGTTCATGGCGCCCTTCGGTTGGCGTTCGCCAGTAAGTGCGTCTTCGGCGCCGCAGCGAAAAACGTTCGCGGGGGCCGGAGAATCCAGATTGAACAAGGGGATGGCTGCTGCACGACCCGCCCCGACGCTGGAGGTCCCTAGGGCATTTCTGGATGTCAGCCGGTCGCTGACTGGCAAGCTCTGGCGCACCCGGGAGGCGGACGAAAAGCTGGTCGCAGACCACCGGCGCCAGTTCGGCCTGCCGGAGGTCGCCGCGCGGCTTCTTGCGGGGCGCGGCGTCGGCTCCGCTGAGGCCAAGTCCTTCCTCGAACCCACTCTGCGTGAGTTCTTTCCCGATCCCTCGTCTTTCATGGATATGGATATCGCCGCGCGGGTGATCGAGGACGCCATTGTCTCGGGACGTCCGACGGCAGTGTTTGCGGACTATGACGTCGACGGCGGCACATCGGCAGCGCAACTCGTGCGCTATTTCCGCTCCCGTGGTCGAAAGCTCACCATCTACGTCCCGGACCGAATGACCGAGGGTTACGGCCCTACCGCAGGCGCATTCGAGCGACTGAAAGCGCAGGGCATCGAACTGGTCATCACAGTGGATTGCGGCGCGGCGGCGCATGTGCCGCTGGAAGCCGCCGCCGCCATGGGGCTCGATCTCGTGGTCCTCGACCACCACCTCATGTCCGGACCGCCGCCGCCAGCGCTTGCGGTCGTCAATCCCAATCGCCCAGACTGCACGTCGGGCCAGGGTGATCTCACTGCCGCCGGCGTGGTCATGGTGACGCTCACAGCCGTTAATCGCGAAGCACGTCGTCGTGGATCGATCGGCTCCAACAATCTGCCGGATTTGCTGGCGAATCTCGACCTCGCGGCGCTGGGCACGGTCTGCGACGTGGCCCCGCTAACCCGGTTCAATCGTGCGATGGTCGCTCAGGGACTGCGTGTGCTCGCACGCGGCGAAAACATCGGCTTGAAGGCGCTCGCGGCGAGCGCTGGCAAGCGCGAAGTCGACTCGGTTTACGACATCGGGTTCATCCTCGGCCCGCGCTTGAACGCCGGAGGTCGCGTCGGCGACGCCTCACTTGCGACGCGCCTGCTGTCCACGGAAGATCCAGCAGAGGCTGCCGATCTCGCCGCGCAGCTCGAGCACCTCAATACAGATCGCCGCGCCAAGGAGGCGCAAATGCTCCTCGCCGCGCAGGAGCAGGCTGAAGCGGAAGCGTTGACGCGCGCCGTGGCGGTAGTCGGTGATCCGTCCTGGCATCCGGGCGTGATCGGCATCGCGGCAGGGCGTTTGAAGGACCGGATCATGAAGCCGGTCATCGTTCTGGGCGGCGGGGGCGAAGGGGAGCCGGCCAAGGGATCGGGGCGTTCCGTACCCGGCGTCAATCTGGGCCGCGCTGTGGCGGCGGCCGCCAAGGCCGGGATCGCGCGCGCGGGCGGCGGACATGCGATGGCGGCGGGCCTTACCGTCGACTGGGATAGGGTGGACGACCTCCGCGCCTTCCTGTCCGAGAACCTGGGGGCCGAGCTTGCTGGCGCTGACGGCGAGGCGCGGGCGCTCTGGATCGACGCGACGGCGGCCATCGGCGCTGCAACTTCGGAACTCATGGCGGCGCTCGACCGGATCGGGCCTTTTGGGGCCGGTCACCCGGAGCCGGTTTTCGCCATCCCTGAGGTGCGTGTGCAGTACGCCAGCTCGGTGAAAGGCGAACACGTCCGGTTCGTCCTGCAGGACGCGCGCGGGGACCGTATTCGCGGCATTTCGTTTCGATCGGCAAACACCCCCCTTGGCGAAGCGCTGCTTGCGCGGGAGGGCGCCTTTCACGTTGCGGTGAAGCTCAAGCGCGACACTTACGGCGGCAGCGACAAGGTCGAAGCGGAACTACTGGACGCTGCCGCGCTTGGTTGAACCGGGCGCCTCCAGCGCGCTTGCCACCGGGAGCGGAGCCTATTATATCCCCCGGCTCGCGATCGGGCACGCCTTCGGGCCGTGTTCTATGGGCCCTTCGTCTATCGGTTAGGACGTCAGGTTTTCATCCTGAAAAGAGCGGTTCGACTCCGCTAGGGCCTGCCATTGTCCCCCATGGGGCAGCGGCGAACAGACCGGGCACGGATGCCCGCAGTCGTACACCCGGTCGTACATCATCCTGACGCTCCCGCCTTGATCCGCGCCAGCATGGACGCCGCCATGGCGGGCGCCGACAGGTACTTCTTGAGGATGCGCTCGACGTCCTTCTCGGACCAGTCGACCATCTTCGCGACCTCGGCGTTGGAGAATTTTCCCGTGGCCGCGAGGAAGGTGACGAAGTTTCCCTTGCAGTCGTGAAGCGTGCGTTCGATCCCGAGCAAGGCGGTGATCTCATAGACATTGGCGCCGAGGGCGTCGGGCACATAGCGCGAGCCGCGCGCGCTCGTGATGATCCATGGCGACGTGCGCCCCGTCGCTTCCCAGCGTCGCCGGTAAACGGCGGCGGCCGCTGGCAGGATCGGCAGCACTGTGATGTCGCTAGGCTTGTTGGCCGTGCGGGCGCGACGTGCGCCCTTGAGCGCGGTGTAGGCGATCGCGGGCCACTGCAGTTCGGTCCACTTGTGCGTCGAGAGATTCTCGCGCCGCATGCCGGTGTTCTGCGCCAGGATCACGGTGTCTCGCGCTGCAGCCAGCCGGATGATCTGCTCGCGCGCGCGCCGGCGCGCATGCTCGCTTTCCCAATTCGTCTCGCGGCTGATGCGCGCGATCTCTTCGCGGATATAGCCGAAGAACAAGGCGTTATGCTCTTCCTCCCAGATGAGGTCGCCGCGATCGCTGTGCGAAAGGCGCTCTATGCCGAGGCACGGATTGGCAGGCGCGTGCGCGTTCTTCATGGCCCACGACAACGCGGTGCGCGCGGTCTCGATGCGCTCGTCGGCGGCGCGCGGTCCATTGTTGGCGCCGATGGTGTCGCGCCAGCGGGTGAAGACGCGCTTCGTGGCCGGATACTTGAGCGCGGCGATGGGCAGCGACGCGAACAGCTTCTTGGACTTCGGATCGACATCGCTCTTCATCAACGCGATGGCGCGCGAGCGATGCTTCTTCGTCGACTCGGCGCACTTTTTGAACGCGTGGCTGTCTTCGTAGAGATCAAACAGGTGCGCGAGCATTGTCGTCTCGACGACGGGACCGCCGTGCGCATCGGCGTACTTGCGCGCAAGTTCCGGCGCGTCTGCGCGCTCGAGATCCTCAACTTCGGCGTCGCTGCGTCCCTTGTAGCTGCCGATCGCCGGGGCGCCTTTGCCCCGCCAGGCGGTCCAGCGCACATAGATCCAGCCCGACGGTTTCTCCCGGCGGGTGCGATGCGCTTTAGGAAGAACCACCGGCGCCCTCCCAGACTTCGAGCTCGTTGCCATCGTCGGTCCCCGTGAGCCCGCGAGCCAAACGGGATGCGACCTCCGCGTCAACCACGAACACGCCGCCGCTTGGCGTGAAGAACACGCCGCCGACCGCCGAAACGCCAAGGGTTTCCGCGCGCTTCTTGAGCGCGGTGCATTCGGCTTCGGAGACGTATCGGCGGCGACGTGTGCTCATCGTGTACGGTGTTCCAGTCATGCCCGCCCCTTCCGGGATGAGCGATAAATGCCCTATGCGGCGGTCAGTTCGCCGCGCCGATCGGCGCGTCGCGCAGCGCCTTGATGGCGGTGAGCTTTTCGTGGAGCAGGCGGCTTGCCTCGGCCATCGCAGCGACGGACGGCGGATGGGGCGCGATGCCGGCGTGCTGCAAGTTCTCTCCGACAGCGGCGGCGAGGGCGCGCGCGGCGTCGGCGTCGACCTGCACCGCGTTCACGAACGCGCATTGCGCGATCATGCCGACGGCTTCACCGAAACCGAACTGCGTCGAAGGCATGCCCATGAGCGCACCGATGAGACGCGTGACGTTCGCGTCGACGGTGAGCATCTTTTGCCGCGCTTCTTTGCGCTGTTCGTCGGTCAGGTTTTCCAGATCCAGCACCAGCACGAAGTCTGTGCCGTGGGGATCGTGGTGCGCGAGCGCGGCGTCCAGATGCACGTCGATCCGCTGCGCCATGGCGGTGAGCGCGTACATGGCTTTTTCGCGGCCGTCGAAGTCGGTGCCGTGGCCCTTGTCTTTGCAGGTGCGCAGATAGCCATGCGTCTCGATCGCGAGGCGTCGCCACTCGGCGAGGCGCATAAGATCGAAGGCGCGCGGCCAGACCGGGACGCCGAGACGATCGACCTGCGTTTGCAGATCGCGCGTGCGCTGCACCAGATCGGCGACGGCGTCGACGATTGCGCCCCATTGTTCGTCGGTCTCGGGACGCGAAATGTGCGGATAGTCGGCGACGCGCGCGAGCAGTTCTGCGGTTGTGACCATCACGCGTGCTCCGGCGCAGCGACGGCGTGCGCCGGCTCTTCGCGCGGCGGCGCGATGCCGATGATGTCCCTCATCACCACGCCGGGGCGCATCGGCGGGGCTTCGTCCAGGATGGCGGTGACATAGACGCGCTTCTTGCCGTCGCCGCCTTTGCCTTCGACATACACTTCGTCGCCGACGGCGACCGGGTCGCCGTTGTTGACGTAGCAGTAGCCGCCAGGCGCGCCGGGCTTGAACACGCAGTTGACGAATTGAGGCGTCTTCGGGGTGTCGGTTTGTTGGTCGGTCATGGTGGTCTTCCTTGCTGTGGTGGCTACGTCCGGCGGGGTGTGCGTGGCTGCGCGGGCGGACGCCAACCGCGCAGAACGAGGGCTTCAATAATCGCGTCGACGATCACGCCGGCGAGCGCGCGGCGGGGGTCTTTGAACGCGGTGCGGTCGATACTTTCCGGATCCGTTTCTCGGCGATCGATCACGGCTTCCGCTTCTTCGATGAGCGCGTCGACTTCTCGCTGGCGGCGCTTCTCGGCGAACAGCTTGTCGACCGGGTGCACATCGTCGCGCGCCTTCTTGATCTGCGCGGCGAACGCGGAGAGCGCGTGCCCGAGCACGAAGAGAGCAAAGCCGATGAACACACATGCGACGATGAAGAGGTTCATCCGTCAGCCGATCTTCTTCGGGTAGAAGTCCATTTCGTCCGCGATGCGCTTGGCATTCGCGAGCTTGAGCGCCGGCTGTACGTTTCCGTTGTCGAGAACCCACTGGCGGACGGCCGTCGCGGCGGTCGGATCCTGCGGCGCAAGCACGAAGAACGGCGCGTTTGCCGGCAGGTTGAGACACCCGCTTTCAATCTCGTTCGCGAGGCGATGAAAGCCGCCTTGGCGCAGGTGGCCGATCGCAGCCTTGCGATGATGCTGCGCGAGGATCGCGTCGACTTCGGTCTGCGCCATTACTCCCTTGCTTGCGAAACGTTCGAGCATGCCGTCGGCGGGCGCGCGGTCGGCAGCGGTGGCAGCGTCGGCGGCGGTTTCTGCGTGAGTGTCGGTCATTGTGCTCTCCCAGGATCGGTCGGCGTTTCGGATTGGCGCACGATGGCGCCGGCTTCGTTCAAGGCGGCTTCGAGCATGTGCAGCGCCGCAGGCGATCGCTCGTGAAGGTCGGAGGCGAGCGCGCCCGCAAACGCGGCGAGCTCGTCTTCGGTGAGACCCGCCACGATGTCGGCGAGACCCGTGACGTCGATGGCGATGGCGCTGCGGTCGCTCATGCGACACCCGCGCTGTTGAGGGCTTGCGGGGTCCACGCTTCGGGCGGCGTCCAGTACCACCAGCCTTGCATGCCCTTCGCGGGGATCGGCGCGAGCAGCGGATGGACCTCCGCCATCCGCCAGGCGAAGCGGTCGGGAGACCAGTTGCCGCAGATCGCGTCATTGTCGTCGACCGGCGCGCACGACGTCATCGGCGTGCTCGACTGCAGGAGCGCGGTCGCGACGACCGCGCCATAGGGCAGCGTCTTCGGGCAGTATTCTCCGAAGACGTTCACGCAGAGATGCGCAAGCCGCTCATCGATGTCGGCGAGCGTGAACGGTCTGATGGTGGCGTGGATCGCGACGCGCTGTCCAACAATGTGCGGCGGCGCGCGAAAGCCGCGCGTTTCGTGCACTTTCACGCCGACGGCGATGAGGCTAGCCCACGGTTGCCAGAGGGAGATCGCGCGGATGGTCATGCGGCGATCCTCGCGGGCGCGGCGGCGGGCTCGTCGTCGTGCAGCACGCCATCTAGCAGGCGACCGGCGGCTTTCTTGCCGACGCGGTACACGTCTGGCTCGTCTTCGGTGTGCGTTTCCATCGACACGCGTTCGGTCTGTCGGCCGTACTGCCATGCGTCTGCAAAATAGGTGGCGGTGTCGAGCGTGCCGCCGCGAACGCCAACCTCGCCCGGCGCCCATTCGCCGTACTGTTTGAAGTGAAACGGCACGCCGGCGGCGGCGCACTCATCGCGCAGATCGCGCGCCCAATCCGGGAGCATCGGGCGCGCGCCCTTGCCGGATTCCCCGCCGACGATCACCCAATCGAGCGAAGCGATGCCGGGCCCGCCGTCGATCGGCCCAAGCAGGGGCTCTGCGGAGATGAAGCGCACGGCGGCGGGCGTTTCGTCGAGGTCGGGCTTGCGCTCGTCGTAGCGGGTCTGATCTTCGGTCGATACGCCGAGCCAGACATTCGGCGGCGGGGCGTTGCCCGCGAAGCACGCGGAGAAGTGGTCGAGTTTCACTCTGGCTTTAAACGAGCCAGCTTCGCGGGCGAGCATGTTGGAGACCTGCATCACCTTCTCGGCGATCATGCGCTTGCGGTGTTCGGTGCGCATGTAGTCACGCATCCGGCGCGACCGTTTCGTCAGCACCTTGAACGTGTGCTGCGGCGCCAGCGTCATGATCGCGAAGACGAGGTCGATGATGTCGTCCGGCACGTCGTCATGGAAGAGATCGCTCATGGAATTGACGAAGATCCTGCGTGGACGCGTCCAGCGCAGCGGCGCGAGGAACGTCGATTGCGGCGCGATGCCGATCTTGCCCGTCCACTCCGCGCCCGCGCGCGACGGCTGGGTGGTGTCGCGGTAGTGCGCGAGCGGCCCAGGATCGCCGGCGTTGGCCGTTTCGTGCGCGACGCTCATCGCGGCGAGGCGCGCGGCCATGCGCATCGCGTAGCAGATCTTGCAGCCCGGCGAGAGGATGGAGCAGCCGACGATCGGATTCCAGGTTCGGTCCGCCCATTCGATTTTCGTTTCACCCGCCATCTATTCGCCCTCCAATTCGAGGGTAGCGGTTGTCGGCGTCGCGGGATCGCCAGCGACGAAGATCCACGGCGCGTCAGCGCAGGCGTCGATAACCAGTTCCGGCGCCACGTTGAATGTCAGCGCGGCTTCGGCGACCGTGGGCGAGCGGCCGAGCATGACGATCCACGTCTGCAGCGAAGCGGTGAAGTCGGACCAATAGGTGCCGACCGCGCCCGCGCGCTCTTCCTCTGTGGTGCCGAACATATTGGCAGTCCAAGGGCGGGCCATCACGCCGCATCCGAGCCGTTGCGCTTGGCGACGGCGTCGCGCAGCGTTTGCGCGCGCTCGGCAATGGTCGTTTCCGGCGGAGGTGGCGGCGCAGGCGCGTCGTCGCGCAGGCGCGGATCGGGCTTGATGAAGATGGCGACGGGTCCGTCTTCGCTGTCGCCGGTATAGGCGAGCGTCCATTCCGGCGTCGGCGGCGTCGGGCGCCACGCCCTGAACACGGCGGCGTAATCCTCAGAGGTTTCGGCCTTGTCGTAAGCCTGCCAGAGCGGGTCTTCCTCGTCGTCGACGAGCTCGACCGCCATCGCTGCGAAGCCCTGTTCCGAGGCGATGATGTTGTAGCTCGCGTCTTCGCAGGCATAGACGAACATGAGCGCGCTGATCGACCCGTCTTCGAGTTCGACGATCGTTTCCGGCGGCGGCAGGTCCGCATAGGTTAGCGGCCGGATCACGGCGGGACCGCGCGCTTCGATCGATGCGAGCGCGGCGTCGATCGCCAGCAGATCCTTCTCGAGCACCGTGCGACCGCCGGCCGGATTCTGCGGCGCATCACGCAGACCGACAGCGGCGATCACGATGGCGCCGAGATCTCGGACAAAGGATGAAAGCGCGAGCAGATCGGCGGATAGGCGCGCATTGGCGCGGCGCTGAAACGCGCCGTGCATCTGCAGCTGTGCGCTCGCGGCGGCGGTGCGGGTGATCGCTAGGCCCTTGTCGTCATACATGGCGATTCTCATGGCGGTTCTCCTGTGGTGGGGCTGTGGTGGCGGGGTTGAGGGTCGAGAGGTTGGCGGCGCGTCTGGCGCGCGCCTGTTCCTTGAACTCTGCGCAGATCGCCACGACACGGCCCGCCATCGCGGCGCCCATGTACGAGATGTGGCAGTCCTTCACGTCGATGCCGAGTTGAGCGGCGAGCCAGGCATAGGCGGCGCTGCGCGCAACGTGACGGGCGCAGCCTTCCTTCGCCATCTTGCGCTGCCACAGCGCGTCGATCGCTTCGTGCGCGAGGTTGCGCGCCTTGCGGGTCTGGGGACCAGCGGGCGCACCCAGCGGGTTGGTGGTGTTTGGATGGCAACCGCAGAAAGCGCCACACGAACAGCGCCAGAAGCGCCGTGTGTGCAGTTCCGGCCGGTGCGGGTAGCACGCAAGGCCGGTGACGAGATCGGCGTCTGTGGCGGCGCACTCGGCGCAAGGCAGCGGCTTCGTCAGATGTCCCCATTCGGCCTGCTGCGCGGCGAAGCGCGCGCTGGCGGGCCGGGACTTGCGGCGCGGTTTGCGATGGGCGCGCTTCGTCGTCATGCCGCGAGCCCGCATACGCACACGTCTTCGATCACACGATGGGTTGCAGCCTTCACGCAATAGGCGACCGACCGGCCGAGCGTCGCGCCCTGGGTCTTGAAGTCGGTGAGCAGTTCACTGCAATCGAGGCAGGGGCGCGGGCGCGCGGCGGCGATCTCTGGCGCGGGGGACGTCTCCCCTTCCGGGGGATGGTCTATCGCGTCCTCATCGATGGCGTGCGTGTTTTCGCCGCCGCATTTCAGGCACTCGGTATGGGTGAGGGCGGTGAGGGGGCCGCGCCAGACGACGGCGCCGCCGCAGATGTAGCATCTCATGGCGCGGCGACCTTGGCTGTCGCGGATGGGGCTGGCGCGGGCGGCTGGCCTTCGCCACGCAATGCGGCGCGCGCGACCGCAGCGAAGGCGTCGGCGGCGCGGCGCGGGGCCTCGACGCGTTCGATCTCTGCCAGGCGACGCGCTTCGCGCCGGCGGTTCTCTTCGAGCCACTGCGCGTGCGTCTTACGGCTTTTCTCAATGAGATCCTTCTCGGCGCGATGCACGGCCTTGAGTTCGCGGCGCACGAGTTCGTTCTCACCGTAGCCGAGGCGCTCGGCGAAGATGCGCGCCCAATCTTGGACATCGGCCGACGTCGCATCGCGCAGGAAGTTTGCGACCTCGACCGGATCGAAGCGCATCATCACGCGCACTCCCGCTTGTGCTCAGCCGGCGCGGCGGGCGGACGCACCAGCCACATGGGCTGCGACCACTCGGCGATCTCGCCGGGCGTGCCGGCGAAGACCGCGAAGGCGTCGGGCGCGCCGGTGAATGTCAGCACATTCGCTGTCATCGACCGGCGCAAGGTGGCGCGGGCCTGCAGCGCGGCGTCGCGTGACCATCCGTTCGCTTGCGCCAGCGCGCGCGCCGTGACGGCGGCGAGTTCACAGTCTTCGACCGAGAGGGGCAGCGGCGCACCGTTGGCGCGCTTTGGCAGCATGGTGCGCCACTCGGGGAACGGCGTGGCGCGTTCGCTGATCGTCGCGGCGAAGGCGTCGGCGGTGCGCGGGTCGATGCGCAACTGGTCGCCCTCGACGATCAACCGCACGCGGTCGGAGACGCCTTCGTGCGCGCGCAGCGCCGACTTCATGGCGTCCATCATCGGTCGCGGGACGCGCAGCGTGACCGGCCGCGAGACCGCGCCCGTTTCGTCGCGCAGCACGATCATGCGACGCGCGTCCATGCTCACCAGCACCACGCCGCGCGTGCTTGGCTCGATGCGCACGCCGGTGATGTCGTCATCACCGAACGCACGGTCGGCGGCGAACCGCTGCGCGATACGGAAGAGATCGGCGCGCACGGACAGCTTGAGGGGGGCATCGGTCATTGCTTCGGCGCTCCCGGTCCCGGCAGCGCCGGGCGCGCGATCGTCGCCCACTGCCATTGCAGCTGCTTGGCGACGACGTCGGTGTCTTCCCACAGCGGCGGCGTCGTGAGCCCGGGCGGCGGGGCGCATGCGGCGGCGACGGCGGCGAGCATGGCATGCGCGTCACTCGGATCCTTGCTGACTTTCGGCCAGATGATCCGGTTGCGCGCGATCCCTTGCATCAAGGACTTGAGCAGCGCCGGCGACGCGCCGAAGGTCATCTTGACCAGCACGTCCATGTCCTCTTCCGGGATCGCCATGCCCGGCGAATACATGCGGATGATGGAATAGCGCTCGTCCTCGCCGGGCAGGCCGATCTCGATGTGAATGTCGAACCGCCGCCAGATGGCGGGATCGATCGCGTCCTTGCGGTTGGTCGTCGCAAAGGTGAGCGACTTGTGCTGCTCGAGGCGGCGCAACAGAGCATTCACCGACTTCGCGCTTTCGCGATCGGCGCTCTGTCCACTGGACGCGCCACGATTGGGCGCGAGCGAGTCGAACTCGTCGAAGAGGATGGCGACCTTGCCCTTCATCTTCTTCACCGCGTCGAAGAACTGGCCGATGTTTTCCGCCGACGCGTTGACCCATTTCGACTGCAGCGTTTCCGCCTTCACGGAGACGAGCGGCATCTTGAGCGCAGCGGCGAGCGTGTGCCCCAGCGTCGTCTTCCCGGTGCCGGGCGGGCCGAAGAACAAGCCCTTCACGCGCGGTTCCAGGCCGTGCGCGGCGAGCTCGTCCTTCGCGTTGATCTCCGCAAGCCAGTCCTGAATCGCGGCGCGCTGTGCGGGCGAGAGGATGGGCGCGACGAGATCGCCCGGCATGAGCACGTCGCCATAACCGCCGAGGATCTGCGCGGCGTCTCCGATGGTGTTGTGTGTCATCGGCCGCGGCCCTTCTTGTCATCGGCCTGCGTTTCGGGCCCGCGCGCTTCGTCTGCAGGCGCGTCACCGTTGGCGTCCCCGTTGGCGTCCCCGTTGGCGTCACCATCCGGCTTCGGCGCCGTTTTTTTCGGCCGCTTCCAGGAGTCCGGCACGCTCATGCCGTCGCTGCCGCCGGCGACGATGTGGCCTTCGTCCCACGCACACGCGGTCGCGAAGACGCCGCGCGCGGCTTCCATTTCCTGTTCGGGCGCGCCGGGGCCATCATCGCCGGGTTTCTTCGGCGGACCGCTCTTGCGTCCCGCCAGGCGCGCGCGGGCGCTGTCGCCGAGGGGCGTTCCGTCCAGCATGCCGAGGGCGGCGCGATAGATGTCGAGCAGATCCTGTTCGTTGACGATCTCTTCCTTCGCCAGCCGCCGTTCGCGGATGATCTTGTTCATGGTTTTGACGTCGAAGCCTTCGGACTTCGCCATCTTCTTCTTGTCGGCGATGCGCGCTTCGACATCGGCCTTGATGTCGAGATCAATCTCGATCGCTTCAATGTGCTCGAGCAGACGCTCGCCGGCGGAACGGTTCAACATGCGGGATCCTCGGTTGTGGTGGCGGTTCTGGTGGTGCTCACGCGATCTGGCGTGCGGCGGCGGGTCGAGTGGTGGAAGACGGCGCGCTGCGGCGCGCGGAACGCACGCGGGCCGCAGCGCCGGCGCCGATGGCGACGCCCATGCCTTCGAGCAGCAGCACCGGACCGCCGGCGTTGTCGGTGGCGTCCGTGTCGGCGCCGGGCGCGAGCAGCGCAGCGGTTTCCACGCGCCGCGTGGCGATGACCACTTCGCCGGCCATGCGCCGCACCTTGCTGGCGACGCATGCGCGCACGGCGCGTTTGAGCTTGGCGAGGGACGTCGCGGATTCCGCAGTCTGCAGCAGCGCGGCGAACTGGTCGACGATCTCGTCGCGCAGCGCGAAGGCCTTGTCTGCGGCGACGGTCTCGGGGCGTTCCGGCTTGAGCCTCATGGTGCGCTGTCCTCGGTGTCTGCGCTCGGGGTGGCGGTGGGGTTGGCGGCGTGCGCGATCTCGGCGCGGCGCGCGGCATAGAGCGCGTCGACGTGCACGCGGTCGGCGTCGACCGCATCGCGCGCGACCTGATCGGCGAACATCGCTGCGACGTCGTCGACGCCTTCGACCGAACGGCAGTCGGCCAGGATGGCGGCGATCGTGTCGAGAAGGTCGGCGAGATAGGCCGGCGCGCTGTCAGTCGGCGGCGGCAGCGCATCGCCGACGGCGAGCCCCTCCCCCTCGCAGGGGGAGGTCGGGGTCGGGTTAGGGGGGGAGTCCGCGTCAAGCGTGCTTTCCTTCTCCCCCTCGCGGGGGAGAAGGTCGCCAGCCGCGCGAGGATCCTCGACCTGCGTGTGCGCGACGTCGTCGGGCGCGAGATCGGCCGTCTGGTCGACGTCTTCGGGAGCGGGCGGGTGTGCGGCTTCCGTGCGATCTTCCCCCGCACGCGGGGGGACATGCGCAGCCATGCGGCGACCGCGCGTGGAGAAGATGAAGTCGGCGCTGACGCCCATCTCTTCGATCGAATTGCGAAAGCCCGCCAGCACCAGCAGCTTGTCGATGTCGATGTCCGTCGCCGCATTGACCTTGAGCGTGGCGCAGACCTGGCCCAGCGGGACGCCGCGCTCGGCGAACCATGCGAGCAGCACGCGACGGCGCGCTTCCAGGGTCGTGGCGTCGCCGCGCGCCAGCGTGCGCGCCGCTTCGAAGGCAGGCCACCACAGCGCGCGCGGGATGCCCGCAAGGATGGCGTTGCGCTTGGCGATTGCGGCGAGCCCACGGCCCTCCCGCTGGATCGTGGCGCCGTCCATGGGCGACCCGTCGAAATGCACCGCCGCCCGGGTCTGCGTGTCGGGCGTCACCGCGTTTTTCTGCAGATCGTGGAACGAGGCGGTCGCGGTGATCGTGCCGGCGCGCATCATGAACGACGGCGCGATCATCCGGCAGTTGCCATACATGGAGAAGACCGCTTCGGCGAAGCGGATCGACGGACCTTCGTGCGTCTCGCCATTATCCTTCGCCTGCGCGAACACCATCTTTTCGGCGACGCCTGCGTCCAGCGTCACGATGTCGGTCGCATCGCGCATGAAATCGCGCAGCGATCGCGGATAGGCGTGCGCCGAGGCGACCATGGCGTCGATCTCCGCGCGGGAGACGGCGGCGTCGGGCGCGGGCTCGCCCTGGGCGGGCGCGTGTGATGGCGCATCGTTCGCGGGATCCAGCGAGACGACGCGCGCGGCGCCAGTGTTCTCGTACATCACGCCGCGACCTTCTCGACCGGCTTGAAGGTGACGCCCGGAATGACCGGCATCTCTTCCTTCTTGCCCTTGACGGTCTTCACTGCCGCGAGCTCGCGCTTGGCGAGTTTCTTCACCAGTTCGAGCACTTCGGGATCGTTGCGGTAGTGCATGACCGCGCGCACCGGATCGGTGAGCTCCACGTCCCATGTGGTGCGCAGGCTCGCGGCATTGGCGAGGCCGGTGGCGGACGCGACCTTCACCGGCGCGGCGTTGGCGATCTTGTCGTTGAGCTTGGCGTCGCGCTCGGCGTCGCGCTGCTGCTGCTCGGCGATGATGCGTTCCGAGGGCGTGGTCGCGGCGGCGGCGGCGGCGGCGGCGGCAGCGGCCTTCTCGCGCGCTTCCTCTGCAACCTTGGCGGCGGCTTCCTGTTCGCGCTGCTGCTGCGCCCGGATTTCGTCAAGGTATGCCTTGAGCTTCGGTTCGGCTTCCTTGACCACGTCCGAGATCATCATCTTGATCGACGACCAGTCTTCGTCGACCCGTTCGCACGCGGCGAGATACGGCGCCTTCTCGATCTTGCGTTCGCTTTCCGCCTCCGACAGCAGCTTCTTCGCGCCGGCGATGAAGTCGCGGCAGCGCTCGGCGGTGTCGGCGTCCAGCTTCGGTCGCGTGTGCCAGATGTCGATCCCTTTCAGGAACGCATGCACGCGCGCAATGAAATCGGTGCGCTTCATGGCGAACTTCTCACGGATCCCGACGTCGTCGATCACGTTGGGTTGTTCGCCGCTGTTGTGGCCGAAGCCTCCCGTGGCGGCGGGGACGGCAGGCAGGACGGGCTCGGAGGAAAGGGTCATGGCGGGGTTCCTTGTGTGTGGCGGTGTGGTGGCGGTGGTGGTGAGGATGGACGGCTAGACGATCACTTCGCGCGAGAGGTCGCGCACCTTCGGCATGCGTGTGAGCCGGGCGTGTTCGGCTTCACTGATGGGCGTCTCGCAGATGTAGGCCCAGAGCTCGTAGGCATCGCGCGCGAGCCCGTCGAAGACAGCGACGAAGCGCTCGTCAGCGATGAGCTCGCCGGTCTCCGGGTCGATCTCCTGCGCCAGATCGATCGACACCGGCACGCGCCGACCGGCCGATTTGCCTTCGAACAAACCGCAGCGCGGTTCGTCGACGAGCGCATCGAGATCGGGAACGCCAGCGATGCGCTGGCGCCACCAGTCCCACGCCGCAACACGGTCGGTCGGAGTGCGCATGTGCTCACGCCTTGCCGTGTTCGAACTGGCGACGCGCGAGCGCGGCGCACGACGATGGCGCAGCGTCGGTCGGCATATCGGTCGGCGACCGGGGCGCGCCGGGTGCGATGATGGGCGGGATGATCGGCGCGATGGCGACCGGCGGGCGCAGATGCGCGAGCGCACCGGCGACGGCGGCGCCTGCCGGCGTCCACGCGTCGCCGCGTGCGTAGGATGGCGCGGGGTTGGGCGCAGGGTTGGGGGTGCGGGTATCGCGGCTCATGCGACATCTCCCGCTTCTTCGGCGCCCAGCGTCGGGTCGACGATCTTCTCGATGCGCACCGCCGACGTTTCGAAGATGGCGATGCTGCGCCGGATCATGGCGACGTCGTCGGCGTTGAGCATGAAGCCCGACATCGACAGACGCTGCAGCGCACTGCCGGCGGCGGACGCCGCCAGCTGCAGATCCGCCGCCGCGCAATACGCTTCGTCGAAGCGGATGCGCGCGCGATCCCAATTCAGCACGCCGTCGCGCGCGTCGTCCTCGGCGGTGCGCTGCGCCGTCGCGGCGGGCGCATCGGGTGCGGTGGCGGACGCGGCGCGTTGCGCGCGGGCGCCGGCGAAGCAGATCAGTTGGCCGTTCATCGCTCGTCCCTCCGATCGGGACGTGCGCAGTTCTGCGCATGCGCGATGACAGCGGGGGCGGCGGTTTCGATGGTGTCGGCGAAGGACGTGAGGTCCTGCCCTTGCGCATCGAAATCCGCGAGCATGTCGGCAGCGCCTTCGACCCCGTGACCGATGGCGACTTCCAGCGCTTCACGGGCGCTGGCGATCGAGCCCCGCAAGAGCGAGGCGGCGACCAGCAGATCCTGCTTCGGCGACCACGCACGCGGATCGCGGCGCAGCGTCGGCGCCGCGGGGGATGGGTTGAAGGGGGGCGCGAGGGTCGGTCGCGTGACCGCCGGGATGACCGCTGGGCGGTCGGGCGTGGTGGTAAGCATGTGGTGGATGCTCCTGCGCTCCGTGCAAAATGCTCCGTGCGTAGGCTGAAACTATGGGGGATTCTTCCCTCATGCAAGCGGAATGAGCGATAAATGCCTCACACGGGCGCATATTTTTGCGCCCGTCACGCATGCTGGCGTCGGTATGTCACGGGCGATGCGGGCAGAGAGGGCGCGATTGAGGCAGACGGACGCTTGGCGGGCGGGCGCAGCGCCAGGCTAAAGAGGTCAGCCGCCGATCCGGACGCGGCGCTTGAAGACCTTCTGCATCCAGGCGACCAGGCCAACGATGCGGGGCGCGTCCGGGAGATCGGTGATGGCCCAGAGATCGTTGTCGTCGGGCGCGTCTATGCCGGGCGGGGCAAGGACCCACCGCCCGCTCAGGCGCTTGACCTGCCGGATGGTGGTTTCGACCATGTCGTGGCGCTCGCGCTCGACCACGACGAAATCGTCTTCGGCGACGTCGTCCTTTGCGGCCGGCTCGACAACGACATGGGTTCCATCCGGGAACACATGACCGACGCCAAACACTTGCAATGCATAGAGCAAATGATGTGGATAACCCGGCAGCGGGACCGCCAGAATGAAGTCAGTCGCGGGGGAAAGTTCCCCCGAAGCCCGCTTCTCGCGCGGAGCCCATCGACCAGCCTCTGCGCGTCCGACCACTGGAATCTCCAACAACGTCATGATGTTGGGCGGCGAACCGGGATGATTGGCTGCATCTGGATCAACACCCAGTAACCAATGTGGGTCCTTTTCTAACGCAAGGGCAAGCAGAACGAGGTTTTCGCCGCGGATCGACGTCTTTTTTCCGTTCGTGATGTCGCGCACAAATTCGAGGGAGACGCCGGGCACGCCGGCTTTTTCGGCATGGTCGATCATCCGCTGCGAGGCTTCGCGGCGGGAAAGTCTCAGTTCTTTCAGGCGCGCCATCACGCGATCCGCCAGGGTCATGGTGTCCGGTTTTGCCATCAAGCCGCGCCGGGGGATGGCGCGCACGCCCCACTCTTTCGATAGAAGCGTTGGCGGACAACGGGCATGTTTGCCCGAGCGGGTCTGGACTCGCGGGGCAAAAATCCCCTATGAGTCGGGCATGGAATCATCCGCCGAGTCCTCACCCCAATCCGACCGACCCAAATCACGCCGCCGCGCGCAACGTGCAGAAAGCGGCGCGCGCCGCAAGCCCGGCGCGGCGACACCAGGCGCTTCCCCCTCGGCGGTCGCGGGCGCAGCACCGGCGAGCCGTACGCCAGACGAGCTCGACCGGTTCATTGCCGATATCTCCGCATTTCAACTCGCGTCCAAGATGGCCGACCAGAAACTCAGCATCGAACTCTTCGGCAAAGGCACGAAGCTACGGGATCTCCGCAACGGCTGGGACGGATTGCTCTACGGCAATTTCCGTCGCGCGCGCGTCCGGCTTGTGGAGCTCAAGCGCGAGCACATGCGCAACAAGGTTTCTTATCGCGTGATGCGCGGTCGGTACGGGGCGGCGTCGGCGCCGCCGGCGACGCCTGACCAGCAAACAACGAAATCAAACTAGGCGGCGCAGCCGCAGGGGTGTCTCCGAGGACATCGGGAACCGGGACTCGGGAACAGAACATGAGTGCAGTCCATCATCATCGTCTTTGCGCCGTCGTGCGCCCGCATTCGAATTGAGGCGCGGGAATGGCAGGGGCAGCAGCAAAGACCAAGCCGCGCGGGGCGTCGCCCAAAGCGCGCGCGAAGGCGCCGTCAAAGGGCAAGCATCGCGGCTTTGCGATGGGCGTGCCGCGTTCGTCAACAAAGAAGCGCGACCCGCTTGAGCTCTACGAGTCGCCGGAGTGCGCGACGCGCGCGCTTGTGCATCACGAGCCGCTTGTCGCTGGCGTGATCTGGGAGCCGTGCTGCGGTCGCGGCGCGATCTCGCGCGTGCTCGAGCGGGCGGGTCTTGCGGTTGTGTCGACCGACATTCTCGACCGGGGCTACGGGCGCGGCGGCGTCGACTTCTTCAACATGACCGAGGCGCCTTACGGGTGTCAGGTCATCGTCACCAATCCGCCTTACGGCAAGGCGGACGCCTTCATCCGTCACGGCCTGACGCTGGCGCCGACCGTGCTCGTGCTGTTGCGGTGGCAGTATGCGGAGGGTGAGAACAAGGCCGACGTGATCGACCGCCATCTCGAACATGCGTGGCTCGGCCGCGAGCGGTTGCCGATGATGCACCGCGACGGCTGGGAGGGAAAGAAGCTCAAGAAAACGGCGACCGCGTTCGCGTGGTTCCGCTTCGCGCGCGCGCCCGCCATGCCTGGCACGTTCACCACGACGCGCATATCCTGGGAGGATGGCGCCGAGCGGTTGCCGACCCCGATTCCGTTCGTGCGCAATCAGCAGATCGATCTCGAGGAAGCCATTCGCGGGGACCGCGTGTGATGAAGGTCGATCCCAAACCACGTCTGCCCTCCCGCCTGACAGCGGCAGAGTACCGCGCGATCCACGGGCTTGGTCCTGTGGCGTCGGTGAAGTCCGCGACACAGGCGCCGGCAGGGGGCGCAGCGCCGGGCAAGCCAGCGGGCAAGGCGAAGGCCAAGTCGCGCGCGCTCCCGATCGACCAGCAAGAGCATGCGATCCAGGTGCGCGTGGTCACGTTTCTGCGCGAGGCGTTGCCGCCGGCGATCGCATGGAGCGCGTTTCCCAACGGCGGTTTCCGTCACCCGCGCACCGCGCGGACACTGGCCGAGGAAGGGGTGGTCAGCGGGCCGCTGGATCTCGTCTTCGTCGTGCCGTCGTCTGTCGTGGCGCATGGCTTCACGGGCTGGATCGAGATGAAGACGATCTACGGCGTGATGTCGGACACCCAAAAGGATTGGGCGGCGACCGTCGACCAGACGCGGGACGGGCGCTGGGCGCTGGCGCGGTCGGTCGAGGACGTCGAGCGCATCCTGATCGGTTGGGGAATCACGCTGCGCGTCCACACTTCGGCGGACGTCGCGATCTCACAGGGAGGGGTGTGAAGAGGCCAAAAAGGTGCGGGGCGGAGCCACCACAGCCACCGCCCCGCGATTTACCGCCGATTGTTCGCCACCACAGCGAAGGCTCCAAATAGTCAGGAACCCATCTACGATGACACTGCATATAGTCGATCCGCACCGGGCATGCAAGACGCCCGTGCGCCCTTCGTTCCCCGCTGACACACCGGCTTACCCACAGGTTGAACCCTTCGGGCGGGTGGCGCCATGAACTTCGCTGGCAAGCCTCCCGTACCCGCCGGCGCGGGTCCCGAAGGCGGTCCGTTCGCGGCGCTTCCGGCCGCGCCGCACAACCTCGAAGCAGAGCAGGCGCTGCTCGGCGCGATCCTGTTCGACAACCAGATGTTCTTCCGTCTGCCCGAAATGCAGGGGCGGCAGTTCTACGATCCGGTGCACGGTCGCATCTTCGACGTGATGGCAGGCCGCATCCGAGCGGGAAAGCTCGCTGACGGCCTGACCATGCGCGAGTGGTTCGCGACCGAAGGCGGCGGCCTGGCCGAGATCGGCGGCGCGGGATACCTGCTCGTACTGATGGAGAACGCGGCGCGGTTGACGTCGCAGGCGAAAGACTACGCCGACCTCATTATCGATCTGTGCGTGCGTCGCGACGTTATCGCGGTGCTGCGTGATGGCGAGCAACTCGTGACCGAAGGCGACGCCGACGGCATGTTGTCGGCGCCCGAGATCCTCGCGCAGATCGAAGCGGACCTGCGCGCCATCGACACGGGCGACGCGACCGGCGGCAAGACCCTGGCCGAAGCAGGCGCATCGCTGATCGTCGAACTCGAGAACCCAAAGCGCGGCTTGAAGACCGGCCTGAAAAAGATCGACAAGCGCATCGGCGGTCTGTTCCCGCAGGACCTCATCATCATCGCGGGACGTCCCGGCATGGGGAAGTCCCTTCTCGCGGCCAACATCGCGCGCAACGTGGCGCGCGACCATCTCATCAACGACGAGATCGTGAAGGGCGCCAAGGTGCACTTCGCGTCTTACGAGATGAGCGCGGAATCACTCGCAGCGCGGTCGCTGTCTGACCACGCCTATCGCAGCGGCGGCGATGCGTTCGCCTATTCGGAGCTCCGGCAGGACCCCGAAAAGCGCACGATCGATCTCGACCGGTTGCGGCGTCTGCAGGCGGGCTTGTCGAAGAACCTCATAATCGACGATTGCGCGGCGCAGACCATCGGCAAACTCGACGCGTCCGTGCGGCGCACGCGCCGGCGCCTTGGCGGGCTTGATCTCGTCATCGTCGATTACCTGCAGCTGATGGCGGCGATCTCGCGCGGCGGGCGCGTGGAGCAGATTACCGAGATCTCGCAGGGCTTGAAGGCCATGGCGAAGCGTCTCGATATCCCGGTCATCGCGCTGTCGCAGTTGAGCCGCGCGGTGGAAAGCCGCGACGACAAGCGTCCCATTCTCGCGGACCTGCGTGAATCCGGGTCGATCGAACAAGACGCCGATATCGTCATGTTCTGCTACCGCGAGGCCTACTACCTCAAGCAGCAAGAACCCCAGATGGAGACGACCAAGCCGCGCGACGGCATGTCGAAAGAGACGACCTACAACATCGACCACAGCGAGTGGTTTGACCGGTTACACAAGGTCGACTGGCAGATGGAAATCGGCGCCGCGAAGGTGCGTTCCGGCGAGACCGGCAGCGACATCATCAAGGCGATCATGAAATACGACGTCGCCGAGGACTGGCCGGAATGATGCGGGCCGTTCACTTGCGCGATCTTCTTTCGCCTCGCGTGCGCGATTCCGTGCGCGCTGGGAGTGGCGCCAGAACAGGCGCCGAACACGCGCAGCACGATCGCCGGCGCGTCCCAAGTCTTGCGCGGTGGCGGATGATCTTCGTCCGTTATCGCGTCCCACGGCGCTTGTGGACCGGGCGGGCGCGGATGCGACGACGACGATCACCACGACCTTGAGCCGACCGATGCTTTCAACTTCCACCATCAACGCCACCATCAACGCCACCACCACCACCACCACCGCCGCCGGAGCCACCACGCCATGAGTTTGCAGGCCGTCGCCTTCGCCCTTGATTTCCCGCCCGATGATCCGCTCGCCAAGCTGGTGCTGATCGGGCTTGCCGAATACGCCGACCCGTCGGGTGTCGCTGACATCGACGAAGCGTATCTGCGCGCGTTCTCCGGTCTCGATGCGACCGGTCTCGATCGCGCCTTCGCACATCTGCGCCAGTGCGGCGTCGTGCGTGGCGGCGCGTCCACCGTGACCATCGTCGGCGTGATCGACGAAACACCGGTGGGAGCAGCGGCATGAGCGTGAAGGCAAACGCGTGGGCCAAGGCCCAGGTCGACCTTGCGTGCGCCCCGTACCGGGTGCTTGGCGCGCTCGCCGACCACATCAACAAGGATCACCAGTTCTGCTGGCCCCGCATCGAGACGCTCGCGATCGCGACTGGCAAGAGCGAACGCACCGTCAAGGCCGCGATCCGCGATCTGCAGGACCGCGGGCTCGTGCTCGTGGCGCCGGGACCGGGCGCGGGCCGTGGCAAGGGGCGCGGCGCGTCACGCTACTACCTCGCCTGCTGCCCCAAGACCGGCGGCGCGCGTGCGCTTCCCGAGATCGCGGCGGCGCGCGCCGCAAGCCGTCGCCTGCCCGCGAAGGGCATGGCGGAAAACGGGGCCGATCTTGGCTTTACAGAGTGCGATCCGCTGCACCCTGTAACGGGCGATCCGGCGCTTACAGGGTGCAATCCCGCGTCGTTACAGGGTGCGAAATCGGGCGCCCCCCTTATAGAAGAACCGGAAAGTGAACCGGAAAGAGAGAATCCTGACGGATTCTCTCTCACCCCTCCGGCTCCTGCGGACCCGGTCGGGGCGACCGATCGTTCGAAGGGATCTTCGGGTTCGGGAACCATCACCGGCGCCGACGTCGCGGCGGCGATCGAAGCCTACAGCGCCGCCGCTGCGTGGTCGGGCTGGACGGTCGCCAAGGGCCCGCACTCGAAGACCCGCCTCGCGGCGGTCAAGGCCCGCCTGCGCGACGTCGGGGTGGAGGGATGGGCGGCGCAGATCGCGCTCGCTGCCCGCCAGCCCCATCTCGGCGGCGACAACCTGCGCGGATGGCGCATGGCGCTCGACTGGTTCGTGACGTCCGGCAACTGGACGAAGGTCGCCGAAGGCCAGTACCTGCCGCCCGACTCGCGCAACGTGGCTTCGCCGGTCGCGCCTCTCGAAGACTACTCGACCGAGGCTGGACTCGCGAAGCTCTTCACCGTGGGCCACAAGGTCACGCCCGCGACGCCGCACGCGTTTGCGTGCCGCTACCGCTGGATGGTCGGCTCGTGGCCGAAAGAGTTCGAGGACAAGGCGTTTCTCGACACGATCCCGAAGGCGATGGTGCGCGCACTCAACGCGGCGTTGCGCATCAAGGAACAATCCAAGGGCGGACCCGCGCGATGAGCAGTGCACGCCACCCGCCAACCGGCCACCAGATCGAAGCGCTCACGCACGGCCTGCCGGGCTTGCGTAGCGGGCACACGCGCACATCTGGCGAACGCACCGTGACGGTGAACGCGGCCGTCTCCCCCGCCATGCGCGACGAGCTCATGGCAGCGTGCCGCGCCGAAGGGTCGTCGTTCAACCGCGTGTTCGCGCGCATCATGCTCGCGTTCACGATCGCGCTGCGCAATGGCAAGACTCCATCGCAGATCATCGTCGCGATCGACCGCGCGATCTCGGTCGCTGGCGCGCCGGATCTCGTGCGCGATGATGGACCCGCGGCGGACATCGACCGCGCGCCAGGCGCAGCGTCGACCGATGGAACCGGCGACACAAGACGGGCAGGGCATACATGCCCGGAGTTAATTGAGCATACGGAAACCCGACGCGCCTGAGTGTGGTGATCCGCCATGACCACCACACGCAAGCGCCCCTCAACCAAGCATGTGCTGCCGCCGCTTGCGGTGGCGACGGGCGCCTTGCTCAAGGCCTTCTTCGGCGGCGCGCCGGGCCAGATCTTTTCGAAAAAGAAGGGCTCGCCGAAACACGCGTTCTTCCGGCAGTGGGCGATCTACGCCATCCACGTCGAAGGCAATATCGACGAAGCCGGCACCGCCGAGATCATGCAGCGCGACCGGTCCACCGTGCGCTATGCGGCGCGCGCGTTCGAGGATGCGCGCGAAGATCCCGATATCGACGAAGCGCTGCGCGAGTTTGGTTCGGCGCTCGTCAAGCTATCGGTGATGTCGACGGCGTTCTCTGCAGCGACCGTCGACTTTGGCGATGCGACCGGTCGGCGCGACTGGATTCGCGGGCTCAAGGCGGCAGGCAAGGCGTTGCGCACGTTGAGCGAAGCGCCGCCCGAGGAAGTGCGCGCGCGGGGTCTCGATCCCAAAGAGGTCGAAGCGCTGCTCGAAAACGCGCAGATCAAGAAGCTGCTCAAGGGCGTGCGCTTCGCGCCACCGGAGTCGGCCGACGATCTCACGCCCTGGATCGAAGCGGGCAAGGTCGAGGATGGGCGGCGCACGCTGCGCATCGTCAACGTCATGGCGCGCGTGAAGGCTGACGTGCTGGCGGCGGGCAAGGCGGCGCTGATGTCCGCAGGCATGCGCATCGTCTTCGCCGACGTCATGCGCGGCCCCGGCGGGCGCAACGTCGTTCTGTTCAAGGTGGCAAATGTAGGGGCTGAAAACACCGCCACTCCCAAGATGTCGGCACTGCCGCATAAATCTGATCCCAAGGGCCGCTGAAATGCGGACGCTGGAGCGGGACATGACCGGCATCGACCCGAACTTGGTCACCATCTTTGCGGTGTTCGTGACTTGGGGCCTCACCCGTATGGACAAGGGCAGCGACAAGCTGAGCGCGTCGCAAAACGCGATCGGCGCGCTGACGACAAAGGTCGACGGTCTGCATGACCAGCTGACTGTCGCACTTGCCGACACCAAGAAAATCTCCGGCATCGAGCAGCGGGTCGAGACACTCGAGACGGCGAACAAGGAAAACACCGCGACGTCCAAGGCGGTTGGCGCGCTCGAGGCGGAAGTGAAACACATTCGCGAGCAGATGGATCGCATCGCCGAGAACATGACAGCGGCAGTCGATCGCGTGTCGACCCAACTGGCGGACTTCGTGAAGATGACGTTCGCCGCTGCCCAAGCCGCAGCGGCGAACCCGAACAACAATTCGCCCTTCGCGACCGTGTTCGCCGGCGTAACTCCGGCGCCGCCGCCGCAGCCAGCGGCCGCGAAACGCGCGCCGCGCGCGGCGAATGCGAAGCCCAAGCCGAAGCCCGCGCCCCAGAGTGTGCGCGGGAGCGCGCCGTCGAAGGCGCCCAAGCCCGCAGCGCGCGGGCGCTGACGCACCATGACCAAGCGCAAACACCCCTTCAATCCGACAGCGGAGCGCCGTGAAGACGAGCTTCTGCTCGACGGGCTTCACTGCTATGACAACGAAGGCTGGTCGGCCGACGACGTCGCCAAGGCGCTCGGCAAGACCCGGTCATGGTGGATCGGTCGCCTGCGCCGGATCCATGAGGATCTCGCCGTCTCCGAAGGCTTACCGAAGCACGCGTATCGCCGGCGCGCGGAACCTACACTCCAAGGCGCCCACTAGCATGGCGCGCCAGCGGTCATCATCATCGCCGCGGGGTCGTCGCATGCCGACCGATCCTGCCGTCGCTGCAGCAGCGCGGCGCGCCGAGCAACGCGCAGCCGAAAGCGATCCCGCGCGCTGGGGTGAAGCGCCCGCAACCGCGACCGATCTCAAGCGCATGTCTTCGACCGGCGTGCGCTATCGTCTCGATCAACGCGGGCGCGTGGCGAGCGCGGTGCGGTCGGACGTCTTCGGTCGCTTGGCGGACAAGGGCGCACTCACCATTCCCGAGGCGCAGGCGATCCGACGTCTCGAGGAAGACTTCGCACTGCGCGCGCGCATCGGCGCGAAATCCTATTCCGTCGAACAGGTGGATCGCAGCGATGGTTCTGCAGCGGTTGGCGTAACCGATGGCATGATCGACGCCGGCGATCGCGTTGTCGAGGCGTTGAGCACGGTGGGCCCGTTGTTCGCGCGTCTGCTTGTCGAACTTCTCGAGCGCCCCCTTCTCTCGGGGAAGGCCATCGAATGGCGCGAGATCGTCGCCAGCGTGAGCGGCGAGACGCGCAAAGAGGGGCAGTCTTGCGTCGTGCGCATGGCGGCGAAGTCGCTCGCCGAAGTGTACGACACGATCGACCATCGCGAGCGCCAGAGGAAGCGGCGCGGCGTTGGCGTACAGCATGATCTCGCGGCCAAACCGCAACACGTCGAAGGCGAGCGCGTGCGACTGCGCGCCTGAGCGCGCTGGATCTACACACTGACCGGCACACGGAGACCAACATGCACACCGCGACTGCTCTTGCCGAACTTCCCCCGCGCGCGCCGTCGAACGGTCGAGGCCTCGCGCTAGCGCCGCGCCCGCCGGCGGCGCGCACGTTCACGATCGAAGCGACACCGGACGGATGGGTGCGCGTGCAACTCGCGGTGCGCGGCCAGGTGCTCAAGGCGGCGCGTGCCCTGACCATGTTCGGCGTTTCGCTGTCGGTGCCGGAGATGTCGGCGCGCCTGATCGGCGAGCTTGAGCAGCAGGCGCGCGACGGCGGCTTGCTCGACTAGCGGCGTCGCACAAGCCGCAAACCCCAACACCACAAGCCAGAAAACCAAGGGAGAAGAGCATGCACCCCACCGAGATCGATCACGCACTCGACCGCGGCATGGTGCGGGCCATCGCGTCTTATGTCGCCGGCGCAGCAATGTGCGCGGTGCTCGTCGGATGGTGCGCGACGCTCTTCGAATATGACGGCGCGCGCACCGGCATGCTTGCGTTTCTGGTGTGCGGCATCGGCGGCGGTACAGCGTTCATCGCGGGCTACGGCCGCGCCGCGCGTGAAATCGGCAGGGCGGCGCAATCGTTCACGCGCGTTAACCGCTCGTCCACCAATCGCTCTGCATAAAGGCATCATGCGCAGCGTGCGACCGGGGCCGGAGGCCTTCTCGGAGCGCCAAACAACCGACGCGACGCGCGCGCCACAAGCACTATTCCAATCCTAAAGGGCCGGTCTGATACTCCTCGCGAGGGACTCAGCACGCTAGGCGGATGACGGCGCTTCGGCGCCGAGCATAGCAGATACGCTCTGCCGGCCAACAGCACTCCCGACCATCCGGTCCAGCGCGGGCGCCCATGGCGCCGGACCCCATGAGAGTGCTCGCGTGAGCGTCGGCGTTCGCGTCGTGCCCGCGCACCCCCAAGGCCTTGTCGGGCGGCTGCGGGGACCATTTCAGGGGGCGGCGATGGACGCGACGGCGCGCATGAACACGCGTCCGCGTCCTGTCGCGCGCGACATCGATGGCCGCGCGCTCTACACCAACGATCTGCCGACCGACCCGATGCGGCGACGCGCGTGCAACTTCGCAATCGACGGCGTCGCATGCGCGGTGACGCCCACCGGCGCGCTCATCACCATCCAGGATCTCCCGGCGCCGGGCGCCGATGTGCGCTGGGTGGCGCGGCGCAAGCTCTGGCTGCTCACGGCGATCGGCGCAGGGCTGATCGGCGAGCGCGAGGCGTGCCGTCGCTACGCCCTCTCGAGCGAAGAGATCGACCTGTGGCGCGCTGACGTCGACCGCGCGGGCAAGGCGGGCCTTGGACAGCGCAGCTGGCTTGCCGCGCGGCGAGAGCAGCAGGCCGCTGACAAGGGTCCGGCGCGTTAACTTCCCTCCATTGTTTCACGGCAAACGAGCAAGCGTGCTCGATCGGGAGCCTTCCATGCAACGCCAGATCTACGGCTACACGCTGCCCGACACGCCCGCCGAGGGGTATGTGGGCTATCTCATGGCGTTCCAGGACGAAGAGACGGTCGAGGTCGTCATCCGTCCCGACGGCGAGCCGATGGGGCGCGAGACCGCGATCCGGATCCCCGCTGCAGCGGCGCAGCGCATCGCCCGGGCGATCATGGCGGTCTATCCCGAGGCGCGCGCCGAGCCGGTGAGCGCGACCGACGCCGCGTTCAAGCCCAGCGACACGCCGCTTGCGGGCGCGACGCCCTTCCTGCCGCCGCAGCTGACGCCCGGCGCGCTGCGTGTGGCGATCGATCTTGGGCGCGGTCCCGTGCTGGTGTCGATACCCCCGATGACGCCCCCGGTGACGCCTTCTGCGGCGAACGTGCGGTGAGCAGCGTGCGCGTCCTGCGCCATGGGGCCGAGCGCGAGCCGGTGCTGGTGATCGACGGGGCGATTCCCTACGCCGATGAAGCGATCGGCCAGGCGACCCGCGCGACCTTCCGACCGATCGGCGCGCACTTTCCGGGCGTGCGGTGCGAGGTTCCGGCCGCGACGACCGATCTGATGGTCGCGGTGATGGGCGATGCGATCGCGCAGACGTTCAGCCTGCCCCGCCGACCGACCGTCATCGAGGCGTTCTATTCGCTCATCACCACACCGCCGGGAGATCTCGAGCCTGTGCAGCGCGCGCCGCACGCCGACAGCACGGACCCAGACTACATCGCCATGATCGTCTATCTGTCACGCGGCCAGCATGGCGGTACGTCGTTTTACCGCCACCGCCCGACCGGCGTGGAGACCGTGCGCGAGGCGAACGGCCCGCGCTACTATCGACAGCTGCGCAAGGGCATGAAGGCGCATGTGGCGGCGACCAGCGGCTACATTTGCGGCGACGGGCCCATCTTCGAGCGCATCGCGCAGCACGGCTTCGTCTTCAACCGCGCGATCGTCTATCGCGGCCGCTGCCTGCACAGCGCGGACATGGCGCCGGGCGCGTGCCTCTCGTCCGACCCCGCCAAGGGCCGGCTCACGCTCACCGCGTTCCTGCGTCCCGAACCTGCTGATCGTGCGCGTGCAGATCGCAGCGCCGACCGCGCGCACGCCTGACACCGACCGGAGGCCCCATGGCCCGCCATGAGTATCCCCGCGTCGTGTCGCAGGTGAGCGTCAGCGCGCAACCGGGCGGCGACGATTTTCTGCTGCAGGCGAGGTCGCATCTCGACGACGACCAAATGCAGGCGATCGCCACCGGTCGGATCCTCCAACCCGGCAACGCTACGGCGGACTATGCGCCATGTCCGCTGACGGCGGTGAAGGTGCTCGCGCTGCGGGGCGTGAGGTTCAAGCCCGTGCGTGGCGAGATCGACCCGGCGCCGTGGCGGCCCTTCCGGGTGCGGGGCAATCCGAGCCAGCGGCTGAACCGCGAGGACTTGGCGGATTTCAGTGACGCCGACGACCGGCGAGCGCTTTCGAGGGGGATGCTTCCATGAGTGAGACCAACACTGGCGCGCGCCCATGGTCGCGACGCCTGTCAGCCGAGGAACTGATCGCGTGGGTGCTGACACTGATGCTCGGTGCGATCGGCATGGCGTGCATCGCCGCGAGCCTGCAGGCGGCCGGGCTGTGAGCGTCGCTCTAAGAACGGGAACCCGGCCCGTGCGACCGCGACCTGCGCTTCTGGCGTCGACCGCGGCGGGCCGTCTGGATCTAGGCGCGTTCCGCCAGGGATGGATGCGGCCCGCGAATTGGGACATCGCCCACTGGTTCACGCGCGCCTCTCCGACCGGCGGCTGGCAGACCGCGTGCGGGCGATCGGTCGCGCGCCTGTTCCGCGATCACGCCGGCGAGGTCGGCTATCCCGCCGCCGGTCATCCGACCTGCCGCAAGTGCGCCGCGTCCCTGCGCTGATCCCGCGCCCCGCCGTTGGCGCATCCCCGCCGGGGCCGAACGCCTGAGCGCTGAACCTTCAAGGAAGGGAGATGCGCGCGCTTCACGGGTGCGCGCCATCGTGCGGGCGACTGTGCGTGTGATCGGGGAGAGAGACACGAACGCGGGTGTGCGGTCGACGTGCGTGTGCTTGCGACCGGTAGAGGTTGAAGGGCGTGTGCGTTCGAGGGGGCGTCAACCGGGAGCGGTCGGGCCAGTAGGGGTGCGATCAAGGGGGCGACCGGCGTACCGATTTCTGCACTTTCCATGCGACCGGCCGGCCAGCGTCGCGACCGTCAACGACCGTGGCAAACCGCCTGACAAAAACTCGCAGCGGTCGAGAGGCCTCAAGGCCATGGGGCCCATCGTTCCGGCAGGCCACACCGCGCAGATAATCGCGACTTAGACTCTGCGCGCTTTGCAGGCGACTCGCGCGCGAAACTGCCCCTCTTACCGAAAACTGCCCCGCCAGCGGCCACAGACGGGCCCACAGCGCGTCCGTCGATCCCGCCGCAGCACGGGGGCGGACGCATCCACCACGCACCACGGAGTCACCCATGCCTTCTCTCGCAACCTCTGGCGTCGCCGCGCTCGAGCGTGGAACCAAGCCGCGCGCGCTCGGCAAGGGGCTTGCGGCCCTCATGGGTCTGGATGCCGAGACCCTGCAGCCAGCGACGGCGGAACCCGAGGCGGCGTCGCCGGGGCTGATGGGCGACCGGGCGACCCTCCCGCGCCGGCCGTTCGATCCCGTGGCGCTGGAACTCGCGCTCGCGCTGATGACCGTGATCCATGAGCAGGGCAAGCGCTATGCGGCGGTGAACGCCAAGCTCCGCGAGATCGGCGGGGACTTCGCGCCGCAGGTCGGCGAGATGGACGAGACGGTGTCGGCGGCGACCTTCGCGCTCATCAACCGCGTGATCGGGCCAGAGCCGAACAGCGACATGGGCACCTATCTCGCGCACGAGTGCTTCATGGGTGAGACGTTCGGCGGGCGGATGGAGACGCGCGAGTTCCATATCACCAACGCCGATGGGTCCGAGGGGCGGTTTCCCATGGGGTCGGTCGACGACCTGCGGACATACGTTCTGGCGATGGAAGCCGAGCACACGTCATGACCGGGCCGCGCATCCTTCTCATCGCGCGGTCGGAAGCGATGGCGTTCGCGCTGCGTCGCCACTTCGATCCTGACCATGTGATCTGCTCGACCTATCGCCGACAATGTGGCTGGCGCGGCATCACGGCCATCTGGGCGGAACAGCCGCACGACGAACAGGAGCGGCGCGCCCTCGTCGAGTGGGCGCCGACGCGCTTTGGGCCGGACGGCGGGCCGATCGTGCTCGTGGAGCAGGGCGCGCTCTGGGATCTCGACCTGCCGCTGCGCCGGCGCGTGACGCTTGGGCCGGGTGCGCAGACATGACCGGCATCGAGATCGACCGCGAGCGCGCGGCATTGTCGGTCGGCGAGATCTACGCGCTCACCTGCGATGGTGACTTCACGCTAGGCGATGAAGTGATGACGCTTGAGGCGAAGGGGCTCGTGATCTTCGACCGCACCGACGACGATGTGTGGCCGTTCACCCACACGGCGCGCGGTCGTGAGATCGCGAGGGCGATTCCCGAGAGTGAGCGGCTGGCGGCGGCGCAGGCGTACCGGATGGGAACTCAGCCATGAGCGAACAAACCTTCTACACGCGACCGCGCACGCGCAAGCCGATCAACTTCGCGCTGCGCTTTGTGGTGCTCGCCATGCTGTTGAGCGGGCCCCAGACAGCGGCGACCATGGCGCGCGCGACCGGCGTGACCGAGCCCTATATCGGCGCGCTGCTGCGCCAGTACCGCCACCACGGCGCCGTGCGCGTCGCTTGGGTCGATCGCCTCGACGTGCGCGCCGGGCGGCGCGTGTGGGTGCTCGCGACCGATCTCATCGCCAACAACGGAGGCGCGCCATGATCGCACCGCAAGACTACGACGCTGCACCGACCGCGCGCGGCGTGGAGATGGCGCAGCCCGTGGTCGGCGAGATCCTCGCCGCGTTCACTCAGGTTGAAATCGCGACCATCCTCGGCCGCATCCGCTTTCCGGTGCGTGCGCACTTCGACGCCATGTGCCGGCTCGAGGAAGACGGCTTCATCGACATCGACCGGGGATGCGAGAGCATGTGGCGCACGACGCTCACGCCGATGGGCGCTGCGCTCCGCAACGACATTCCCCAACTCGTCGCCGACACCATCGGCATGACGCCGCACTGAGCAGCGCGTGCGACGCAACACGCACACCACAACCAGCCACACCACAACCAGAAGGGAGACGGTCATGGAGCCGACGACGGTTCACGGCATCTTGCGCGCGGTCGGCGCGGCGATCGGCGCGGGCGCGATCACGACGGCGGCAGTCGCGGCGACCTTCACCGACGGCGCGTTCTGGCCCTGGCTCCCGATCGCGTGCACCGTGACGGTGCTCGGCGGCGAGCTCCTGAGTGGCGCGGCGGCGGTGATGGCGTGGCGTCTGGTCTGCACCGTCCTGCTCGGCCTTGCGCTCGGGACCGTGCTCTATGGCGTGTCGCTGGTGGCGGGGCGGGGCGTCGCCGATGCGATCGCGGTGGCGATCCTTGCGGTGGTGGCGCTGCGGCTTCTTTCAGCGGTGCGCGTGCACGGACGCCGGCTGGCGCTGTTAGAATTCAACTCTGCGCACTTCGGCGCCGCCAACCGCGATCTGTGGCCGATGCACGGCCCGCAGGATCACGGACCCGAGGCATGGCGGTGGTGGGCGCTCGCTGCGTTCCACTTCGCCGAGTGCAACCCGAACATTCCGGTCGACTACAAGACGCACCGGACGTGGCGGCTCTGGATCTATGTGCGCGGACACGGCGCCGTCCATATCGACGCCCATCTGATGCGCTGGGCTTTCCTGCGCGGCGGGCAGCGCGTGGGGCAGGTGATCTAAACGCTCTTCACGCGCGCCGCGAATCGAGGCAAAAATGCCTCACGCGGGGTTGATTTAGCGGTCCGGTGTCCAACCAGACTGTCCGGGGTGAGACTCCTCGGCCCCGCTCCAACTTTTGATCCGTGTTCTCCCCGAAACGTCAGTGTTGGGAGCCCCGCCGACCTTGATCCATGGGATCGGTCGGCGGGGTTTCGCTTTCTGTGAGAGCCCGGCGTGGCGCGAGCGACTAATCGGTGCGCGGTGGCGGTTGGCTCAACTGCCGGACTTGTAAGACCTCGCATCGGCCGCACCGGGTTTTTACCGGCACCAGTAAAAAGGCCACCACACATGAACAAGAACACCACAGCAAACCCGTTCAAGGTAGGCGACATCGTCTGGCTGAACAGCGGTTCCCCCTCAATGACCGTTGTCGAGACGGCGGATGCGCTCTGCTACGTTGCATGGGTGAACGACGCCGGCGACAAGGTGCACGATGAGTTCGCGGCCGCGTGCTTGCGCAACTCTGATCCGTCCCGCGTGATGCGGCGGGCGGCGTGAGCGCGACCGAGATGGCGGGCGCAGCGAACCCGACCGCGCCGACCGATACCGCACCGCTTTGGCTCATCGGCCATCATGCGGCGATCGCCGATGCGATCGACAGCGTGCGTGCGCTCTACAAGATCCCGGTCAAGATCACGGTCGTCGTGCGCCACGTCGACGGCGAGCCGGGTGACGGCGCGGTGGTGGGCGATGATGACAGCGCGCTCGTGATCGCAACCATCCAGGCGCTGGAAGCGGCGGCGAAGGTGGCGCGGGAGTGGGACCCAAGCTGGGAAGACACTGATCCCGAGGCGGAAGGTTTCGAGTACTTCAACCCCGACACCGGCTGCCGGCTTTGAGGCGACCGCGCCGTCCGGCGTTCGCGTTCGCGGGGTCGTATGTCACGGCCTCTTCAAAGGCTCGACCATCCGCTTTTTCTAAGGAGCCCGACCATGCCTAACCCCACCCCCACAGACATAGAAGCGCTTGCTGATGCGCTGGACCTCATCGACGGCTGGGTGCTGTACGCTCAATGGGCCGACAACGTGACGGTCGAAGAGGCTAGTCGCTTGTGGGATGCAATGTCGCCCGCAGATCGCGGCGAATGGCATCGCTGCGCACTTCCGTTCGCAGAGCTTTCACAACGGGCCGCGACCGCTCTGCGCGAGCTAGAAGCGAAGCGGGTGATGGCGGTGGAGGCGCTGGGGCCGTTTGCGCAAGCGCCGCAGGACTACAGCAACGCAAGGGCATCCGACACGGAGCGTTACCCCGCGACGTTTGCGCTGACGTTTGGCGCAATCCGCCGCGCCGCCACCACGCACGCGGCCCTTGAGAAGATCGCTGAGAATGTAGGGAAGGGATGAGCGAGATCGAAGCATTTGCAGCGCGCCTCAATGGCCGCGAGTACCGCGACGAGATCGGCGTAGTGGAGGCCGCCGAGGCGAAGATTGCTGGTCTGCTTGTCTGCTTCGGCGCGTCCGACGGTCTCCTGGAATTTCGTGGCGTGCTCGATGATGAAGTCGGCGCGTGGGAAGGAACTGTCTGCCGCATATCGCGCGACCTCAAGGTGATCGAACAGCGCGATGATCACCGCGAGCTTGTCGCCGCCGGATGGTCGCCGCCGACTCCCGCCATCACGGTCAGGGCGGCATGGTGTCCCGAAGGCTTCGACGGCTCATGGCTCATTACCGCCGACGAGCCCTTCGCTCCATTCGACATCATGGAAGACGGCGAACTGTATTGCCGTGGCTGCGTCATTGACGCCCGCCGCGCAGCAGGAGGAACGCCATGAGCCGTGAGTCTATTGTGGAGGCGATGGTGCGGGCGATGTGCGCAGCCATAGAGCTACCCGAAAACGTTGAGCGCAATTTCTGGCTGTGGAAAAGCGACGCCAAAGCCGCCCTCACCGCCGTCGAAGCGCAAGGCTTCGTGCTCGTGCCGAAGGTGGCGACGGAGGATATGCTGTTCGCGATGGGCAAGCGGCGAACTTCCACATCCCGCGCGACGCAAATCGCGCCGTCGTCTTGACCGCCATGCTCGCCGCCTCCCCTTCGAAGGAGAGCGGGACGTGAGCGACGCCATGCGCTTCGGCTCTGTCTGCAGCGGCATCGAAGCTGCATCCGTGGCGTGGCGTCCGCTCGGCTGGAAAGGCGCGTTCGTGTCCGAGATCGACAAAGCCGCAAGCGCCGTGCTGGCGCACCATTATCCTGAGACGCCGAACCTTGGCGACATGACGAAGTGGAACACCTGGCCCGATGCAACTCTCGATGTTCTCATCGGAGGAACGCCCTGCCAGTCGTTCTCGCTCGCGGGACTGCGACGAGGACTCGACGATCCGCGCGGTGCTCTCATGCTCGTCTATGGAGCGATTGCTCGCCGCTATCGGCCCCGTTGGTTGGTTTGGGAGAACGTGCCCGGCGCGCTGTCAGCAGACGAAGGACGGGCGTTTGGAACCCTCGTCGGGATGCTGGCCGAACTCGGGTATGGGTTCGCCTACCGAGTTCTGGACGCTCAATACTTCGGTCTGGCCCAGCGACGCGAGCGTGTGTTCGTTGTCGGCTATCTTGGAGACTGGCGACCACCTGCAGCGGTACTTCTTGAGCGCGCAGGTCTGTCAAACGATCCTCGACCGCGCCGGGTCTTCGCTGCCGGCGAGATTGCGCAGGGCGGTGGAGGCGGGAGCCGCGAGGCGGTAGCCTTCAAGACATCGCACTACACGCGCGGCAAGGATGGCGCGCCCAGCGTGATCTTCCCGCCGTTGTCAGCGGACGCCGACCGCGGCGACCAAGAGGCGGTGCTCTTATGTCCCGGCGACGCGATCGCGTTCGCGCTGCGTGGTCGGGAGGGTGGCGTGGCGCCGGAGATCCACGGTGATGGCACGACCGTCGGCGCGCTGCGTTCTGCGAGCGGCGGGTCCAGCCGTGACTATCTCGCGATCGGCGACGTCGTGCGTCGCATCACGCCGCGCGAGGCAGAGCGGCTGCAGGGCTTCGAAGATGACTACACGCTCGTGCCCTTCGCGGGCGGGATGATGTCGGACAGCCAGCGCTACAAGCAGCTTGGCAACACGATCGCGGTGCCTGTGCTCGACTGGCTGGGGCGGCGCATCGATCGCGTCGAGGCAGAGATGGCGCGGATGCGCGTCGCCGCTTAGGCGCGGTCGGCGTTCTCCATGTCCTCCCAGCGGATGATGAAGCTGGTGAGCCATTGGCGCTGCTCGCGCGTGAACCACTCTGCGTGCAACACGAGCTCGTCGGCGCTCATGTCCCAGCCGGGCGGCACCTTCAACTGCGCGTTCTCCGCAAGCCAAGCGTCATACTCGGCGGTGAGCACGTCTCGCAGCGAGGGCGCTGCAACCTCAAGGTTCCCGCCCAGCGCAGTGATGCGGGTCGTCCAGCCAGTGAGGATCGCGGCGCCTGTGCGGCTCGCGCGATCTACGCCGCGCGCGATGGGTAGGGCGGATGCGCCGTCGCCGTCGAGAAGCGGCGTCATCATCTCTGCGATGGCGTCCATCACCACCGGGCCGACCGCGACTTCGTCCCAACCGTTCCAGCGTTGCCCGGTGGCGGTCCCGGCGAACAGCGTGTGATCGATGCCGAGCGCGCTATCAATGCGGAAGATGACTTCCGCGCCGGCGGCGTACGTCTTGGCTTCTGTGCTCATGTGTTCCTCCTACACCATCGACGGCGTGACTGCATGCGACCGCAGCGCGGTCTCGAGACGGGCCAGATCCTCGCGCATGACCGCGATGAGATCGGCAGCGGCCGTCGCCTTGCCGGGGTTCACTTGGCGCAGCGCGACGATCTCGTTGTTGACCGTGGACGCCCGCAGCAGCGCGGCGACGCCGGTGAGGCGTTTCTCGAACGAGCGCGCGCGGCGGCGATCGGCTTCCGAGACCGGGGGCGGGGCGTCAAGATCGAAGAACGATTGGTGCTCGGCTTCCTTGATCTGGATCGCGGCGTTGCGGAGCGCGTCATACGTCGCGCAGTCCCCGGCCTTGATACACCGGAACAGCGCATCCTGCCCGCCGGGCGACAGCTGCGCCATCTCGTAGGCCTGACTGTTCGAGAGCGATTTGCCACGGAGCAGCGTCTGGTACTCCGGGCGCAGCTTGAGCAGGCAGGTGCGTTCGGTGACGCGCCACGCCTGCTGCAGACCAAGGCGCTTGGCGAGCTCTTCGATCGTGAGGCCCATATCGAGGCAGCGTTGGTAGGCGACCGCCTCTTCCAGCGGCGAGACGTCCCGGCGCGCGGCGTTCTCAACGATGGCGCGCAGCATGACGTCGCGATCGGTCAGCACGCCTTCGACGCGGGCTTCGATCTCGGTGCGACCGAGAAGGCGATGGGCGCGAAACCTGCGTTCACCTGCCACGATCATGTAGCCCATGCGGACCTCGCCGACGGTGTCGGACGGCATCTCGCGCGGCGTGACGACGATGGGTTGCATCAAGCCCTGTTCCTCGATCGCATCCGCGAGCTCGCGCAGCGCGGTCCCGTCGAAGTGCTGGCGCGGTTGGTCGGGGTTGGCGAACACGTCGCACATGGGGACCATGCGGACGGGCGAGGGTGCGGCGGCGACTGGCGTGGTGGCGGTGGTCATCTGGTGGCTCCCGGTGGTGGCGGGCTAGAGGGGCGACTTGCGTCTAGGGCTATACTTGCGGACAGAACCCGCCGGCGCAAGGGCAAAATGCGATGCGCTGCAACGAAAAGCCGCCCGGCTTGGGAGCGGGGCGGCTTTCCTGCGTGATTGTGGCTGCGTTTGTCAGTCGCCTTCGTCTTCCGCGAGGTCGATCGTGATCCATCCCTCGACCGGGTCTGCGATCTTGAACACGTTGGCGATGCTGTCGCAGTCCCGCTGAATTTCGAGCGCCTTGCGCGCTGCGTCCCGGGGAGATGTCGCGTCAAGCTCGATTTCCCACATGACAAGATACTCGCGCGCAGTATCATGGAGGGGGGCGTCTGGCGCGGCGGATGGCGCGCCGGTTGGCGCAGAGGCGGGCGCAAAGGCCAGCGTGGCGGCGGCGAGCCTACGCATGTGGCCGTCGCCGGGACCGGCGCTCTCGACGAACGCGCGCGCTTCGACCAGCGCTGCGGCGAGCGGCGCGAGCTTCTCGCGGCCTTCATCATATGTCCCGTCTTCCAGGCCGGAGGCGAGATCGTCGTGGTAGCTGTCCGCTGCGTCTGTGAGCGTGGCGATGGCGTCGACCGAGAGGGTGGCGGTCGGCGGCACTTGGAAGCCACCCGGCGTGCTGGCGACGAACTCAACCGGCGCATCGGAGAGGCGCTGCGCTTCGGCGCCGGTGATCCAGGCTGGCGCACCATGCGTGATCTTCACGTCGTCGATCGTCGAAGGGTGCCGGGAGAAGGGGACCATGCTGAACTCGCGCACCTGTGGCGCGGGCTTCTTCGCCGCGAGATCTTCGCGCAGGTTGGTCGCCCATGCGCGGAAGCCTTGCTCAAGCGACTCGGCGATGTCCTGCGTCGCCATTTTGTCTTCTATGCCGGGCGCGGCGATCGCCATCGCGTCGGCGATGAGATCCAGCCCGACGAGCACGTCGTCATCATCGATGAGGCCATCGGCCCGTATGTCGGCGATGGTGAGCATGTCGCGCGCAACTTGCAGCAGTGAGAGATCAGAGGCCTGCCGCTGCGCGGACGGTGCGAACATCTGGCAGGGCGGGCTTTCGGTGATGAGATCGTGCGCGGCGAAGTGGTCCGCGACGCCCGGCCCGACCGTCATGGCGATGGTGGGGCCGCAGTTGAGGCGCTCGCAGAGCGTGTCGATCTCGTCGGCCGTCAATGCGGGATGCGTCTCGCCGTTCGTGGCGATGTCGAGCAGGGCGTCGGCATCAACCGCGCGCCGATCCGAGAGAGGCCCTAGAGCCTGCCAGTACCGCAGCGCCGCGAGCACGGTCGCGTGCTCGGGCCCTATCAGCGCGTAGAGCTTTCCGTCTGTGGTGGTCATGTGATCTCCGTGTGGTGGGGTGGTGGCGGTGAGAAGGGCGCGACCGGCTACGTTCTGTAGCCGATGCGCGCTCAGATCAGCGAGCCTTCTGCTGCGGGCGGCGGCGCGGCCTTTTTCGTGGCGATGCGCGGCGTCGGCTGGATCTCGAGCACTTCATGCCCGAGCGTGCGTTCAAACCAGCGGGCCACTGCAGTTCGATGGCAGAACTCGCCGTCCTTCTGCAGCGACTCCCAGCACAGCAGCACCGGCTCAGCGCCGCCCGCGAGCTTGTGCAGTTCGTCCCAGGTGGCCTGCGGGTCCAGCCGCGCGAGGATCGCCTCGTAGCGCGGGTCGTACTCGGGCTTCGCCATCTTGAGCATGTCAGCGTCCGGGTAGAGCGGTTTGAACAGGCGGAAGCCCGCCGGGGAATTGCGCGGCACGCCACGCGAGATGCCGATGCGGCCCTCGCCCTTGTAGCCGAACCAGTATGAAGTCTTCATTCCTCTAATTCCTTGCGTTTCACTGTGCCGGTACTGGCGCAGCATTTACCAAACTTAGCACAATACTGCCCGCGCAACAGCGAAAAGACGCACGTTGCTGGCCTTTTACATGCGTCACCGGAGCCCGTGAGAAGCCATGTTCATCGGTGGAATTCCCAAGGTCGTCGCGCAGCAGATCGCGACAGCGCTCGACGGCTCGACCGCGACCGACGTCTATGTGTGTTGCAGCGGGTCCTTTCGCACCGAGCGCACGATCTGGCAGCAGCTGCCCGGCGCACGCGTGCACGGCAATGACGTGAGCCTCTATTCCAGCGCGATCGGTGAGTGGCTTGCGGGAGGCGCGCTCGACTGCGAGTTTACCGACGCGCTTGCGCCGCTCGAGAAAGCGATCAACGCCGGCGTCGGCGCGTCGGCGCGTCGGCGCGCGGCGGGCGCTGTGTATGCGGCCGAACTCGCGCGCTTTGCGACCGGCAAGATGAATGCGTTCAAGGAGGCGCATGTCGCGCATCTGATGAACGGGGCCGAAGCGGCGCTCGATGCGATCGAGGAGAAACTCGAAACCGCATGCGCCGGCGGACGCCTGGCATCTTTCCATCGGCGCGACTGGCTGGCGCACTTGCGTGATGGCGTCGCCAACGGCGCGACCGTGGTGGCGTTCCCGCCGACCTATCGCGGCGGTTACGAGAAGACCTATGCGTGGATCGAGGCGAACGCCCGATGGACGCCGCCGACCTATGAGACATGGGACCCCAAGAACCTCGACGGTGTCGTGCGCGAGCTCGCGGCAGGCGGGGCCGACTATTGCATTCTCGCTGACCGAAAGCTGGAGGGCGTTGAGCCCGACACCATGTTCCAGGCGCTCGGGAAGCGCGTCATCTATGGCTACACGCACAAGGGCCGGCCGCAATGGGCGAAGGCCGCGTCGACGGGCAAGCCGTTCAACTACAAGCCCCTCGACACGTCGAAGATCACCAAGGACTCAGTGGTCGAAGTGACGCCGATCGACGGGCCGCGCGCGCTCTACATTCGCACCGTCTATATCAAGAACACGATCGCGCCCGCGCCGGCGCTGCAGAACTACTTCATCTTCATCGACGGCATGCTCGCGGGCGTGCTGGGCTACAGCGTGAACAAGATGCCCGGCGCGGTGGGCAAGAACAAGGAGCACCTGATCTCGTGCTACCTCATGTGCGACGTCTCGCTCTCGCGCGAGGGCAGGATCTCCAAGCTGATCGCGCGACTGGCGCTCAACCGCGACGTGGTCGGGCACTTCGGTCGGCGCATGCTGCAGCCCTACAAATACATCGTCACGACGGCGTTCTCCGATCACCCGGCTTCGATGAAGTACCGGGGTATCTGGGAGCTTCTGAGCCGCAAGGAAGTGGAGCCACCGGGACGCGGCTTCAATCTGCAATACGGGGGGCACGTCATCAATGAGACGCCGGCCGAGGCTTTCGGCTGGTGGTGGAGCAAACACAGTGACAAAGCCCAAGGCAAATGATGCGGCGGCGCAGCCGAGCGAGATGCAACCGTCGGTGACGTCGGATGCGTGGGGGCCGCTGGAAACCAAGTTCATCCAGATCGACCCGCGCAAGCTCAAGCGGCAGGCGCTGAACGCCCGCTACATGACGGCGGCGCAGATGGACTTGCTCGTCCAGAACGTGCGGGTGGATGGGCGCCTGACTTCGACGCCGCTCTGCTACCAGCCGCCGGGCGCCGACGAAGACGGGATCGAGATCCTGTCCGGCCATCACCGCACCGAAGCCGCGATCCGCGCGCCGCTCGACGAGATCACGATCGAGGTCATCGTCACCGAGCTCTCGCACGAACGGAAGGTGCAACTGCAGCTGGCGCACAATGCGGTCAGTGGGCAGGACGATGCGACGAAGCTGGCGCAACTCTACGACAGTCTCGACCTGAACGCGCGCAAGGCGTCGGGTTTGACCGACGACGTGCTCAATGCGTTCAAGGACATCACGCTTGGCGGACTGTCTGTGTCGCTGCAGTACCAGGAGATGAACCTCTTCTTTCTGCCCGAGGAAGCCGAGGTCGTGAAGAAGGCGTTCGCGCGCATCGACAAAGCGGCGAAGAAACAGACCGCCTACATTGCTGCGTATGCGGACTTCCAGACGTTCTTCGACGTCGCGGTGCGGGTGAAGTCGAAGTTCGATGTCTTCAACAGCGCGACCGCACTGCGGATGATGGTCGATCTTGCGACGCAGCGGCTCGACCAGATCGAAGCCGAAGAGGCCGAGGATGCGGCGAACGCGGAAGCGGCGCGGCAGAGCGGCGGATCAGGCGGCGCCGCAGGTGGACCAGCGAGCGCACCGGCAGCGCCGGCGGAACAACCAGCCAGACCAAAGAAGGCGGCGTGAAGCGTATGTCCGAAGCCATGTCCGAAGACTGCGGACATGGGGAGGCGAGCGCATACAAGCACGTCGAATCCCACGGGCAATCCCGACCCAATCCCCGCCGGTATAGCCCTGTCTATGTTCACACCATCGGTGACATAGATGGCGACGACTCGAAAGACGGCGGGCACTGGCAAGAAAGCGGCGACGGCGCGCAAGGGGGCTAAGGCCCGTGCGCGGGCGGCGTCGAAGGGAGGCGCGCAGGCGAAGGCCGGCGGCTCCACCCGCCCGAAGAGCGTCAAGGCCATGGCGGCGTCCGCGGCACAGGGGCCAGCGGACGCCGCCGCACCACATTCCCCACCGCGCGATGCGGCCCACGCTGCGCCAGACTCCACGATCAAGACAACGGGCCTGAAACCGGGACCGCGTTCCGCGCAGCGCAGCGGCGATCATGTGCGCGCCGACGGGGCTGAGACCAAGGCGAACGAGAAGTACCCGGTTGAGCTCGTGGAGATGGCGCTGCGCACTTCGGCGGGCGTGTATTCAGTCGCGGCCGAGAAGATCGGGTGCGCGCGCAACACGATCGCGAACTACGTCAAGCGCTACCCCTATCTCGCCGATGCGCTGACCGAGATCGAGGACGGCAACGTCGATCTGGGCGAAGCGCAGCTGATCTCGGCCATGTCGAAGGGCGAGTCGTGGGCGGTGCTCTTCTACCTGCGCTGCAAGGGCAAGCGGCGCGGTTACACCGAACGGCACGAAATCACCGGCGCCGGGGGCGGGCCGGTCAAGGTGGCCTCAATCGACTTGAGCAAGCTGAACCTCACCGATGCCCAACTCGCTGTCCTCGATCAAATCGCAGGCGCCGCAGCACTCGGCTGAGTGGCTGGCGAGCGAGCAGGGGCGTATCGACGTCGACCGCGAGATCTGTCGCCGGTCCATGATCGCCTTCGTGCGCAAGGCCTGGCACATTCTCGAACCGAGCACGCCCTACGTCGAGGGCTGGGTTCTCTACGCGATCTGCGATCACTTGATGGCGGTGAGCCGCGGCGAGATCTCGCGCCTGCTCATCAACGTGCCGCCGGGCATGATGAAGTCGCTGCTCGTGTCGGTGTTCTGGACCGCTTGGGAGTGGGGTCCCCTCGGCGCGCCCGGCATCAAGACGATCACGGCGTCCTACCAGATCGACCTTGCCATCCGCGATGCGCGGCGGCTACGCATGCTGGTCGAAAGCGAGTGGTTCCAGGCGCGCTGGCCGCTGGCGATGGCGTCGGACCAGAACCAGAAGACCCGCTTCGAGAACGTCAAGACCGGCTTCCGCGCGGCCAAGCCCATCACGTCGCTCACCGGCGATCGCGGCCACCGTCTCATCATCGACGACCCGCACTCCATCAAGACGGCGGAAAGCGACGCACAGCGCAACGAGGCGGTGCGCGAGTTTCGCGAAGCCGCGCCGAGCCGCATGGTCGATCCGACCAAGTCAGCGATCGTCGTCATCATGCAGCGGATCCACCAGGGCGATGTGTCCGGTGAGATCATCGACCGCATCGGCGGTTACGAGAAGCTGATTCTGCCCATGGAGTACGATGTCGAGCGTCCGTGCACGACGTCGATCGGCTTTAAGGATCCGCGCACCGAGGATGGCGAGCTTCTCTTTCCCGAGCGCTTTCCGGCCGAAGTTGTGGAGCGCGACAAGGCGGTGCTCGGTCTCTATGCGAGCGCGGGCCAGTTCCAGCAGGCGCCGTCGCCGCGCGCCGGCGGTCTCTTCATCAAGTCCAAGGTCGGCGTCATCGCCGCGGTCCCGGCGGGCTCCGTGCGCGTGCGCAAATGGGACTTGGCGGGAACCGAGAAGGGCGTGAACAAGAAGGGCGTCGCGAACGATCCGGACTTCACGGTCGGCCTGCTCATGGCGAAGACCACCGACGGGCGCAGCATCGTCGAAGACGTCGTGCGGCTGCAGGCCTCTCCCTTCGACGTCGAACAAGCGGTGCTGCGCACGGCGCAGCAGGACCGCGCGGCGCATGGCAATTCCGTCGTCGTGCATCTCAACATCGATCCGGCGCAGGCGGGCATCCACCAGGCCAACACCTACACCAAGCTGCTCAACGGCTTCATCGTGAAGATGGAGCCCGAGCGCGGGTCCAAGGAGTACCGCGCATTTCCCGTCGCGGCCCAGGTCGAAGCGGGAAACGTCTTCATGGTTCCAGGGCTGTGGAACGCGAAGTTCCTCGAAGAGATCGGGCTCTTTCCGCAGGGTCGCTACAAGGACCAGGTCGACGCACTCAGCGGCGCCTACAACTTTATGAACAATCCGATGGACGGCCAGCACTTCTGGGACTGGATGATGAAGGCTGTCGCAGAGCAGGAAGCCGCGAAGGCCGAGGCGCGTGCGGAAGCGCCGGTCGACCGCGTGCCGATGCACCCGCCGGTCGGCGTGCTGTCTGCGACCGGGCGGATGGGCGACGGCTACAATCTCGATAAGCACGGCGTCATGTGGGTCAAACCGGACGACGCTCTGATCTTCGCGCGCGCAGGCTTCAGGCGCGTCGAAATCCAACAGGCTGCGTGAGCATTCCGCTCACCTGAGTGAGAAGGGACAACCATCATGACCGACGTCAAAATGAAGGCGCCTGCCGGGCTGACCGGTGCGGTGCAGACCGAATACGGCACGGTGCAGATCGACGCCAACGGCTTCGTCACCGTCGATGCACGGGTGCAAACCGTGCTGCTCGGCGCGGGCTTCACGGCTGCGGCCCTCGGCATCGGCTCACAGGCGATCGGCGCTGACGGCGTGCCGACGTTCCGCGTGCCGATCCTGAGCTTCCGCTCCACCGACGGCGCGGTGAACGTGGCGGCGGCGGCGGGCAAGTTCGGACTCGCGGCGACCCTGGGCACCAGCCACAACCTCGTCAGCGAGGCGGCGCAGAACAACACCAAGACCGACATCGCGTTCGCCGAGGTCGTGCTGCCCGCGAACTATGTGGCGGGGCAGGACATCGTCGTCACCATGAGCGCGAAATACACGCTCGCCGCCGGCACCGCCGGCGCGTGCACGATCGACCTGCAGGCCTACGAAGTGAGCGATGTGGGTGCGCACGGCGCCGACATCTGCGCGACCGCGGCGCAAGCCCTGACCGCAGCGGACGCGGACTATGCGTTCACGCTCACCGGAACCAACCTGGCGCCGGGCGACCGTATCGCCCTCAAGGTGACGCAGGTTATCATCGAGACCGCGAACGGCGGGACCGTGACGGGTTCCATTGCGTCCGTGCGCGTGGGCTAAGACCGAGCGCTGCAAGGCATGATGGGCGGCGGCGCCACCGTCGCCCATCAATCCTATCGCGCATGGGGCGGACTATTCTCACGCTGGATCTAGCCAGCGGGTGAGTGATGTCGAGCGACGCGCCGCGAGCGCAAACCGGGGGCAGGGCGTTCGCGCTTTCCCCGACCGTTGTGCAGGTCCGCTTTGGCGACACGCCGATGATGGCGCCCGGCGCCGGCAATGCTGCGGCCGACTGGTTCGGCCCGCTTTCTCCGATGAAGCCCGCTGCCCCGCCGTTCGTTACGGGCCGGCGCTTCGACTATCAGTCCGGCTACAACCTGCAGACCCGGGCGCGGCCCGGCGAGCTCGGCTTCGACCAGCTGCGCGCGTTCGCCGACGCCTACGACATTCTCCGGCTCGTGATCGAGACCCGCAAGAGCCAGATGTCGCGTCTGAAATGGGCCATCCTGCCGCGCGCGCGGCCCGATGCGGCGACCATGAAGGAGGTCCAGACCGACCATCTCAACCCGATCTGCAAGCAGATCACGGACTTCCTGCGCCGCCCCGATCGCCGCCTGTTCTGGAACGACTGGCTGCGCATGGCGCTCGAGGATCTCTTCGTTCTCGATGCGCCCGCGATCTGGAAGCGGCGCAACCGCGCGGGCCAACTCTACGCGCTTGAGATCATCGACGGCGCGACCATCAAGCCGATCATCACCGAAGCGGGGCGCCAGCCCGAGCGTGGCCCCGCGTTCCAGCAGATCCTCAAGGGTCTTCCGGCGGTGGAATACGACTCGCGCGATCTGATGTACCTTCCGCTCAACCGCAGACCGCACAAGGTCTATGGGTACGGTCCGGTCGAACAGATCATCATGACCGTCAACATCGCGCTCAAGCGCCAGATCTGGCAGCTGCAGCACTGGACGGAAGGCAACCTGCCGCAAGCGCTTATCGGCGTCCCGGAAAGCTGGACGCCTGAACAGATCAGCGCGTTCCAGACCAACTTCGACGACCTGCACACCGGCAACATGGCCGAGCGGCGTCGTGCGCGGTTCGTGCCGGCGGCGTCGGCGAAGAGCTACACGCCCACGCACAACGACAGTGAGATGTTCGGTCGCGGCGAAGAGTGGCTGGCGCGCGTCGTCTGCTATGCGATGGGCGTCGATCCCACGCCGTTCATCCAGAGCGTGAACCGCGCGACGGCGGAAAGCGCAGCAGAAGAAGCGATCAAGGACGGCATCGCGCCCGTCCAAAGCTGGGTCAAGAACCTCGTCGACGGCGTCATCATCGACGAGTTCGGCACAAACGAAGTCGAGTTCGTCTGGCAGGACGACACGATCGCCGATCCGGAGAAGCTCACGAAGGTGATCTGCTTGCAGGTCGAGTCGGGGCTGATCTCGCTCAACGAGGCGCGCGCCGAACTCGGCAAGACGCCTGTGGATCACGCCGCGTTCAACGTGCCGATGGTGAAGACGGGCGTTGGCTACGTGCCGGTCGAACCGCCCGCGCAAGCCGACGGCCTGGGCAACATGATGGGCCCGGGCGGCGAGAACCTCGGACCGGCGCCCGCGCCAGGCGGCTTCGTCGGCCCGGGCGGTGAGATGCTTGCGCCGCCGGAAGGCGCGGCTGCGGGCGGTGAGAACGTGGCGCCGGCTGATGACGCGGGCGCGGAACCAGGCGCGGGGGCTGACGCGGAGCCGCCGCCAGACGATGAACCGCCGGAAGGTGGCGGTCCTGCTGGCGGCGGAGGCGCGCTCCCGGGCGACAACGGCGGCGGTGGCGGACCGGCCCCCGCAGCGGGCGACGACGAAGCCGCTGCTGCGGCGGCGGCCATGAGCGACGACGACCTCGCGGCAGTCGAAGAGGAAATGGCGGCGCAGGGGATCGATGTCGCCGATGCGGGCGACGGCGAGGCCGAGAGCCAGGCCGATCTCTTCGCAGCCGATGAAGACCGCGTCGTGCCTGCGGGCGCGATGACGGCAGATCAGATCGACGACGGCGGCGACGTGCGCAGCGAAACGCCCGGCGCCAACGTCGCGCCGGCGGACGTTCCCGGCGAGGGCGGCGCTGCTGGCGTGGAGGCGGAAGCCGCACCGACGGATGAACCTGGGGATGGCGACGACGAACCGCAACCGCCGCGCCCGCCGAGCAAGCGTGACGTGCGACGCGCGGCGCTTGATCGACTCGGTGCGCTTGGCGCGCTGCGTCGCGGCGAACCGGCTGGCGATCTGGCGAAGGCTGCAGAGCGCGGCGCGGACCCCGGCAAGAACGAGCGCGGGTCTGCGCGCATCTCGCGCAAGAAGGGCGGGGCGCCTTACGGCGTCAATGAGCGCGGCGACTGGCGCGACGTCAAGAGCCCGCGCATGATCCGTGGCACGCCGCGTCGCGCGCCCGATGGCAGCGGCCCGATCAATCGCGACGAAGCAGCGCTCGACGAGATGTTCAACCGCGTCACTGCCGAAAAGGAAGCGGCGCGTGATCGCAAGGCCCGGCGTGCGCAGCAACGCATGGGCGGACGTCGTTACCTGCACCCGGATCGCACGGCGAGCGGCCGCGCCGAGATCGTGAAGGGCTTCGGCGTTCATGGCTTCTGGAACGGCACGGAGCCGCACCGGGGCGGCGGTGGCGCGCGTGGCGGATCAAGGCGCGGCGCGCAAGCGGGCGTCGGCGGCGGCGCTGCGAGCGGCGGCGCGGAAGCGAAGATCGCGGCGCATCGGGTGGCGCAACGCGCGGCGGCGACCATCGCGGCGTCAGCTGCTGCGGCTGCACCGCCGCGTCCGTCTGTGGGCGAAGGCCTTACCAGGCTCGGGCGCGGACGCTCCAAGGACGTCTATGCGCACCCGACCAACAAGAACCGCGTCATCGTTTCGATGCAACGCCACGCAGCGACCGAAGCGTTTCTCGACTTCTCTCGCGCCGCGCACGCCGCCAAGGCGCCGATCGCGCAGCATCTCCCCAACCCGTCGGCGATCAAGGTCGAGGCGGGCGGCGTGACGTTCCAGACAGCACGCCTGCAACCGAACACGACGCCGGTGCGCATCGGGCGCGATGAGAACGGCTTCTATCTCAACGGCCTGCCGAAGACCCACCCGCAACATGCGCCGCTGCTCGCGACCGTGACCGCGCTCGACAGCTATCTCAAGCAGGCGCTCCCGGGATCGCGGCACTACTTCGATCTGAGTGCGCAGAACTTCATGGTCACGCGCTCCGGCAAGATCGTGATGAACGATCCCGTCGAGGGCGGCGCGGCGATCCAGGCGCGCGCCATGGCGCCGAGCTTTCCCGCAGCGCCAGCGCGTGCGCCGGCGAGACCGAAGGCCGCTTCCGCGCCGCGTCCTGCAGCGGCGAACGCGGCTGCGGCTGCGGCCGCACAACCAGCAGCACGGCCCGCACGCGCGACGCCCACGAAGGCCGAGCAAACGCGCGCGGCGCAGTTCCGCGCCTCGGCGGGCAACGGTCTGCCTGAGTGGATGACCATGGGCACGCGGCCCGCGAAACTCGCGACGATGCGTTGGGCGGCGAAGGGCGATCCGGCGGCGATCGCGTCGCGACTGCGCTCCCTGCCGCGCGAGATCGACTTCCAGCGCCAGACGCTCGAGCGGGCGCCGAAGAGCCATCAAGCAGTGGAACGTCGTCGACTCGCGAAGCTGGAAGCCGAGCATGCCGCGTTGCGCGCCGCGCGATCGGCGTCGCGTGGCGGCGGCGGACCGGCGCGGTGAGGAAAATTGCGCTAAACGCACATTTCTAACGCGCGTTAACCAGTCGTCCACCACTGTCGCTGCATAAGGGCATCATGCGCAGCGTGCGACAGGGGCTAAGGCCTCCCGCGCGGCGCAGTCCCCCAGAGAATCGAGCCGATCGCACCCAGCCCGCCGCGGAGCGCGCTGGCGTCGACGTTTGCGATCGAGCGCCCGCCGATCGGGGCACACACTTCGGCATGGCTGGTGACAGTTCCCGGCGCGACCGCGATCTGCGCCGCGTATGCAGGGATAAACCCGGCCTGCCGATCCTTACCGACGCGCGGCGTCCACTACGGCGACGTGAGGGCTTGCAGGTCCCTTTCGCGCCCAACGGTTTCTGCGGCGGCGTGGAAGGGAACACGCATCGGCCCGTGCGGTGACGTGCGGTGTTCGAGGGCCAAGGGCTCGCGTGGGCTGCTCTGCCCATAGAGCACGCGAGTAAGCCAGCTCCTTAGCCGGGGTAACGTCCGGCCCGTAGAATCCCACACCCACACCTGACACACGCGAGGCGAACATGCGCAAGGATGCGACGTTCGCCGCCCCTGCGTCAGCGACCACCGGTCTCGCGGCGCACGATCTCGAGGGGCAGGGTCGCAATCAGCGACGGCTCGCGCGTCTCGCGGCGCGGCGTGCGGATCCATCTTCGGGCGAGACGCGGATGGTGCTGCGTCCCGTCGCTGACGTGAACCCAATCACATCGGAAGTGTTCAACGATCTTGAGCCGCCGGAAGCGATCACGCTCCGGCCGGGCTGGGATCCCATCTCCGAGATCCCGGTCGCCGACACCGACACCATCGTCGACGTAGTGAGCGCGCTCGAGCAGTGCGTGCCGGCATGGCGCATACACCCTGAAACGCTCCCGCTCGTCGCGGTCCCGCGCGGCGAGATCGTCGCGCTGCAGGCGGGCGTGAAGGCCGAGAAGGTGGCGGGCATCCAGGCCAAGGCGGCGCGCGGCGACCGCAGCGGACCGCGACCGGTCGGCGTCCAGTTCAACGGGCGCACCTATGTGCGGGACGGCCACCACCGTACGATCGCGGAGCTCCGCGACGGCGCGAAGGCGGTCGAGATGCGCGTGGCGGTGATCGCCGAAGCCAAATCCCTTTCTACTCCTTCCGGGGGCAAAGACATGACCACGAGCGCGTTCGCGTCGGATATCAAGCGCGCGAGCGCCTTCGCCAAGGGTTTCGGCGTCCACGGCTTCTGGAACGGCACTGAGCCGCACCGGGGCGGCGGTGGCGGCGGCGCAGCGGACTCAGCGCGTGACGCGTGAAGTGCAGGATCTGGTGAACCGGCGCGCGAGCGGCGACAACCCTCTCGAGAACAAGCGCCCGGCGGATTATGCCGAGCGCAAGGCGTTCGTCGACTCGATGGCGCGGGGCTCTGCGCGCGACAATGGCAGGGCGGAGACGCGAGCGCAGCGCGCCGAATCCCGGCAACGGGCGATCGAGTCAGGACGTGCGAAGCCGTCAACGCAAGGGATACTTCCCAACCGGGGCGGTCAGCGCGCTATCGCCAACCAGGCGCGCCAGCAAGCGAAGGCCGATCGCGACGACCAGTTCCGGTCGGAGCACAACGCGGAGAGCGCGCTACGCTCGACGAGTTTCGGTCGCGGACGCGAGAGCGGTTCTGCGCGCCGGTCCGATGTCGAAGTGGCGTCCATCAATACCGCGGCAGCCACGCGCGCCGCGCGCAACGCCGAACGCCGCGAGCGCGTCGCCGACTATCTGCGCGAGCGTGGCGGGCGTCCGAAGCCGAAGAACGGCGGCGCCATCGAGAGCGCGGCGGTACGGATCGCGACACGCGAGAACGCGAAGCAGACCGCGCGCGCCGAGCAGCTGGAAGCGCGCGCCGAGAGCGCCCGGGCGCGCATGCAAGCCGCACCCGGCGGATCGTCACAGCGGATTCGTCTCAGCCAGGAGGCAGACCGGCTCAGGGCGCAGGCGCAACGCGCCCGCGATGCTGCGGAGAGCGCAGCGAACGTCGCTGGCCTTACGCGCGCGCCTGCGGCGGCGGCGCCGTCAACCGCGCCCACAACGCCGGTGCGACTCCGCGATCTCGGTCTTACGACGACAGCGCCGGCAGCGGCGAGCGCTGCGCCAGCCGCTGGCGGCAAGTTCAACGTCCAGAGCGAACTCCGCCGGCTCGAAGAGGGCGGTGCGCCCGGCACTTACTCGCCGGCTCAACGGAGCGCACTCCGTCAAGAGATCAACGAGGCTTTGGCGAGCGCGAACAACCGTGTGACCATCGGACAAAGTGGCGACGGCGGTGGCGGACGGGCGGCGGCTCAGGCGCAACGTCTGCAACAAATCGAACGAGACCTCGCTAAACCTGCAACCACCGTCACGCGCGCCGCCGACCGCGCGGTGGACCGCGCCGCAGCCAAGCATGGCGTCGACACCGACATCGCGCGCGGCATCGCGGACGTGGCGCGGCGCGCCAATCCGCGCGCGAGCAACCGCGAGATCGAACGCCAGATCCGCGAATACGCGGGCCAACAGTAGGCCGTAGTAGGCCGTAGGCAGCAAGCCGATCGCGGCGACGCCACCGCCACACACACACCAACAACCAGAAGGCAGCAAGGCCCCGCGCGACATGCGCGAGCCCATAGGAGAGCCGCATGTCCAAGACCAATCTTGCCGTCGCAGCGCCGGCGCTCGCGATGTTCGTTCCCATCACGAAGGTCGATGAAGAAAAGCGCCTCGTCTATGGGCGCATCACGGCGGAAAGCGTCGACCGCTCGAACGAGATCCTCGACTATGCGGCGTCCAAGCCGCACTTCGAGAAGTGGTCGCAGGGCTTTTCCGATGCGACCGGCGGGAAGTCGAAGGGCAACCTGCGCGCGATGCACAAGAACGTGAGCGCGGGCAAGTTCACCGAGATCGTCTTCAACGACGACGCCAAGGAGATCCACGGCGTCGCGAAGGTGGTCGACGATAACGAGTGGCAGAAGGTGCTCGAGGGCGTTTACACCGGTTTCTCGATCGGTGGAAAGTACGCCTCGCGCGCGCCCGACGCCGTGGAGAAGGGCAAGACCCGCTATGTGGCGCTGCCCGGTGAAGTGTCGCTCGTCGACACACCCTGCCTGCCGATCGCGACCTTCGAGTTCGTGAAGGCCGACGGCGCGTCCATGCAAAAGAACTTCGTGCCGTGGCAACCCGACAACAACACCCTGTCGGTGCGGGCGCGCGAGCTCGCCAAGGCCGCAGGCGATGAGACTGCGTGGCCCGACCACATCGGCGCCGCGCGCGAGGATCTGATCGCCAAGCGCTTCGCGGCATCGTCTGCCGAAGAGGGTGCGGCCCAGGAAAACCCCGCGACCGGCGCGGGCGGTGCGGGTGGCGAAGCGGCAGGCGAGGGCGCTGCAGCCGATGTCGCTGCTGCTGCGGCCGCTGCGGCGGACGTCGCCAAGCGCGATGAAGGTCCGAGCGCAGCCGAGCTTGGCGTGACGCAGGAATGGAAGGCCCCCGACGGGCAAGTCTTCCTTACAAAAGCCGATGCGATGCGCCATGCATCGTCCCTCAGCCGCAATCCCGTCGCCGATGCGCTCGCGCGCGCCGATGCGGTGATGAAGGGCACAGTCGTGGCGGGCGACTATGGCGATGTCGCCTACGCCGACACCGGACTTCTCAAGGACGCCAAGCCGCGCTTTCCCATCGACTGCCCGCTGAATGTGCGCGCCTCGTGGGCGCATTTCTGCAAGGGCGCCGGCGACATGGGCTACGCCGAAGCAGAACTCACCAAGATCGCGACCGCGATCGCAACCGCATGGGTGGACATCGTCAACCCGAACGGCCCGCCGTCGGTGGAGCAGATGGACGCCGTCGCCGATGTGGGCCTGTTTACCGATGCGCTCGCTGTGCTCGGCAAGCGCGCCTATCTCAACACGCGTGATGGCGGCGGGAACGGCAGCTACACCGGATCCATGGCGGAAGCCTGCAGCCCGTGGAGCCATCAAGGCACGGGTCTCAACTTCGTGCACCAGATCGCCTCACTCGTGAGCGATGCGGTGCGCGCGTCCAACCAGGCCGCGCAACTTGACGGCGAAGACAGCCCGATCGCAGCGCAGTCGCGCGACATGCTCGCGGCGACCGCGACGCTGCTCGCGGAAGCCACACACGGCGAAGTGGCGCGCATCCTCGACGAAGTGGAAGCGTTCGACGGCGATCCCGATGCGGAGGGCATGGAAGAGTTCGCCGACATGGAGGACGCCCAGAAGCTCGCGGCCGACATCGTCGATCTCGTGAAGGCCGACGACGTGCTTCTCGATGCGATGGATGAGATCGCCGAGCAGCGCGAGGCTGGCTATCTCGTCAAGTTCCAGGAGTGCGTCGGCGCGCTTCCGGCCGACCGCAGCGACGACGCGGCGGACACGCTGGATCTCGTCGGCGGCGGGTTGAGCAAGATGGCGGACGCTGCGGCGCCGGCCTTCCTGTCACGCGGCCTGCTCGCCATCGCGAAGATGAGCGATCACGTCGCGTCGTTCTCCGATCTCGTCGCCGGACTGCGCGAATCCGGTCTCGCAAAAGGGACCGACCCGCTTCTGGTGGCGAACGATATTGTGGAGACCCTCGGCCAGATCGTCATCGCCATGGCGCATGACGAAGTCGCCGAGATCCATGGCGAGATCGACGTCACGAAACTCGATGCGGCGGACCAGTACGGCAAGGCGGCAGGCGAGCTCTTCGAACTCGTGAAGGCCGACACCGAAACACTTGAGAAGGTGGGCGCGCGCAACAGCAAGACCGACAAGGCCATGATCCAGTCCATCCACGACTACGCCGAAAAGCTCGGCGCGGCGTGCGGCGTGGAGAAGGCCGCAGGCGGCGAGGGGGAGGGCGATCTAGCGAAGGCGGACGATCCGGTGAAGGCCGAGAACGCGGCGCTCAAGAAGAGCGTCGACGAAGCGGTCGAGGGCATCAAGAAGCTCACCGACAAACTCGCCGAGCAGGACGCGACGATCAAGAAGCTGAGCGAACAGCCGCAGCAGGGCGGACCGGTGCGCACCGATTTGAACAAGGGCGGCGGTGGCGCAAGCGGCGTCGATCAAGAGCAGCTGACCGCGTACCTCGCGAAGTTCGCGAAGATGACGCCCGATCAACAGGCGACTGAAGTCATCAAGATGCAGCAGCTGCAGCCGCAGTCGTTCACCGCGCGCATGGCCCCGGCAGGCTGAGCGCTACCGGCTGACGCCATCCACCCGATCAACCGCACAACCAGACGACCGCGCGCGCCGGTGATGCCGGCGCACGCGCACCGAGAACCAGCGCCACCCGGCGCCGGCCCATCCCATCGGCAGGGGGACTGCCGAAACAACCATCAACACGACGACAGGAGACGATCATGCCCGATGGGATGACGACGATCGAACAACCGACGAACGCCATGGAGGCGATTCTCGCGGTTCTCGCGAAGGCCAATGAGATCACCGACCCGCGCATGGCGCACCTGAACCTCGCCAAAGCGACGTTCGGCCAGGCGGGCGGACCGACGACCGGTCTCACTTTCTACGATCTCGAGCCGGGCGCAAAGCTCATGTACCCGGTGCTCACGCCGCTCCGTAACGCCATCCCCCGCGTGAGCGGAAAGGGCGGCGTCGAGGCGTCGTGGCGCGCGATCACGGCCATCAACACGCAGAATATCCAGATCGGCGTGTCGCAGGGCCACCGTGGCGGCGTGGTCGCCGTGCAGACGAAAGACTACACCGCCGCCTATCGCGGCATCGGCACGGAAGCGTCCGTCAACTTCGAGGCGCAATACGCAGGGCAGGGCTTCGAGGACATTCGTGCGCTTGGCGCGCGGACCGGTCTCGAGTCCCTCATGCTCGGCGAAGAAGCGGTCATCCTCGCGGGCAACGGCGGCAACACGTTCGGCGTGACGCCGACGCCTGTCTGCGTCGGCTCCAACACCGGCGGCTTCCTCGCCAACGCCGCCTACAACGTCTATTGCGTCGCGCTGACCTATGCCGGTTATGTCGCGTCGACAGTGGCGAGCGGCGTTGTGGGCCAGGTCACGCGCACGAACGCCGACGGCTCCACCGACACGTTCGGCGGCGGCTCGGCGAACAAGTCCGTTGCGGGCACGGCGACGATCTCCGGCGGCGGCGTCGGCAAGATCACCGCGACGCTTACCGGCGTCCCCGGCGCTTCGGGCTACGCATGGTTCTGGGGCACGGCGGGCAGCGAACTGCTGGGCGCGATCACGACGGTTCCCACTGTCGTCATCAACGCGGCAGCGACCGGTTCGCAGAACGCTTCGGCGATCACGGGTGACAACTCCGTCAACTCGACGATCTTCTCGGGCATGATCCAGATCGCGGCCACGTCGGGCTCGGGCTCGTATGTCAAGGATCTCGGCGGTGCGGGCTTCACGTCCGACAACGCCGGCGGCATCGTCGAAATCGACGATATGCTCAAGCACTTCTGGGACAACTATCGTCTGTCCCCCGATGAACTGTGGGTCTCCGCTCAGGAGCTCAACAACATCGGCAAGAAGATCCTCGGCGCGGGCGGCGCTGGCACCGGTGCGTTCCGCATCAACATCAACCAGAGCCAGGGTGCGATCGGCGGCGGCATCGCCGTGGCGTCGTACCTCAACAAGTTCAGCATGGCGGGCGCGAAAGTGCTCGACATCAAGCTGCACCCGAACATGGCTCCCGGCATGGTCTTGGCGGTGACGAAGCGGCTCCCGTATCCGCTCTCCGACGTCAACAACCTGATGCAGATCCGCTGCCGTCAGGACTACTACCAGATCGAATGGCCGCTCATCACGCGCCAGTACCAGTACGGCGTCTATGCGGACGAAGTGCTGCAGCACTACTTCCCGCCGTCCCTGGGCATCATCCAGGGCGTCGGCAACCTCTAGGCAGGGGTGTTCGGTGCGCGCGGGTTTCGATCACCCGCGCGCACATTCACAACGATAAGGCCCGCCGCCGCCACGCGGCGGGCCGATCGTCGGGGCAAACCCGGCGATCGGAACGTGGCGCAAAGGGACTGTCCAATCATTTCCGGCCGCAGCGGCAGACCGCGCGCCGATAGGAACCACACCATGAAAATCCAGACTCCCGAAGGCTTCTCCGGCGCGAGCTACGAGCATGCGCGCTACACTGCGGACGAGAACGGTGTGATGACAGTCGACGTGCCCGCGCATGCGCAGCACTTCCTCACGCACCCGGCCTATGGCGGATCGTTTACGCCCTACATTCCGCCCGCCGAACCGGTGGTTCCGGCAGCGCCCGCGCCTGCCGTTTCAGCGGCTCCCGCCGGCGCGCACTTCGACGCGTCCGGCGCGGGCGATACCGCCGGTGACGGCGACGGCGCGGGCGAAGCCGCGGGCGAGGGCGGCGCAGGCGATGGCGGCGAAACACCGAACACCGGCGGACGCAAGGCCAAGGCGAAGACCTGAGCCAAACGCGACACCAAACACCAACCGACGCGCCGGGCCGTGGAGTGATCTGCGGTCCGGCCTCGTGCGCACTGCGAAGAGGGCGTCATGGCCGATCCACTCATCGACCTCGCCAACCTTGCGGCGGTGAAGACGTACCTGACAGCAGCGGGGCTCGCGCAGCCCGACGATGCGGTGCTCGAGCGGCTTGTGACAGCGGTGAGCCAGCAGATCCAGAGCCATCTCAATCGCCGGCTGGTGCGCCAGTCCTACACGCAGACCTTCAACGGCCATGGGCGCAACGCGCTCTATCCGCCGCAATTCCCGATCCAGGCGGTGTCATCGGTCACGGTGAACGGGCGGGTGGTGAGCGCGGCGAACGGACCGACGGGCGCGGGCTATGTGTTTTCCGAGCAAGCGATCTATCTGCGCGGCGGCGCGTTCGATCGCGGTATCCAGAACGTCGTCATCGCCTACGAAGCGGGCTACAACCCGCTCCCTGCCGATCTTGTGCAGGCACTCCACGGCGCGATCGGCGCGCTGACATCTGACGAGTTTTCCGTCACCGGGCAGGGCATCCCCAAGGGGGTGTCTTCGTACTCGGCTGGCGACCATTCCATTTCTTTCGGCGGCGGCGCAGCGGCGGCGGGCTCGAGCGCGAGCGGCGATGCGATGCTGCTGCCGCTTGATGGCACGACGATCGCGCAGCTGGCGCCGTATCGGCGCGTGCACGCTGTCGATCTTGGCCGGTGAGGCGAAACCCATGAGCGACCGCAAGACTTTCGCCAGCGCAGTGAACCGCGCGACAGCCTTCTCGAAGGGCTTCGGCGTCCACGGCTTCTGGAACGGCACGGAGCCGCACCGGGGCGGTGGTGGTGCGCGTGGCGGCGCGCGGCGGGGCGCGCAAGCGGGCGTCGGCGGCGGCGCTGCAACGCCTGTCGCCAGCGCAGGCGCGCAAGCCAAGGCCGATGCGGTGCGGGTCGCGCAACGGCAAGGTGCGGTGGAAGTGGCGCGTGCGCCGGCGACTCCAGCCGCAGCGTCGGCGCGTTTCAGTGCGCGGGATGAACTTTCGCGTCTGGAAGCGGGCGGTGCGCCGCGCAAACTCCGAACGCGCCAGCAGGAAGCGCTCATGCGCGAGGCGATCGCCACGAGTCGCGTGCGCAACAACGAAGACCCCAAGGTGAGCGCGATCATATCGTCGCTCGGCGGCAACAACGGTACGAAGCTCCCGATCTATGCGGGCGGTCCGAGACAGGCGCCTGCGCCGGCGCGTGCCGCCAGCGCGGCAGCGGCCGGACCGAACGCCGCGGCGATCGATCGCGTCGCCAACAACATGCACGATGCATGGCGCAAGGAGTTCGTCGCGGCCAATGGCGCCGGGGCGCAACGCTGGAAGCCGGTGAACCCTGAGAGCGCGGCATGGATCGCGGCCAACCCGCGCGCGATTCCGAAGACCCAGATCCGGACCAATCCGGAGACCGGTCAGCAGGAAATCAACATCGCGGGGCTACGCAACAAGCAGCTTCCGCCGAACCAGCACGGCAAGGAAAACGCCGACGGCGCGCGTCATGCGGTCGAGACGGTCGCGCGCAATCCGCGCGCCAGCGTCGACGAGCATGCAGCGGCGGTGCATCAAGCGTGGCTCGCGCGGAACGGCTCATGGGCGCCGGCTTCGCAGAAGGTGCCCTACAATCGTCTGTCGGATGCCGACAAGGAAAAGGACCGCGTTATCGTCCGCGCGGCCATGCGCGCGCTCGGCGTGAAGCCTGAGCCCACTACACCGGCGCGTGCGGCGGCGAACGCTGCGGCGGGCGCGGCTAGATCCAGCGCGAGCGGCGGCGCGACTTCCCTGTCAGCGGCTCGACGCACTCTCGACGAGGCGCAAGAGCGGTTCCGTGGCGCGTCTGCGACGTACCGCGACGGCGGCGGCAGTGCGGAATCGGTGGCGAACGCCAACCGCGCGCTGCAGAACGCACAGGCGGCATGGGCGCGCGCGCGCACCGAGAACGCGGCGCGGTCAACGGAGATCAAACGCGCGCCCGGCGAGAGCCGTACCGTGGCGTATCTGCGTGCGGCCGAGGGCAATCTCTCGAGCACACAACGGATCGTGCAGTCCATGGCGTCGCAATCTCGAGCGGAAGTCGTCGCGGTCGCGCGCGAGCTCGGCTTGCCGGTGCGCGCCAACACCACGAAGGCGAACGCTCTCGCGATGATCTCTGGCCGTGCGGCTAAGAGCGAGTCCGACGCGGCGTTGAACGAGCGCATCCGCAACGGCGCGTGATCTGACCAGCGGAGCAGCGCGTGTCGATTCCCAGCTTCATCTATCCGCGCACGATCTCGGTGCGGCGACCGAAGACGGTGAACCCGGCGACGTCGGTGGGCGACCGTGGCTACAGCGCCCAGCGCGGGCCGGTGGACGAAGACGTCATCATCGCCGGGCCGGTGGCCGCGTCAGTCCAGCTTTCGAGCGGCGGGAAGGGTAAGGCCGGCGTGCCGTCCGATCCAGGCGTGGCGTCGGCGTCGATCTTTATTCCAGCGACGGCAGGCATCGCCCTTGGCGCGATCAAGGAAGCCGACGTCGTCACCGACGACATGGGCCGGCGCTTTCTTCTGTCGAACGCCTACTGGACCTCCCTCGGCTGGAAGCTGACCGGGTCCGAGATGACCGTCTAGCCGCGCCGACCAGCGCTGCACCGTAGGGAGCGCGAGCATGGCGGACGTTTCCGACGTCGAGAACGCGTTCAAGGCGCTCATCGTCTCGAAGATCTACGCGAACGGCACGGCAGCGCCGAGCGTGATGAAGATGGACAACAACGCGGCGATTCCCGCCGTCGTTATGCGCGGTTGGCCGAACAAGACCCAGCTGCAGCGCGATCTCGCGGCGGGCGTGTGCACGATCAACATCTGGCCGCGCCCCGGCAGCGACCAGGACGTCACACCGATGTCGGCGGGCGCATGGCAGCAAGACACAGCGCGTATGGCCGAGGCGATAGCCACGCCCGTGACCATGACGTTCTCCGCGACCGGCGGCGTCTCGGCCGCACCCGACCGGATCGTCTTCGGCGGACCGGCGGCGGCGGCGCAGAACGTCTCTGTGGTGGTGGATGGGCGCGGCTATCACGTCTCTGTCACCGCGAACCAGACCGCCGCGAGCATCGCTGCAGCGTTTGCAGCGCTCATCTCGGCCGACCGCACGGCGACCAGCAATGGCGCGACGCTGGATCTACCCGGCGCGCATCGGTTGCAAGGGGCGTCCGGCGCGATCGTGTCGCGCGGTCTCTGGCGCGAGATCAACCGCACCAAGCGCGTGTTTCAGATCGGCTTGTGGTGTCCTTCGCCTGAGCAGCGAGACGCGGCGGGGCGCTTCCTCAACGGCGTGCTGCGCGGCAAGGGCACGCTCGCGGGGCATCTCTCGCGCTTCGATCTTGCCGATGGATCGACGGCGCATCTGCAGTACCAGAACACGCAGATGAGCGACGATCCCGAGATGGCGGGCCTGTTCCGGCGCGACTTCTTTTTCAGCGTCGAATACGGCGACATCGAGTTCGCAGACGCCGCGCAGATCGTCCAGATCGAAACGCACTTCACGCCGCATGGCGGGGGCGGGGGCTTCGGCCCGGGCGAAGAGGCGCCGCCGGCGCTTCTGCCTGCGCCCATCGTCACGCTGATCTCAAGCTAGGAGCACGTCATGGATTTCGGCGAAGCGCTTAGCGCGCTCAAGAGCGGCCAGCGCGTCGCGCGCGCGGGATGGAATGGCAAGGGCATGTGGCTCGCGCATGTCGCCGGGCAAGATCAACCTGCAGCGTTTGCTGCGTACTCGATCAAGTCCGACCATGTGGCGAGCGATTACGCGCCAGCGGCGTGGATCGGCATGAAGACAGCGGACGACAAGTTCGTGCCGTGGCTTGCCAGCCAGACCGACATTCTGGCCGAGGACTGGACCGTCCTCGGCTGAGCCGTTTGGAGCGCTTTTGAACCGTTCCTGAGCCGTTTTCCACCCGAGAGGCAACCATGCACCTGATCGTCACTGCGCCCTTCGCCAAGCATGCGATCGGCGAACACATCACCGACGCCGGCGAAGTGGCCGCGATCCTCGCCAGCGAGAACGTCGCGCACGTCGTCAAGACCGCAGCGCCGCCGGCCGCGCCGGCTGTCGACGTCAAGCCTGACACGCCGGCGCGCGCCCGGAAGACCTCGTAAGCGCGAGCGCCGCCGAAACCCCTTCTCTCAGGAGACTTCTGACATGACCATGTATTTCGGCGGCGCCCTCAATACGGCGGCGCAAGTGGTGCCCGATCTTTCGGTGGTGGTGCAACCGCCCGACGTGCATCTCATCAACGGCCAACCCACCAACATCTTCGGCATCGTCGGCTCGGCCTCCTGGGGCCCGGTCAATTCGCCGGTCGTGCGCGGCGGCTATGCGGATGCAGCGGCGCTGTTCGGTCCGGTGAAGAACCGCGAGCACGACATGCTCACCATCCTCGCGACTGCGGTGCTGCAGGGCGCGAACAACTTCCGTTGCGTGCGCGTCACCGACGGCAACGACGTCGCGGCCTTCGTCCAGGTGCTCACCAACTGTATCCGCTTCACGTCGCGCTACACGGGATCGCTTGCGAACGGCGACAAGGTCACGATCGGCGCGGGCACGCAGAACACGAGCTATCAGGTCACGGTCATTCGCCCCGGCCAGCCTGCCGAAGTGTTCGACAATATCGGCGCGGGCCTGTCTGGCGCGGCGCTCTGGACCGCGATCGCGGATGCGATCAACAACGGCGTTTCCGGCGGCGTGCGCGGCCCTTCCGCATATATCGTGGCGAGCGCCGGCGGCGGCGCAGCAGCGGCGGTCAACGCCACCTACACGCTTTCTGGCGGCGCCGATGGCGCAGCGCCGAGCGCGGCGGTGAAGGCCAGCGTTACGATCCAGACCGACTGCATGTCGCTTGCGGCAGTCGCTGCAGGGACGTCCGGAAACGCCAAGACGTTCGAGATCGCGGCGGGCACGACGCTCAACACGTTCAAGGTTATCATCAACGCGGTCGAGACTATCGACAATATCGGTCTCGGCCTGACCGGCAACGCCCTCTGGGCGGCGATCGTCAACGCGGTCAACACGCTACCGTCTGTGCACGTTATCGCCATTCTGGGCGCGGGCGTGGCCGCGCCCACCAATGCGGTGCATACCCTCACGGGCGGCGTGGCGTCTGTCGGCGGCGTGACCGAGACGCAGCTGATCGGCGTCGACACTTCGCCGCGCACCGGCATGTACGCGCTTTCTGGCGCGGGCTGCAGCGTCGCGGCGCTGGCGGATGCGACCGACACGTCGTCCTGGGCGGCGCAAGTGGCGTTCGGCCTGTCCGAAGGCGTTTACATGCAAGGCGCCGGCGCGAGCGGTGAATCCATCACCACAGCGGCGACCAACCGCAACTCGATCGGCGTCGATACGCCGTGGTTCAAGGTCGCGCTGGGCGACTGGATCCTCTGGAACGACGTCGTCAACGGTGTGCAGCGCTTTGTCTCGCCGCAGGGCTTCTATGGCGGTCAACTGGCGACCCTCGGTCCTCACCAGAGCGGTCTCAACAAGCCGCTCTACGGGATTATCGCGACCCAGAAGAGTTACGCCAACCAGACCTATAGCTCTGCCGAACTCCAGCAGATGGCGATGGCCGGACTTGACGTGATCGCGAACCCCAGCGTCGGCGGCTTCTACTTCTCGCCGCGCTTCGGTCGCAACTCGTCGTCGAACGCGCTGCTGCATGGCGATAACTATCCGCGCAACACCGCGTTCATTGCGCGCACGCTCAATGCGGGCCTCGGGATCTACGTCGGCGACCTGCAGTCGGAAGATGTGCAGCGCGAGGCGGAAGCCACCATTACGCACTTGCTCGAGGCGCTCTGGGCGCAAGGCATGATCGGCAATTCGCAGGGAACCGTCCCTTTCTCGGTGCAGATCGCCGACATTTCCATCAACCCGCCGTCGCGCGTGGCCCTCGGCTACATGATGGCGCGGGTGCGCGTGCAATACCTGTCGGTGATCGAATACTTCATCTGCAATCTGCAGGCGGGGCAGGGCGTCACCATCGAAACCGTCGGTCCGGTCGCGGCCTGATCCAGCGCAGATCGCCACCCTCCCACGATGGGGAGGGTGCGTGCCCTATGACCGATCGGTCATATCTCAAATTATGACCGCCCGGTCATAGATCCACCTTCCATTCAGGAGATCCACCATGCCGCAGAACGGCTATTCGATCGGGCGCGATTTCACGCTCGACGTCATCAAGGGCAACGGCGCGGTCCTGCGCATCAAGGTGAAGACCGGCTACACCGCGCGTCAGCAGGTCAAGGAGGAAGTGGTGGAGCGCCTCGACGGCGTGACCGACTATCTCAACATGCCGAAGGGATGGGGCGGGACCATCGAATATGACCGTCAGGACGACGAGATCGACGCCTACTTCGCGCAGTGGGAAGCCGACTATCACGCCGGCCGCAATCAACCCAATCTCACCATGACCGAGACGATCACCAATCCCGGCGGCGGCATTACGCAGTACCGGTTCGTGGGCGTCGCGCTCAAATACGAGGACACCGGCAACAAGAACGGACAGAGCGTCGTGAAAGGCCGTCTCGGCTGGAACGCGTCGCGCCGTCTCAAGATCCGCTAGCGAGCGCGACGTCGGGGGACGCACGCAGGAGGCCAACGCGGGGACATCGTCTGGGTGGGAGGGCGGACGGGCGCCCGGCATGTCGCCGAAGCCCGCAGTTACAGCGCCCCCGCGGGGCCACATGAAGGATCGATCGAATGGCTGGACAGCGCCAAGTGAAAGTCCGCACGCCCGAGGCGGCGGGCGATGATGATGAAAGCGCGGTGCGCACTCTCTCACCGAAGGCGCAGGCGATCGCGCTCGATCCCGATGAAGACGGCAAGGTCGTTTGGATCAAGAAGCCCGGCCCGCTCGCGCAATTCCGTCTCACCGAGGCGCTGGGCCAGGCGGCGCAGAACCTGACCTATCTGCAGATGTGCGCGCCGCTGCTCTACGTCACGAAGGTCGACGACGTCGACGTCTATCCGCCCGCCAACAAGCGCGAAGTGGAAGCGATCGTGGAGCTTCTCGGCGAGTCCGGTCTCGATGCGCTCATGAAAGGGGTGCAGAAACACTTCCAGTCCAAGACGGAGGATGAAGCCCGCGAGGCCATCCGAAAATAGCAACGGAGCCGTCGATCCAGGAGTCGCTCTGGCTGGTGAAGAACGGCGTGCCATTCGGCACTGCGTTCTCGCTGGATTCCGAAACCCGGATCGCCTTCGCCATCGTGTTCGGCGGCTTCGAAGGCAACGAGTGGGATTGGGACGACATGGCGTTCCGCGAGCGCCGCGAGGGAGGGTGAGCATGCAAGGCCTGCTGCAACTTAATTCCTTCGCGGCGCTCGCCGCGTCTCTCGCAGCGGAAGCGACCGGCTTCTACAAGCGCGAGCAGCAGTTTCTCGAGGTCGCGGCGATCGAGATCCAGCGGACGGCGAAGTCCATGTACGGGATCTATCAGCCGTCTGTGGACGTGTTCGGCGCATGGCCCGAGCTCGCGGCGTCTACAAAGGCCGATCGGCGCAGCAAGGGCTATACCGAGAACGATCCGCTGCTGCGGTCGGGGGGTCTGCGCGATTCCATCAAATACGAGATCCACGGTCTGAGCGCGGTGATCGGGTCCGAAGACAAGGTCGCGTTCTGGCAGGAGTTCGGTACGTCCGGCATGCCGCCGCGGCCGACGCTCGGCCCCGCGCTTGCGCGATCCATGCCGCGCGTGTCCGAACTGCTCGGCGACGTGCTGATCCGGGGTGGGCAGGCGATCAATTTCAACATGCTCGCGCCAGGCGCATCGATGCCGATGTCGCCGACCGGCTATGAGCGTCAGTCGGTGCTCACACCTTAGCGCGCGCGAACGCCTGTGCCGGGCGTGCGTTCGCGGCTTGTTCACCTTGCGCCAGTGCTGCGTTCCCGTGGAAATCAACACGAACGCGCACAACGGGTGGAACCAGATGAAATCGCTTGCGGCAATCGCCCTGATCCTCGCGCTGGCTGCGTGCTCGCCGCCGACCGAAGCGGAGATTGCGGAGGCGGGACGGCGGATCGAAGCGCAGGAGTATGTGGACGCGACGCGCGATGCGGAGCGGCGTCTCGACCGGGCCAAGAAACTCGACCTCGACAAGTCCATCTTCGTTGTGCCGGGCGCGCCGTTGTGCCCTGACAAACGCGAGATCGAAGCGGTGATCGGCGGCGCGCCGAACCGCTGCCTTGAAGCGCCGGCGTCCGTGGAAGCGCACTTCATGGGCAGTGGAATCGTCGCCATGACCATCATGGCCTATCAGGTCCGTATTCCGTTCAAGGATGGCACGGGCTTCGGCGAGTTCTGGATCCCCGAGGGCGGCGTCGTCAACGACGTTGCGGAGCTCGCGCTTGCAGCGACAGCCCTGAGCGCGGCCCGCATGGCCGAGCGTGCCGCATTGGCGCCCACGCCCGCGCCGTCCGCAGCGATCGAGGCGACGGCGCCGACCCCGTAGGGGCCAATCCCAGCACCGGCCAAACCGCTGACAATGCGGCGGGTCGGAGCATCGCCGTGATTTCGAACTACGCCGTAGCGATACGGCTCTCTCTCGAGAACCAGGTCGCCGGGGGGCTCATGGCCCTTTCGAGCCAGTTCGTGCATTTGCACGGGCAGGCTGGCGCGCTGCAGACCCAACTTCTGCGCATCGGCGCCACGGCGCTTTCGGGCGGCATCCTGCTCGGCGTGGGCGCGGCGATGGCGAAGATGTTCGATCGCCCGATCCAGCGCGCGATGGAACTGCAGGGCGAGATCTCCAAACTGTCCACGTTGCCGCTGGGCCCCGGCATCCTGAAACTGCTCGAGGATGGCGCGCGCGCGGAAACGCGGCGCACGCCGACCTCGACCACTGTCGGCAATATCGGCTATCTGCGGGAAATGATCGGCGCGTTCGGCCCGGTCGAAGGCAATGAAGAGCAGGCCGCGCGCGAGGCGCTCGCGGTGCTGCCCTATGTGAACCAGATCGACGCGCTCATGCGCATCGCCGGCAAGCCGCAGCAGTTCATCGGTCGCGATCTGGTGAAGCTGGTCGATCTGTCCATCCGCAACGGACAGGTGATGACGCCAGAACTCATGGCGCATCATTCGAACCTGATTTCAAAGGCGATCGTGGCGCAGGGCGGCGCGATCAACGTCAACAATCTGCTGCAGGCCGCGCAGGCGTCTGGCTCCAGCTACGCGAAGTGGACCGACGACTTCAAGTATTCGATCTTCCCGACGATGGTCGCGGAAACGGCAGGAAGCCCGTCGCAGATCGGTACATGGCTCAACTATCTCGACCGCGCCGGCGGCGGTCGCCGACTGATGAGCAAGCACAACCTGAAATACTGGCTGGCGTCGGGCCTGATCGACGAACGCTTCATCGACGTCAACAACTTCACCGGCGGCGTGTTTACCGACCCGCGCGCGCTGGTCGACCAACAACTCTTCCGGCGCGACAAGCTCGAATGGGTGCGCAAGCACATGCCGGCGATCCAGTCCGGCGCAGCGTCGATCGGTCTGGAATCGAGCGACTATCTGTCGATCCTGTTCGGCAATTCGGTGCAGGCCGACAAGGCGATGAGCCAGATCTGGAACTCGTTCCTTACGCTGGATCGGGAAGGGAAGTTCACGCGCGCGAACGCGGGCCTCGGCAACTATCAGAAGATGCTCGAGACCAATCCGACCATGTTCAAACTCGTGATAGCGGCGCAGCAGACCGAGATCTCCGGCAATGTCGGCAAGATTTTCATGCCGATCTACATGGCGATCATGCAGCATCTGATGCCCAATCTGCAGGGCCTGTCGCAATGGGTGCAGGAGAACCCGGCCAAGGTCAAAACGCTCACCGTCGCCTTCCTGGGACTTGCGGCGTCCATGATGATCGCGGGCACGGTGATGTTGCTCAACGCGGCGTTCAAGGCGCTGGCGATCACGCTCGGACTTGTTCGCATCGCCAACGGGCAGGCGGTGCTTGGACCGATCCTTACCTTCCTGTTCGCGCTGCGTGGCGGCGCGGCTGGCGCGGCGGCGATTTCTCGCCTCGGCCCGTGGCTGCAGGTGCTCGCGCGCGGCCTGCGCCTGCTGATCTCGCCCATCACGTTCCTGCTGCGGCCGCTTGCGATGTTCGTGGCGTCGGTGGCGGCGTGCAATCCGGTCGCGGTGGCGATCGCGGCGGCGCTCGTGGCGGTCGGCGCGGCATGCCTGTGGGCCTACAACAATCTCGGCTGGTTCCGGGCGGGCGTGGATGCGGTCGTCGTGCTCACGCAGCGTCTCTTCAAGGCGATCAAGGACGGCGTCATGGGCCTGTTTAATTGGGTGAAGGGCATCCTTCCGCCCGGCATGGTGAAGTCCATGGGCGGCTTCTTTGCGGGCATAACGGCAGCGGACCCCAATGCGGTGCGCGAGTCCCGCGAGATGCGCGCCCGGTGGGGCCTTCTGTCTGCAGCTGAAATCGCCGAAGACCGGCGCGCGGCGGTGCCCGGTGCGCGCAATGGTCAGCCGATCGTCGTGCAGTCGACGCTCAAACTTGACGGCGTGACGGTGGCGCGCGCGGTGAGCCATCCGCTTGCGATGGGCATTGGCGGCGTCTCCGGCGGCGGCACCGGATGGGACCCGGCGCAAACCGCGCCGTCGCCCGGCGGCAGCTACACGGCGCACTAGGCGGCGTGATGGCGCGCGCGAGCGAGCGCAGGCGTCCCAAAAAAACCGGCGCGTTGTCCCAATCTGTGTCCCAATCTGTCGCATATCGCGTGAGAACCCGAAATGAGCGCGAGCCTTAAACCCGACACGGTCGTGCGGCTCGGCGAACTCGTGTTCGAGTCGACGGAAGTGCCGATGAAGATGCCCTTCGGCGGTGAGCAGAAACTCGCGGCCCAGGAGCTCATCGGCGGCGAGCGGATCGTCGACGCCATGGGCCATGTCGAAGACGACATCACATGGAGCGGGCGGTTTCGCGGCGCCAATGCGCGCGCGCGATCCCGGCTCCTTGACGAGATGCGGATTGCGGGCGGCGAGCACACGCTTACCTGGGACGAGTTTTCCTACCGCGTCGCGATCAAGAAGGTGTCGTGCGAATACGAGCGCTTCTACGAGATCCCGTACACGATCACCGTTCTGGTGGTGAAGAACAACTCTGCGACCGCGGCGCAGATGAACGCGAGCCTCGACGCGCAGATGCAGGCCGACGCGGAATCTGCAGTGACGCAGGCCAAGCGTTCGGGTGTACAGCGCGTCATCGATGCGGCGCAGACCGCGCGCGACAAGATCTCGGGCGTGACCAACTTCATAAAGTCATCGCTTGCGCAGGTGACGGCGGTGAAGAACGCCGTTTCGTCCGTCATCATCGAAGTGCAGGGGGCCATCACTGAGGCGGAATCGGTGTGGGGAACCGTGATGAGCATTGACGACCGCTTCGGCGAGGTTGCCGACGTCGTCATGTCCACGGCGAGCCTGCAGGATGTTCGCGCGACCGCGCGCCGGATGGCGCAGAACCTGAGCGCTTTCGGGCAGGCCGGCGCCGTGCGCACCGTCGCCGGCGGCGATCTCTATCGCATCGCAGCGGAAACCTATGGCGATCCGGCGGAATGGGTCACGATCGCGGCCGCCAACCCGATACTCGGCGATGATCCGACCATTACGGGGTTGCGTGAAATCCTCGTGCCCGCGCTCCCGCTTGAGAGCGGCGGCGTTTCCGCAGGCATGGAAGAGGCTGCGTGATGGCGCGCAACGTCGCGCTCAAGGCGCAGGTCCGGACGCCACGGGCGATGGTGCTCCTGAACGGCGTGCAGATTCCGTTCTCGGGCTTCGAGGTCGAGAACCACATTTTCAGCCACTCCGATCGCGCAACGGTGCGCGCGCCGGCGTCGTCTTTGCCTGCCGCCATGAACATGGCGAAGCTGGTGGCGGCGGAAACGATCACACTCGAGATCCTCGCGGGCTTTGTCAAAGACGGGGCGCGGTTCACGCGCGACGAACTCCAGACGATCTTCCAGGGCGACGTCGACGTGAACCGCTGGGTGGCGGGCGATGCGCGCGTCGAGTTCGAGGCGCGATGCTTTTCCGCAGCTCTTGTCGACGCCAAGACGTCCGAGCAGTACCGGAACCTGACCGCGAGTGCGGTCGTGACCAAGATCGCCGGCGAGCATGGCTTGACGCCCGTGGTGACGGCGACGACGCGCACGATCGGGCGTTACTATCGCAGCGATACCGCGGCGCGCACGCATTCTGAGCGTACAAAGTGGGACCTGCTCGTCTGGCTGGCGCGTGAAGAGGGCTTCGTCGTCTATGTGAAGGGCAAGGAGCTCCACTTCGAGCCGCGCCCTGAGCCGACGCAGGACCCATACCTCATCGAATGGGCCGGGCCGGGCGGGGCGGATCCGAACGCCTTCGGTCACAAGGCGTCGGCGAGCCAGATCGAAGTCTCGCGCAACCTGACCCAATCGGAGAGCGTGAAGGTCATCGTGCGGTCATGGAATCCTCGCGACAAGCGCAGCTACGAGGCGTCGAAGACCAAGACCAAGGGCACCAAGAAGCCCGTCGACCACGTTTACAACATTCCCGGCCTGACGGCGCAGCAGACCACCGATCGGGCGGCGCAGATCCTTAATGAGATCACGCGGCACCAACTCAAGATCGTCGTCGAAAGCCCCGCCGACGACGTGCTCAAGATCACCGACATCCTGAAACTCGAGGGATCGCCCTACGACGGGACGTTCTACATCGACTCCATTTCGCGCCGACTGAACCGGGAAGACGGCTATGTCTGGACCATCGAAGGCAAGACCACTGGTCTGGGCGATGATGATGGCGTCACCGACCAGACCGGCTGACGCCCGCGGCGCGCTAGATCCAGCGAGAAAATGTCATGTCCTTCGACCGCCTGGCGAACGCGATGCGTGCGCAGTCGCAACGCTCGCTGCAATCGGTGCGCGCTTTGCGCGGCGGCATCGTCACGTCTTACGATCCAGAGAGCTATTCGGCGCGCGTGTCGCTGCAGCCCGACAACGTTGAAACGGGTTGGTTGCCCGTATGGTCGCCGTGGGCGAACGAGGCATGGGGGCTTGTGTGCCCGCCGTCGCCGGGCGCTCAGGTGGCGGTCATCTTTTTCGAGGGCGACCCCGATGCGGGCGCGGTGTTCGGCGGGCTCTACTCGAACGCTGATCCTGCGCCGAAGATGCCCGCTGATGAAGACGGCGAGCCGCGCGATGGCGAGGCGGGCGAGTTCTTTCTCGTCCACAAGTCCGGCAGCTGCCTTGCGTTCCGCAATGACGGCACGGTGCTCGTGCGCGCCGACACGACCATGCAGATCGACGCGCCGCAGGGGCTCAAGATCAACGCCAATGGCGGCGTCCAGATCAATGCCGTGGATGGCGGCGTCGAGATCTCCGGCGACATCACGCACTACGGGAACCAGGAGACGACGGGCGATCACATCGACTCCACCGCCAACGGAAACAGCACGAACCTCCGCACCTTCCGCCAGAAATACAATGAACACCTGCACATCGGCGTCATGCCGGGTGGGGGCGTTTCCGGCATTTCCAACAAGCCGACTGTGTAGGGCGAGCGATGTCCAATCTTTCCGATCTCGTCGACGTCGGCCACTGGTACGGCGGCGATCTCATCATCGGTGCGACCGGCGATCTTGCGAGCGTCACACGCGTCACGCGCAGCCAGCAACGGGTCTTGCGGCGGCTGCTGACTGCGCCAGGCGACTATCTCGCGCACCCTGATTATGGCGCGGGCCTTCCGTCGCAGGTCGGTGAAAACCTCGATGAGCGGCGCGTGACCGGGATCATCCGCAATCAGATGCGGCGCGAGGAAAGCGTCGTGCGCACGCCCGAGCCCACCGTCGCGCTGCTTCCAATCCTCAACGGCGTCCGAACGGACATCAATTATGTGGTCGCGCCCGGCGCGATTCCGGCAGTGGTGAGCTTCGACGTGAGCAACCCGACTTGAGCGGCGTGACGATGAGTACACGCACCGCCGGCGAGAGAGCGTAGGGGCCCCCATGTCGCTGCAGACCAAGACCTTCACGCAGTTCGTTTCCGATCAGGTCGCCGCTATCCAGGGCGCCGCGGCCGGTCTGATCGACTTCGCGGAAGGCTCCATTCTTCGCGCCGTCTCCGAGGCGGTGGCCCTTGTGGCGCTCTGGCTCGAGAGCCTCGTGGTGCAAGTGCTGCGGATGACGCGCGCATCGACGTCGGTGGGCGACGATCTTGACAGCTGGGTCGCCGATTTCGGGCTCACGCGCGCATCGGCGGCGCTGGCGCAGGGCGTCGTGACGTTCGCGCGGTTCACATCGACGACAGCGGCAACCGTTCCGGTGGGCGCACAGGTCCGCACGGCGGATGGCGCGATGGTGTTCGAGGTCATCGCGGATCTGACCAACAACGCCTACGACGCAGGCGCGCTCGTCTATCGCATGGCGATCGGCGTGGCGAGCGTGGACGTGCGGGTGCGTGCGCTCACCGTCGGTACGTCCGGCAACGTGCAACCCGGCGCCGTCAATACCATCATGTCGTCGATCACCGGCGTCGATACCGTGACCAATGCGCAGGCGTTCTCAGGTGGCGGGGCGGCTGAGACCGATGCGGCGCTGCGGGCGCGGTTCGTGGCCTATCTCGCGTCGCTATCTCAAGCGACCCATGGCGCGATCGCCTACGCGATCAATTCGGTCCAGCCGGGTCTGTCCCACTTCATCATCGACGGCGCCGACGTCGACGGCACGCCGCACCCTGCGTTCTTCTATGTGGTGGTCGACGATGGCAGCGGCGCGCCGTCGGCGGGGCTCATTGAAGACATTGCGGCGGCGATCGAGGAACGCCGTGCGGTAGGGGTCACATACGGCGTTGTCGGGCCGACCGTGCTGTTTGCATCGGTGGTGCTCACCGTGACGGTCAACCTTGGCTATGACGCGGCTGCGGTGCGTGCGGCGGCGGTGACGGCGATCGAGGATTTCATCACGTCGCTGGGTGTCGGCAAGACGCTTCACATTTCGCGCCTTGTGCAGCTGGCGTACGACGCCACGCCCGGCGCGGTTTCCAACGTGACCAATGTCTCCATCAACAGCGGCGGCGTCGATCTTGTGCCGACGCCGGTGCAGGTGGTGCGCACGTCGCTTGTGACGGTGAACTGACATGGCGACCGGCGATCAAGCCGATGTGCACGCGCGGCTCAAACGGCTCATGCCGCGTTGGTTCGGGCAGGATGCGGGTCCGACGCCTGTGCTCGACGCGCTGCTGCAGGCGCCGGCGAACGCGTTTGCATGGGTCCACGCGCTCATTGTCTATGCACGGGCGCAGGCGCGCATCACGACGTCCACCGGCGGGTGGCTTGATCTCAGCGCACGTGATTTCTACGGGCTGACGCTGCGCCGGCGGGCAGGCGAGAGCGACGCGGCGTTCTCGCTGCGAATCCGCACATCGATTTTCAAGCCAGGCGCAACGCGCCAGGCGCTTATCGAGGCGATCACCGACGCCAACTTGGGCGTACCGCCGTCTCGCGTGTTCGAAGTGGAGCGCCCGCTCGACACCGGCGGCTATGGCGGCACGCATATCGGCTACGGGCTTGCGGGCGGGTGGGGCTCGATCGAGGCGCGCGGCAACATCTTCGTCGACGTGCCTGTGCAGGCGGCGCCGCCGCCGTACCTGCCGAGCGGATTCGGGTCGTCCTACGGGGGCTTTGGCGGATCGGGCGGCGCTGGCGCAGGCCAACTGGCGTGGAGCGCCGACGGCGCGTTCCCGCCGGACCAGATTTTCGCGGACATTTTCGCGGCCATCGAGCGGGTGAAGCCCGCCGGCATGAACGTGTGGGTCCACTTCTACTGATTTCGGAGCGAGCATGAACCGCACTATCGTCAAGACCGGGCAGATCCCGATGGATACGGATCTCACGGGCGCCCAGCGGCAGACCTACGTCGCGATGGGGAAGCTGTTTGAGGCGGTGTTCGGGCAGGGGCCCATCGTGCGCGGATTGCCTTGCGTTCCCACGTCCCCGGCGTCCATGGCCGTGCTTGTCAACCCCGGTGAGATCTACTCGCTCGCGCAGGTGGACGCGACCGCGATCGGATCGCTACCGGCGGATACGACTCACTCCATAGTGAAGCAGGGTCTCAATCTCGATCCGGTGACGCTTAGCTGCCCGGCGCCGCTCACACTCGGGCACTCGATCAACTATCTCGTGCAGGTTAAGTTCGAGAGCGCGGATACGACCAACGTCGTGCGCGGCTACTTCAACAGCGCGGCGCCGTCGATCCCGTGGACCGGTCCGGGCGGCGGTAATGCCGCGGATGCGACCGTTCGCGAGGACAAGTGTACGCTTGCCGTGAAAGCCGGCGTGTCTGCGGCGACGAACACGCAGACCACGCCCGCGCCAGATGCAGGATACATCGGCCTTTATGTGGTGACGGTCGCCACAGGGCAGACTTCGATTCTACAGGGCAACATCGCACGGCTTAACGGCGCGCCGTTCGTGGACAACAGCCTTGCGGTGAACAATTTCGCCAGCGCATCGGCGATCCAGAGGCAGACCCACACTTACGCGGCCGACACTGGCGGCATCAATGCGTATGTGGTGACCCTCACGCCGGCGCCTACCGCATACACCGATGGCATGAAGTTCTCGTTCCGGCCGATCAACACCAACACCGGCGACGCGACTGTGAACGTCAACGGACTCGGCGCAAAGCAGATCAAACGCAACACCGCGGCGGCGCTCGCCCCCAACGACATCTGGGCGGGCTCGTACACGACCGTGACGTATAGCGCGCTGCTCGACCAATTCCTGCTCGACGTCATCTCCGACAGTCAGATCGTACACCGCTTTGCGAACGAAACGATCGACGGTGAGAAGCGATTTGTCGGGGGCGTGACGACGTTCGAGTCGACTTACACCACCCTGGCGTTCGTCGACACGAACGCGGCGCTCAATGAAAAGCGCTTCGTGATGGAGGTCTCGGGCGGACTTCTCAGCTGGTACACCCAAACCGACGACACTTCCAGCACGTCGCCGTTCATGCGCGTGGGGCGCACTGGCCTGACGCCTACGGAAGTGAACTTCCTTTCGACTACGCTCAAGCATGGCGGCAGCAATGTCCTGACTGTCGCCAATCTCGGTGGAACGTCCAATAACTTTACGGTCCAGCAGACATTCTCAAACCCGAGCGGCGCCATTCTTGTCGCGGCCGATGGCGCGAGCTTCAACTACCCGGTGCGGTTGCGCAACAACCAGATCAACGGCTCCGGCCAAGGATTGTCGCTCGTATGGCAGATGGGCACAGGCGGTTCGACGGTCGATGCGGCGTACCTTCACGCGATTTCCACGGCCGACTGGACCATCTCTGGCAATCGATCGCTCGCGCTCGAGTTTCACACCTCCCAAGCAGGTTCGATCACAAAGCGCCTCATCATCGGCTCGCCGGCGGTGGAAGTGGTGAACGCGGATCTGCGCGTTCCCGTCACTCGGCCGTCGATCACCGACAACAGCGTGGCGCTGCTTCGTCTGGTGGCGGCGTCGATCACGACCGGCACGCCGATCGCGACCGATAGCGGCAAGCGCATCAAGTGTTCGGGCGGCGTGACGATCCCGGTGAACACGTTCGCCGATGGCGACACGCTGGTGATCTATGGCAACGGCACCAGCCGCACGATCACGCAGGGGAGCGGCCTGACGCTCATTTGGGCCGACACCGGCGGCACCGGCAACCGCACACTCTCGGCATACGGCACCTGCGTCGTCACGTTCAATAGCGCGACGGAAGCGGTCATTTCGGGGAACCTGACATGAGCGCTGTCCGCGCGGTTCTCTCCGCACTCAAGGCGTCAGCTGCTTCGGGTCTGGCGGCGATCACTGGCGTGGTGTGGGGCGACATCACAGCGACGTCGCCGGCGGCGAACAACACCAACGCCAACCAGACGATTACCTTCACCGGCGGCGGCTCGCGCACGCTGCAGGCGTCCTTCGCCATGATGGGGACTCTCGAGTATTCGAAGAACAGCGGGGCTTTCACGTCCATCGCCAACTTCGGCACTGTGAGCGTGGCGACTGGCGACACGTTGCGCTGGCGATACACGCCCAACGGCGCGGCTGACGAGCTCGCTGTCGTGAACATCCAGGACGTGACACGCGGGAGCGCGCTTGATTCTTTCAACGTGCAGGCGGTGGGTTACGCCGGCGCTTTCATCGGCGGCGGACCCATCGGCGTCGTCCAGGATCTCTACCCGTCGAACGGCTATACGCGATCCAATTCGTTGACCGTGCTGTCGTCGTTCACGCTGACCCTGTCGGCGGGTACGGGGTCGAAGTGGCTCGTCTCCATCAACGGCGGGGCGGGGCAGTCAGTGGCGGGCAGCTATGCGGTGAACGCGGGCGAGACCATCGCGCTTCTGTTCCGCAGCAGCGGCTACGGCGATGAAGACACGTGCGCACTCTTGCGCAACGGCGCGGCGTTTGACACGTGCTTCGGCCAGACCTTCGGGTATGACTACGGCCTACTTTAAGCGGAGCGGACCCTTGCAAATCGAATGGAAGATCACGGGCCTGAAAACGTCGGTCGTTCCGGCGCCGGGCACCGTTGTGGAAGCGTCGTACTCCGCGCGCATTTTCGATCCAGCGGATGAGGGCGCGGCCAGCGCAGAGATGCACGGGTCTGTGCCGATCGAGAAGCAACCCAAGCCACGCGTGCCGGTGGGGCCGCAGCCGGCTCCGGAGCCCGACGCGCCGTTCGTTGCGGTCGGCGACCTGACCGAAGCGATGGTGCTCGCGTGGCTATGGGAAGGGCCGGTCGGCAAGGAAGCGACCGAGACTGAGCTTCGCCGACGCGTCGGGGGGGCGGCGACGTCGTTGCCGTGGGCGCCGCCCGTCGAGGATCCATCGCCGGCGTAACTCCCGCGCGCCGACCGCGCGCTATCTTGGCGCATGATTTTCCGCGTCATCTACCCTGGAGCCCTCGAACCCCTGCTCACCGAGCGGGCGGGTCGAGGGCTCTTTCGCGTTTGTGTGCCCTGCGTGTTCGCGATTGGCGACCGTCACATCGTCGTGCCGCGCGGCTTCATCACCGATGGCGCGAGCATCCCGCGCTGGGCGCGCTGGGCGATTGAAAGCTGGGGCAGGGTGGCGTTTGCGTCGATCCTTCACGACTACATGCTCGAGCACACCAACGAAGAGAAGTGGCTCATCGACTGGTGCTTCTACGGCATGCTGCGAGCGTGCGGCGTCGGCGGATTGACTGCGGCCGCCATGTATCTGGCAGTGCGCACACGCTCGGCGGCGGCGCGCAAATCCCAAGTCGACGGGCTTGGCGCAAACTGCTTCGCATGATCCAAGCTCTCCTGCACGTCTTCACTTTCATTGTCGCCACGGTCGCTGTGCTGTGGACGCTCTACGCGTTCACCAGCGGCCAAAAGAACCCGGTCGCAGTCTGGCTGTCGCCGCTGCGCGCGGCGGTTGCGTGGCTCGTGGAGCGCTGGCGCGACGTCAACGGCCTGTTCGCGGCCAAGCGCGTGGCGACCTTCGCAGCGTTTGCGGGGGAGGCGGAACGGTTCACACCGCTCGATCGCGCGGGGATCTTGCTGCGCGGCGCGCCGCGCGTGGCGTTCGGCTTCGCGATCGTGGTGGCGGTGATCCAGCTGCTCGTCGTTCTGCCGACGCTCAAGGTCGAAGTGTCCGACGCGACGCTCGCGGCGCTTGTGGGGCTCGCGGGGCTCTATCTCGGCGCGCGCTCGATCGACAAGGCCAACGGCGTCTCGTGATGGGCGGCAGCTGGAAACTCTACGCGGCCGCTGCTGCAGCGCTCGTCATCATCACCGGCGTGATCGCCGTTGTTTCGGCGGTGCGTGACGCCGGCGGCGATGTCGAGGCGGCGCAAGGGCAGACCCGCGCGGCCAACGGCGCGGCCCGGGTGGCGATCGTGCGCGAGACCACTCAGGGCGCGGTGGCGGAAGAGACCGCGCGCCAGGCGACGCAGCAGGTGATCGTCGAACGCGTGGTGGTGACACAAATCCAGAAGGTGCGAGCGCATGTGGAATCGAAAACGCCTATTCCCGCTGATCTTGCTCGCGACTGGATCGCTGGGCTTGAGCGCGTGTGCGACAAAGGCCCAGCCGATGCCTGCCCGGTCGGCGGCGACGATCGATCTCAGCGAGACGCTCAAGACGAGTAACTGCTTGCGGGGGACCATGCCTGTCGAAGACGGGCTTGATCTGGGGGACGTGATGGCGTTCGGCGCCGAGCAACTCGGGGGCCGGATCTGTGAGAGGGAGCGGGGCGATAGCCTCGTCTCCGTCGTGGCGAAGTTCAATGCCGCCCAGATCGACGCCGTCGCCGCCGCCGAGCGGGAGGCGCAGGCAGCGGAGCGCAAGCGCCGACGCTGGCGGCTCTGGTAGCCCCGTAGGCGCGCAAGACGCCGATCGGCTGTATGGTGAGGCGCGACGCGCCCGACGAAACGAGAAGGGCCCCGGCTTCCCAGCCGGGGCCCTTTCTGCGTTCGTGGGTCCGATGACGGGCCAGGCGCGGCCCAGGTCCCGCTAGATCCGGCGCTGGATCTAGGCGCGGACCCGGATGCGGGTGTCGCCTTCGCCGCCGAGCGGTACGTCGCCGATCATATCTTTGAGGTCGAGAACGGACTGCTCGAGCGGGGTGGCGGCGAGATCGTCGCCTTCGGCGATGCGTTCGGCTTCGACCTGTGCATCGACGTGGGCGTAAAAGATCGCCCGGGCGCGGTGATAGGTCAGGTGGCAGGCGCGCATGGTCGGGCGGATCTGAGCGCCTTGCTCGAACATCTGGCGCGCCATTTCCTCACGGCGTTCCTGCGGCAGCTTGGCGACGTCAACGACGGCGCTCTGCTCGATCCCGACGGGGGCTGCGTCGGCCTGCGGGGGCAGGGCGCCGGCGCCGAGGCCGAGCGCGAGCATGCCCATCGCAGCGGCCTTGCCGCCATCCATGACGCTGAACCCGCGCCGGGCGTCGGTCTCGGCGCGCACAAGCGATTCCTTGGCTTCGGTCTCACGGCGCACGCGCTCGTCTTCTTCCTTGGCTTCGTCCTTGTCGATCGACTCCCGGCCCGAGATGATCCAGTTCGACGACATCTTGCCCATGGCGACGAACACGGCGCACGCGACCACCAGCGCGCCCGGCGGCAGCGCCATTTCCGACATATCGGGCTTGGTCAGCACTTCCCAGCCGATGTGCACGCCCACGGCTCCCGTGAGAGCGAAGCCGACGGCGAAGAAGGTGGCGGGGATGGCGACGTGCAGATAGCGCCGGCCGTGCTTCCACGCGACCTGTGCGTGCGACGCCATGCAGTTTGCGGCGCCCATGGCGGATGCGCCGGCGAGCGCAAAGGCGGCGACGCAGACGGCTTTCAGGAAAGGTCCGGCGTTGAGGGTGGCGGGCAGGAAGTCCGAGCGCCACAGCAGCACGCCTGCAACCAGCATCGCCGCAACGGACCCGGTGAGGGCCCATGCGAAGAACTTCGACACTTCGTACTTGTTCACAACACGCTCCTTGGTTTGGGGCCAAGGGTCGGCGGTGTCGGTTAACGCGCGTTCCATTAACTCCGGGCGCGCGTGCCCGAAAGAAAAAGCCCGGCGGTGGAAGCCGCCGGGCCAAGTCTGGGATTAGGGAGGGTGTCTGTCCAAGGGAAGACGAGGGAGAGGTTAGCCCCGCGCACCGCGTTGGGGAGAGAGCGCGCGGAACACGTCCCCGAGCATGGCGCCCAGACCCTGACGACCGCCGGGCGGGAAGGACATGATCTGCGCCGTCCCGCCGCTCTTGGCCGCGTGGTACTTCGCGCGCGCTTCGGCGTTCTTGGCTTCACGCTTTTCGGCGTCCAGTTCGTCGGGGGATTTGGCCGGGATCTGGAACGCCGACGTCACGCCGATGATGAGCGCGAGGATCAGCGCGGCGAGCCCGATGTTCTCTGGCGAGCGGTGTGCGGTGATGACGTCGCCCTTCTGGACGGTGGGCAGGTATTTCGCGCGTTCGGCGAGGGCGTTGGCGCGACGTTGCGCGATTCCGGCGCGGCGTGCGGCGATTTCGACCTCGGCGAACTTGTACGGTTCGGAGACTGTTTTGGTATCGAGCAGCCGTGTGATTTCGGCATCGATTCCGCGCAGACGGCGTTGGGCTGCGGCGATGGCGTCGGCTTGGGTGGCGGGGTCGGCGTTGGCGACGAAGGTGAAGGCGCGCGAGCGTTCCGCCGAGAGGCGGGCGCGTTCGGTCGTGCGTGCGGCGGCGTCTTCTTCGGACGCGGCTTGCGCGCGGCCGACGATGGCGGATTCGTCGATCGAGGCTTCGGCGACATCGAGGCTTGCGATGGCGGCGTCGGAGGCGGCGATGCGCTTCTTGGCGAAGGCATAGTCGTCGGACGCGCGGTGCTGTGCGGCAGCCGCCTTGGCGTCGCCTTCCGCCAGTGCGCCCGACAGCTGGAAGCCCGACCAGACGAGGCAACCGATGACGACGAAGAGCGGAATGAGCAGCGACGCGAACGCGCGACGGCTGGCGAGATAGCCGATCACGCGCAGGCCGAGCATGCCGGTGGTCGAGAAGACGATCGAGGCGACGAGGAACGCGCGTCCCCATTCTTCGGTCGCAGCGGCGGCGCGGGTGTGGTCGGCGATGACGTATTCGACGAAGCCGCCGGCGACGATGCCGATGACGCCGAGAATGAAGGCGGTCTTGATCGGGCGCTGGTGGCGCACGGGCGCAGAGGCGGGCGCTGCGGTTTTGGCCTTCGCCGGCGCGGGCGCCGGGGGCAGGTACATGGGGAGATCGGATTGCATTGTGGTGGTTCCTTCGTTGTGGTGGCGGTGCGGTGGGGTGAGGGCGATCGAGCGGAACGGTCTTGGTGAGGGTGAGATGTGCGGGTGGTGCGGGTGAAGGTTGAGCGGAACGAGCGCCGCATGGCGGTGCGGCGACTCCCAAACTAGGGCTATACGCACACCTATGCAAGCGCGAGAGGCGAGTCCGCGCATGATATTTTCGACAGGGTGATTGCGCCAATCTTAGCGCGTCATGGCGACGGCAACTGCGCCTTCATCTGGCAGACGAACTGCACGTCCATGACGTGATGCGGTCCGCCATTGACGATCTCTGCTTGCGAGATGGTGAGCATGTGATCGCGAACGCTGCAGCGTTCGCAGGAGACCGCGAGCTCTTGGGCGCGCGTGGCGCGGTTCTCGGTCATTTCCGCGCTGGCGTGGCACCCGGCCTTGTCGGCGGACAGCTTGAACTTCACGTCATTCTCCGAGCAGGATTTGCAGCGCGCGCTCGCCGGCATGGCGCGAGCACATGGGGCGACCGTCGATCTCGACGGAGCAGTAGAGCGCGCATCGCGCGGGATCCAGATTGCGCTTGGCGTACTGCGCCGCGCGCCATCCAGGGGCGCCGTGCGGATCGGCGACCGGCACGGAGCACTGGATGCAGCTGCTGACGTGCGGCACGCGGCGCGGGGCGATGCGGCGCGCGCGGGGCAGGGCGTCGGTCATGGCGTTTCTTTCAGGCCATCCAGGATGAAGAGGCGCGCGGCTTGCGCGACGCTCACGCCCTTCTTCTTCGCCGCGTCGCGGAGCTCTTCGTATTCGTCTTCGAACAAGCGGACGGCGAACTGCAGCCGGGCGCCGGTCTTTGTGCCGGTCGGCGTTCCGCGCATGATCGGGGCATGGCCGAGCGGGCGACCGGTTGGGTTGGCGCTCATGGTGCGGCGTCCACGGCGAGCGAGGCCATGCGCCACTGTATCGCCGGGCGCCCGTTGTTGTGGTTGCGACGCTCACAAATGACCTCGCCGCGTCCGCGCATGGCGTCCAGCATCGCCCACGTTTTCATCGGCGGCTGTTTCAACGCGAAGGAAAGCGCTTTGAGGGTCATCGGGCCGTCGCGAAGCAGGCGTGCGATATCGGCGGCAGGCGTGTTATCGGCGCTCATGGCGTGCGCGACCCGCCGCTGCCGAAGAGGATCGACATGCGGTCTTGCATCTCTGCGACGATCGCCTCTGCGCTGCGTGCGCCCGGGACGTAGGGCCAGAGGAACTGATGCGGCTCGGGGCGATAGAACCACGTCTTGTGGCATTTGCGGCACGCGCAGCCTGCGGGCGCGCCGGTCCAGTCGCGCGGCTCGTGCGTGCCGCCCATGACGCACGCGCGCGAGGCGATGAGGCGGCGCTCGTAGGCGTTGCCGCGTTCTTCGGGGGAGAGGCTCATGGCGTCGGCTTTTCGCAGTGGGCGGCAACTTCGACACGTCGAATGTTGGCCCCGTCATCGACTTTTAATCGTCCGTTCGACCAGTGCGCGAGGCCCGCGCTGAGGAGATCATCGCCCGCGACCTCGTAGGTGTGGCGCGCCACGGCGAGCGGGCGATTGTCGAATGTGGCTTGGTACATGATGCGCACGTCGCTCATTCCGCTTCCCCGAGCGTGGCGGCGGCGCCTTCGCTGAAGGCATTGGCGGGGGAGGCGGCGCCGCCGATCCACTTGTATTCGGTCGCGCGCAAGGCAGGGTCGCTGGCCTCGTGCATCGCGATGAACGTCTCGGCATCGATCTTTCGCGCGAACCGCATCGCCTTGTTGGCGTCGGGCCAGAAGGTCGTGTTGCCGTATCCCGGCCCGAACTGGAGCCACTGCGGCGCGCCCAAATCGTTGCGCTCGATAAGCCAACCCGTCTCCGCTTCCCGTGCTTCTGCCGACACCCACTGCCGCCGCTTGATCTCCGACGCGGCGAGCGCTGCCGATAGGCGCGCGATCATCGCGGCGCCGGCTTCCAGCTGCGTGGCGAGGCGATCGGGTCGACCTTCGACGACGGACTTGCGTTCGTCGTTGCTGCGCCGGATGGCGGCGCGGATGAGCATGGCTTCGGCGAGCTCGTGCGATTCCCGGCCGAGCGCGGCGACGTGATCGCCGATATCGCTGTCGAGCATCACTCCCAGGACTTCGGCGAGCCGGGGCAGGAGATCGGCGTACACCTGCACCAGCAGACCGAGCACGGCGGCGTCGACCGGCACATTGGCGCCCATATCGGCTTGCACACGCGCGCGCAGCTTCGCGATCTCGTCTGGATCTATCTGCAGGAACATGGTCGTCGAGCCGTGGGCGTTGCGGACTTCGCCGCGGCGCGCTTCGGCGAGCAGGCGTTGGAGGGCGACGCTGTCGAGCGCAGGGGCGGGCATGGGAGATCCTCGGCGTGGTGGTGGCGTGGTGGCATGACAGGGTAGGCAAGTGCACGATCGCCGCATGGGGCTACGCAGCGATCGCGCGGTGCGTGTGAGCTACTTCATGGCGGGCCTCCCTTGCGCGAGGGAGCGGCGGGCGCGGCGCGCGCGGCCTGAGCGGCATAGTGGAGGTCGCGTCTGTGCTGCGCGCGACGATCATCTTCGCACAGGTGGCACCCATAGCCGAGATATGACGCATCGCTGTCGTGGATCGCATAGGCGGGCTCGCCGGAGCCGCAGCGACAGAGGAACGGCTTGCCCATCAGGCGGCGCTTTCAGCGGGCGCGTTGTCGATTTCGGTCTGCCATTCGTCGGCCCATTTCTTGAGGTCGATCGATGCGGAATAGGCGTCGAGTGCGGGCGTCAGCGCTTCGAAGCGTGCGGCCTGCTCCGGGGTGAGCCGCTTGATGATGGCGTACATATCCTTGTCGGTCTGGCGCAGGCGGTCGGCGAGATCGTCGATCATGGCGACGGTGGTGGCGGGGCCGTGGTCGGTCATGTGGCCGCCCCCGTCTTCATGTGTGAGCGAGCGATGCGGCGCAGAAAGGCCCGCGCAACTTTGGCGGCGTCTCGCGATGCGCCTTCAACCCACAAGGCGCCCTCCAATGCCTCAACAAACTCAAAGGCAGCGTCAGCATTCTTTAGGTGGCGCGGGCGCATGGGGTTGCCGAGATAGTGGTCGATCTCCGCGTAGGCGCCGTGCTCGGTGAGGCGATACTTCAATGTCGCGCCGCAAAGGCTGCAGGCCTGCGGACCGTCCTCGATCGCGGAGTACCAGTCGCCGCCGTCAATACCCTCGACGAAAGCCTCTTCCTCGTCGGTGCGCGCATAGGCCGGTTGCGCGTCGGGCACACATGCGAGGCCAAGCTCTTTCGCGCGGGCGATGCGGACGCACGGGTAGCAATAGCTCGGGCCTGCGTCTGACCACAGCCAGTATTGCGGCGGCGGTGACGAGGCGAACGCATTCGCGCGACAGATGGCCGTCGCGATGGCGTCTCGGGGGCTCTGGCGCGCCATCACGAGATCCCCGCGTCGGCGTTGAGCAGGGCGACCGCGTCTTCGATCGGCAGATCGTTCAAGATCTTGTCGACCCATGGCGTTTTGCGCGCCGCTTCCAGCTTGGCGATCGGCTGCTCGAAGATGCCGGGCTTTTCCTTGTGCGTGAACAGCACCTTGCGGCGCAGCGCGGCTTTCGTGGTCGTCGTGTGCACGAAGGCGTCGACCTGCGTGTCCACTTCCCACTCGAGATTGTGCGGGCAGGTCATGGCGGGCGTGTTGCCTTCGGCTTTCTGCAGCACGACCTGCGGCTTGTTGGCGATCAGCCACGCGTCGACCTTGGCGAGCAGGGCGCGGCCTTCCTCGCCGGGCGTGATGGGGTTGACGTCGGTCGACCCGCCGTGGCCCCGGTTGGAGGCGAGGAACGCCTTCTTGCCGTCGACATAGACGTCGGCGGTGAAGCAATTCGTCTCTTCCGAGAGGGTGGCGTGATAGGCGATCTTCTTGAGCGTGACTTGCATGGCTTGGCTCCGGTGGTGGACGGATCGCGCCGGCGGCGCAGTGGTGGCATGACCAAACTAGGGCTATACCTCCCCCATGGCAAGGGAAAAATGCCCCATTGCGAACGAAAGTGCAACGGCTGGTTTCAGCGTGCGGGCGCGGGGCACCATTGCGCCTTGCGGCCGCGCCAGCGCTGGGCGTGGCCGGCGCGCATCATCATCTCGCCGAAGTCGCGGCCATCCAGGAGGATGCGCGCGACCGGGCGCCCGTAGCGATCGGTTCGCCCGGTGGGCAGCGCTTCGACTTTGCGGGCGCGCCCGATGATCTGCCCGGCGTAGCGTTGCGCGGCGCGGCCGCGTTCGATCTCGACGGGGCACTGTGCGCGCGTGGCGCTGGTTTCCGGCGCATCGATGTTCTCGACCCGCCACCGCACGCCCGTGTGCCGATCGCGGATGGTGTCGCCATCTGAGGCGACCGGCGTGGTGAGCAGCACAGCGGCGAAGGCGAGGGAGATGAGCATGGTTTGGCCGTCCTATGCTGCGAACAATGGCATGTGCTGCTCGAGCGCGTAACCGCCCCACTGGGATGCCATCGCTTTGGCGATTCCGGGGAAGGTTTGGCTGCGGATCTCGGAGCGCTTCGGGCCCGGCGGGGCGTTGTGCACGGCCGACCACTTCTTGTGTTCTTCGGTGCCGGCCTTCGGCGGAGTGAGGCGGTTGGTATCTTTGAGCGCCGGCAGCCCGCGCAAATAGAACGACGTGGCCTTGAACGCCTCGTCTCCGAAGTACCACGGCTGCACGGTCTGCGCGGGATCGGCATAGTTCACGATCCGCGCTTTCGCGTGCTTGTGCATGACCGGGTTCTCGACGGCGATGCGATCGATCGGGGCATTCCACGCGGCAGAAAACAGCGCAGCGCCTTCCTCCAGACTGGACCAGAGGAAGGCGAGACGTTCCTCCCGGTTCATCATCGCATACGCGTCCGCCTGCGCTTGCGTGTAGTGCTCGAGGTTGAGTTGGCCGCACGGCTCTTTGAGCCAGCGGACGCCGCTATTTGTGAGCCTAGTACATGGGGGATGGGCCACAATGAGCAGATCCCACCCGTCATGCAGGTGGTCGCGCACGTCGCCGCGTATGTGCCTGTTGGAGCCGTCGCGCGATGGCTTGAGATCGCACGACCATGCATCGTGTCCGAGTTCGGCGAAGGCGCGTCGCACCACGCCCGATTCCTCGAACGCGATGAGCACGCTCAACGGTTTGACGATCGCGGGGGAGGGAGCGGGGCGCATGTGGTGGATGCTCACACAGGGCTGGCGGTTTGGGAGGGCGTCAGTCGAGACGCGTGAGGTAGGCGCCGCGCACCGTGCAGAACGACGCCGTGGTGATGTAGCGGTCGTTCCAGTCGCGGTTGTCGGCGTAGGCGACGTCGACCGCGCCGCGCTGTGTGCGCGACTGCGCTTTCGCGAAGCGCTTTGCGGCGTCGACCGAGGCCATGTCGCGGGTGAGATCGTCGACGCGGTCGCCGTCCTGATCGTAGAGGATGAAGTCGAATTGCATGGCGTGACCTCCGGTGCGCGCGGCGGTCAGTAGCCGAGCCAGCGGAGCACATCGGCCGCGTCCCACTCCGGACCGGGGCCGAGCTCGGCGAAAGCGAACGCGTCGTCGCAGTCGTGCTGCGCGAGCAGGTAAGCGACGTTGCGGCGATCGAGCATGATGGGGTCGCCGTCTTCGCTCGCCTCGAAAGCGTCGCAGACGGTGTAGCGTTCCTGGGTGGTGGTCATCGTAGTGGCTCCGGTGGTGGGCGGGTTGCCGTTGGTGATGAAGCGAAACTAGGGCTATACCTGCACGGGCGCAAGCGAAAAATGCCTCACGTCTGCCTTTTCCGTCCTTTGTTTTCAGGCGAGCCGCAGCAGATGGCGCAAGCCGCGCTCGAGCATGGCGGGCTTGTCGTCATCCTTGAACTTCGCGCGCGCCTCGTTCCAGACGTCGAGATGGTCGGCGCGTTTAAGGGTGACGCCCAGCTGCAGGGGCTTGCCGGCGGGCGATGGTTTTATCGTCGAGCGGGGTAGGCGGTCAGGCAGCGGCGGGCGACGCTTCCGGCCCATGAGCGACGCCAGCGCGAGCACGATGAGTTCTGGCTTTGTGAGCTCGGGCCAGGTCGCGCGCGCGAGATCCCACAAGTCGATGTGCTCCGGGCGCTTGAGCACGATCGCGAGGGGCAGGTGCTTACCTTCCTCGCGCATGGCGCGCTCATACGCGGCCGACCATTCCGGTTGGCGTTCATGGTACACGCGAGACGGGGCGGGGGCGGGCGTTCGGGGGGCGGCGCGCGCCGCGCGTTTGCGGGCGGGCTTCTTCTTCGTGCGTGTGGTGGCGACCATGGGGTCAGCCTCTTCACACAGTATAGCCCTATCTGCAACGCCGCCGCCGGCGGTGTCGAAAGCAGCCATCTCAAGCGGCCTTCGCGGCGCGGGCCGCTTCGGGGAGGTTAATCCGCAGGGTGACGGTGTTGACGTTCGTGCCCAACGCTTCGAACGACCGGGCGGGCAGGTCCCAGAACTTGCCCTTCATCGCCTTGACCTTTTCGCGGAAGAGCACGGTCTTGCGGTCCTCGCGAAACTCCACACCCGCCGACATGACCGCGATCAGCTGACCGCCCGGCCGCACGAATTTGAGGGCGTGGTTGACATGGTCGACGTCCAGCCCGCGATCAAAGGGCGGGTTCATCACGACCGCGTCGAAGAGCGGCAGGCCGAGCGCGGTCCATTCTTCCGGATCGCGATCGAGGAAGTCGCAACAGTACGTCTCGAAACCCTGGGCCCGCAGATGGTTCGCGCGATCGGGGTGGATCTCGATGCACGTCACAGTGCGCCCGGCGTCGCGGAGCGCGCGCGCGATCGCGCCCTTGCCGGCGGACGGCTCGAGGATGCGCTTGCTCTCAATCCAGAGATCGTTGAGCAGCGTTTCAACCACGCGCTCCGGTGTCTCGAAAAACCCGAGGTTCTTCGCCATGGCGCGCGACGGTTCGGATGCGGCCTTGTCATGGGCGGCGTCAGCGGATGCGTCCGCGCCGGCGCCGAGCGTTTCGCCGTAGTATTCGGCGAGCAGCTGATTGACCTTCGTGACCAGATCCTTGCGCTTGAACCACAGGTGAGCGTTGCCGTTCTGATAGACGCAGATCCGGAAGAAGTCGTCTTCGGCCTCGAAGGCGCCGATCTTCCAGCCGTCGTTGCCGCCTCCGCCACGATTGCACTTCGCGTCGTTGAGCTTGCCGATGATCGACCCGTGGTAGCGCTCCGGGTGCGGGCGATCGTCCAGGACGCAGAAGACGCGCTCGACGTCGCGCAATGTCTCGTCCTTGTTCATCGTGCCGAACTCCGAATAGAAGTGCGACAGGATCACGCGCGACCCGATCTTGAAGCCGTCGTGCGAGCGGAAGCGACGGTCTAGGCCCGAGAAGGCGTTGGCGAGACCGCGCCGGAAAATGAGCCCGCTATCCTGCACCAGCGTCGCCATGGTGGCGAAACAGTTCTCGGCGGTGGCGGGCGGGGGATTGTCGCGCAGGGACTGGCGAAACTCTTCGCGCGCTTTGGCGTCCATGAGCTTCTCCAAACCCATGTGATCCAGCAGGCGATTCCAGATCCCACGGTCCAGGTGCTGCGTGCGATCGAGCAGGAAGGCGTCACGGTCGCCCTTGGGCCAGTCGCGCGAGTAGCGGTCGCCGATGCCGAGGCGCGGGCCTTCTCGGTTGTCGGTGGCGCAGGCGGCGAGGTGTTCGGCCTCGCGCAGCACGTCGAAGGCTTGGCCGAAGGTCTCGATCGCGCGAGTCCGGAATCCCTCGATCTGCTCGATGGTGGCGCGGGGGACGGGGAGTGTGGTGGTCATGGGGTCAGTGTCCGGTGGTGGCGGATGGCGGGGGTTAGGCGGCTTCGTTCTGCGGGCGCGCGCAGTCCGGACAACCGGCATCGCCGCAGCTGCCCTGATATCCGGCGTCCTTGCAGTCGATTGACCCGATCTCGGCATTGCACGACGGGCACTTGTCGTTGCAGTCGCAGCAGTGCTCATCTTCCCACGTCTCGTCGCAGGCCTCGCAGTGATAGGTCTTCGTGAACCATGCCATGACGATCTCCTATGGTGCAGCAGGCGCGCCGCGCGCCGCGCGCAGCGTGCGCGCGGCGTCCGGTGAGTGTGGTTAGGCGGCGAGGGCGGCGCGGTCGAGGATTTCGATTGCGCCCGCTTCCTCGGCATCGGCGAGCACGTTTTGGATGAAGCGCATGACGAGGGCATCGGCATCGAAATCCCCAAGCGCTTCGCCGGTTTTGCGCACGAGGGTGTAGGGCGCCGAGCCGCCGCCGGTGGGCGAGATGGCGAGCAGCGCGGCGTGGATGGTTTGCAGTTCGGCGGTGGTGAGCGAGAGGGTGTGCATTGTGGCGGCTCCGGTGGTGGTCGGTTGCTGATGAATTGAAACTAGGGCTATACCAAACGGAGCGCAAGCGAAAAATGCCCCGCCAGCATCCGGCGAGGCATTATTTATTCGATCGTCCAGCGGCGCTGGATCTAGCTCTTGTGCGCGCGTTTGGATGGCGCGCGCTTGGCGACGCGTTTGCCGCCGGTGGCGAGCACGGAACCCGCCAGATCCTTCGCGCCACGCGCCTGCTTACCCTTCACCGCCACGGCTCCCATGGACGTCGAGAGGAACTGCCCCTTCGCCCTGGCGGCGACCTTCTTTGTGTAGTCAGTCAGCGGGCCGTGAGCGTGCTGCATTTCTTTCATCGCGAAGGTGTCGCCACGCACGGTGTCGCGGACATTTCCGAAGCCCAGCTTCGTCGCGCGGCCCTCCATTACGGCGATCTCGTCGAGCGCGCCATGGACCGCCTTGCGCACGACTTCGGGCGCGAGATCGATCACGATGATGAGGGTGCGAGTCGCCTTGTCCGGCATCGCGCGGCCCTGTTCCCAATCGCGCACGGTGGCGACCGCGAATCCATACTGCTCTGCGAACTGCTCCTGGGTGAGGCCGAGGCGCGTGCGGATACGCTTGGTGTCGATCGGGTGGGGCACATGCACGCGGACGCCAGGCGCGTCTTCGCCGCGCGCGAAGGCGAGGGCGCTGCGGGCGCCGGCGAGGATCTTGTCTCCTGCTTTCGTCATGGCTTCTGTTTCCCTTTCAATTCGGCGACTTTTCTCTGCACCCCAGCGAGATATTCCGGCCCGATCTTCGCGAGCAGCTTCTTCAACGCATTGACCTCGGCGGCGGTCAGATTGTCCTTCTCGCCCTTCGCGAAGAGCGCGAGCAGGAACACCGGCACGTTGTCGCCGGCGAAGTAGGTGATGACACGAACGCCGCCGCTCTTGCCCTTGTTGTCTTTGGCCGCGAAGCGGAGCTTGCGGGCGCCGCCCGATCCCCGAATGATCGCGCCGGCACGGGGGTTCGCGGCGATGGTCGCCGCGATCTCGTCGAGTTCATCCTGCTCGACACCGGCTGCTTTCGCGTGCGCGACATAGGGGGTGGTTTCGATGACCGCGTGCATGTCTATAACTACGGGAAACCCGTAGCTATGTCAACCGCGATGTAGCACCGCGCTTCCTTTGCGCGGCGTCGAAACCGGCGCGATCGGGTCGGACGGCGCGCGGGGCAGGCAGCGCGAGCGCAGCAGGGTCAACGGCTGGCCGCGCACTTCCGGGGTGATGCGCAAGAGCCAGATCCGGACGCCGGCGGCATCGACCCGGCGCACGATGATCTTGTCGGAGCCGATGCGCCGGGAGGTCTCGACGCTGCCGCTGCGCATGCCCTCGCTGCAGTCACGACAGAAGACGCGGCCGTCGCGGGCCGCGCCTTCGTCGCGCTCACACAAGGCGGCGCAACCGCCGCAGGTGACGAACGGCTCCACGTCAGTCGAACCGGATCGTCGCGCCCTTGAAGACGCCCCGGCAGACCGCGCCGCTCACGCGCACGCCGCTCGGCGATGTGGCGCGGAAGCCGGTCGCATAGACGTCGTCTTTGCTGCAGGCGAGCCAGCGGTAGCCCGTGGGCTCGATCTGCGCGAAACCTTGGGCGGTGAGCAGGCGCGTCGCGCCGCGCGCATCAACGCCCCAGAGTGGTAGGGTGACGGTCGCGATGACGGCGAGCGCGCCGATCGCAAGCGTGACCATCCAGCTTAGATCCCGTGTTCTCATGTTGCACCTCCCGCGTTTGCGACCGCGTCGTGCGTCTGCGCGTCGGCGCCGGCTTCTTCGGTAGGTTCCGACCGCTCTTCTTCGAGCTCGTAGTCGAGATCCGGCTCCAATCGTCGGCGTTCGGGCAAGAGCGCACACAGCCAGGGCGGCGGCTCGAACCAGTGCGTCGGGCCATCGATCGGGTCGCACCTGTCGCCCCTGTAGCCCCACGACAGCCATCGGCCGTCGTCCAGGCAACCGGACGAAAGCGCCACCTGCGGCGGGTAATCGTCGTCACCCTCGCGGTAGAGCAGCACCCACGCACTCGGCGGCGCGGTGTCGATCGGCATGAGCGCATCGGGCGGGGGCGCGTCGAGGGCGGCTGGATCTACATGGGCGCCCTCGGTGCGCGCGAGCAGGGCAGTTGCACGGGCGTACATATCGTCGAACTCTGCGCGGGTCTGGTCGGCGCCTTCGCCGTGTTCGTCGTGCGTGGCGTGCTGCAGCAGTTCACGGACCATCGCGACCAGCTTGGGGAAGAGATGGCCAGGCTGCGGCCGCTTCTTCACGCGCACGACGCGGAAGACCTTCTCTGGAAACTTGCGCGTTAGCCGCTCGCGTTCGGTGCGCGCTTTGTCGAGGGAGGCGTGGCGGACATAGCGCCGGTTCGTGACGATCCAGTGGTCAGACATAGGGGCTCCTGTGGTGGCGGTGGCGAGAGGGGCGGGGTCAGGCGGCGCGTTCGATCGCAAGCTCTGGGCAGTTCGCCGAGACCAGAGCATCGGCGAGATCGGGGCACACGCTGTTGCCACAGAGACGGCCTTGCGCGGTTTTTGTCAGCGGCGAGCCATCGGCGCGGCGATCGATGATGTACGTTTCCGGGAAACCCTGGGCCCGGAAGCGCTCGCGCGGCGTGAGCATGCGCATGCCGATGTCCACGATCTGATAGATCACTCCGCCGATCGTCACGATGCCGGCGGTGGCGGGATCGGCGCCGCAGCGTGCGACCATGAACGCGCGCACTTCGGCGACATGCTGCCCGCCGGCGCAGATGGTCGGCATGGGCGTGTCGACGGGCCAGCCGCCGCGGTTGTCGCTGCCCTTCATGTTCAACAGCGTGGCGGCGACGATCGCTTGGTGCGTGGGAACGCTTGTCTGCGTCGAGAGCGGCTTGCGCGCGTCGCGGCCGATCACGCCGGTATTGTGCTGCGCGAGGAAGGCGGCGACGACGGCGTGCGTGTTCGCGTTGGTCTGCGTGCCGATGGGATCGTCGACCGGATACTCGCGGCGTCCGCCGCTGTAGCCGTGCGCGACGCTCACAAGGTAGGGCGTCACCAGCGATGCGCCGTTGCCTGTCGGCACGACCGTCGCCATTGGCGCGTCTGCCGGCGCCGTTCGAGGGTCTTGACGGGCGCGCTCGCCATAGCGCGGAACGAGGAACGGCGTCACGAGCGCGTGCTCGCCCCGGTTGGCGGTGGTCTGCGTGCGCATCGGCTCATCTATCGAGTGCACGCGCGCATCGCCTTGATGCGTCACGGGGACGATGAAGGGCTTGGCGGCGTCGATCACATAGCGCTGCACGCCGCGCGCGATGCGTTCCATGGTGGCGTCAACCAGCGGGCGATTCACGCCGAGCGCGCGGCCCTGTTCTCGGGTGAGAAAGATCGAGGGGCAGGGCAGCGACCAGTCGATGCACTCGGCCGCGGTGCGCCATGGCAGCTTGCGCCCGGCGATCACTTCGCGATCCGTCGGCGCGCCATGCGTCGGCGTGGGCCAGACGATCGGGGCGCCGTCGCGCCGGGCGATGAGAAACAAGCGCTTGCGGATCGTGGGCGCGCCATAGTCGCACGCACGGAGCTCGCGCCAGTCGACTTTGTAGCCCAGCCTGCGCAGTTGCTTGACGAACGAGACGAACGTTTCGCCCGCGCGATCTGGGCAGGGCGTGCCATCCAGCAGCACCGGCCCCCATGTCTGAAACTCTTCGACGTTCTCAAGCATGATGACGCGCGGGCGTGCGCGCTTGGCCCAGACAAGGCCGACCCATGCGAGATCTCTGATGTTGCGCGCTACCGGCGCTGCGCCCTTGGCCTTCGAGAAGTGCTTGCAGTCCGGCGAGAGCCAGAGCAGCCCGACGGCGCGACCCTGGACGTAGTCGAGGGGATCGACCTGCCACACATTGCGCTGCAGGTGCATCGTCGTGGGGTGGTTGACGGCGTGGCAGGCGAGGGCGTCGTCGTCGTGGTTCACGGCGATGTCTGGCGAGCGGTTGAGCGCGCGCTCGATGCCGGTGGACGCGCCGCCGCCGCCGGCGAAGAGGTCGACGATCAACTCGGCGTGCGGCGCGAAACGCGCAGGCTGCGGTAAGGCGATGGCGCTATCCATTAGGCTGCTTGCTCCCGTGTCGCGCGCCCGGTGACGCGCATGTCCCACTCATGAAACCGCTGCATGTGATCGCGCATCGCGTCGGTAACGGCAGGCAGCGTTTCGTCGGGCGTTCGATTCTGCCGCTCGCGCGCGGGCTTAACGTCAAGCAATCGCCACATGAGCCGACGGCTGTCCGGATCGTCGTAGCGATAGACTTCTGTGCCGAGATCGGGCCGCAGATAGAACCACTGCGACTTGCGGTTCTCGGGCATCGGGTGGCGGCAGGTGTAGCGCGGGAAGTAGCGCGAGCCGGTTTCATCGAAGGGCGATGTGAACACGGTCTGATTGTTCAAGAGCCAGTCATCGAACGGGCGGTCGGCGCTGGCGCGCATACGCTCGGAATAGCCCGGCGTGTCGGGAGTCCGGTTCTCATAGTCGCGGCAGAACTTGTAGAGCGACCACAGCCGGTCGAGTGGTCGGCGCACAAGCCCGACGCGCCGCCAGCGGTCGTAGCCCTGCGGCACGCCATCGGCTTCCATGTGGCGATAGATCTGCATCGCATCGGGCCAGCGCTCGCGCAGGGCGTGGCGCAGACTGCTGCTGCCGGTGCGCGGCGTGAGGATGACGACTGTTTCGATGGAGGGGAGCAGGATCATGCGAGATCTACTTTCACCGCCCGGACGTCGGCGGGGATCATCAATCGAATGCGATCATTGCTCGCGCGCAGCTGATTGGCGGCGTAGGCGCGTGACTCGCGCAGGTTGACGCCGGCGCGGTCCAGGTCGGCGGCACGCGCAGCGTTCGCGGCCATTGCAAGCTGCAGTCCTGCCGCGACGCCATCGCCCTCCAACGCGGCGGACGCCAGCGCGAAAAGCGCCAGATCGCGCCGGTACTTTTCGGCGAAGTGCGCGCTTCCGTGTGCGATCTCGGGGTTCGGCGAGTCCAGGTTGCCTTCTGTGCGTGCGAGCGCGCGGCGCGTGCGGATCGTCTCGTGTTCGATGAAGGTCCGCAGGCGCGCGATTTCTTCAGGAGAGGCGGGGAGATGTTCACTCATGCCGGCACCGCCTGCATGGGATCCTCGACGATGAGTTCGTCGACGTCTTCAACGGTGACGTCGCCGTTTGATTGCCAGTCGATCGAGAGGTTGTCCGTTGGACCCTGCCACTCGTTGGCGATGACGCCCGCCGCCTTGGCGCAGGGATCATCGTCGCCTGAGAAGGCATGCGCGAGCGCGACCTTTTCGGCGGCATCGCCATCGGGCGCTTCGACGATGACGCCGAACGTCACCGGGACCATCGTCGTGAGGCGGACTTCAAACTGCGCCATTACACGCCTCCCGCGGCTTGCTCGGCGGCGGGCGCATCGGGTGCGGCCGGCGTGGCGCCTTCGTCACCCCAGATAACGACGGTGGCGGTTTCGTCCGAATTCTTGTGATAGAACTCGAGCGACACCGTTTCGAAGCGCGTTACCGCGACCTGCAGGCCTTCTGCGCCCCAATAGCGGTAGAGCGTGGCGGCGGTGCGTGTGGGGGCGACTTCTTCTTCAATACCGAGCGCACACTCGATATCGCCGCGCAGTTCTTTGCTGACCTCCATGTCGGCGACCGCGAAGGCATCACAGATGTCGTGGTCTTTCGTTTCGGTGAGCACGTCGAACACGTCGTCGCCGTCGAGGCGGACTTCGGCGAGATCCGGGAAGGCGGCGAACGCCGACCTCGCCTTCGCGACTGCGGCGTTGAGCGCATCGCGATCGATGCGAACCCAATTCGTCAGGTCGGTTTCTCTGTTCCAAGTGACGGCGAGCAGTAGCGGCTTCATGGTGGTTCTCCTGTGGTGGCTGGGTGGTGGGGTGATGATGTCTCGCGCGCGGCTACCAGCGCTCGCCTTCGAGCCACGCGTAGAACGTCTCGGGGAACGCAACGCCCTTCGGATATTCCTTCGACGGGCGGCAGGGGCGGGCGCCGGCTCTGTTCGCCTGCATCCACGCCTGCCATTCCTTGAACTTTGGGTGCGCCATGATCGCGCGATCGCGCGCCTCACGTTCGCCGGCGGAGCGCCAGCTGGCGAAGCTCATTGCCTCGACCAGCAGCACGTTCATCGCCGATCGATACAGCTGATATTGCGGAAACAACGGGTTGTTGCGATCGGCTTCACTTATGTGCGGCTGGATCGGCGGCAGCGCGGCTTTGCTTATCGTGACCATGATCGCCTCCCTCACGCTGCGGCTTGGGTGAGGGAGGGCGTGTTGCGCGCCAGCGCGATGACGACGCGGTCGGCTTCCTTGCCGAACTGTTCGAACGTCGGGTCGGCGCCGTAGCTGGTGATGCCGTAGCAAATCCGGATCGGGTCGACGGCGCGCAGGGCGGCGAAGCGATCTTCTTCCGAGAGCGTCGCGAAGCCCGCCTTCACCGAGGCGACGAAGGCGTCGGTCAGGTTGCGGCTGCAGGAGATGTAGTCGGCGCCGAACGAGACGCGCTCTGCGCCGGGGCAGGGCGGGGCGTTCTCTTCCGACGGGCGCACGCCCATGCTGCCGAGCGTGCCGCGATCGCGCGCGACGATGGCGTCGCCGTTGGGCAGCAGCCAGTGATCGACGGAGGTTTTAAGGTCGATCATGCCATCGAAGCGCGCGCTGGCGTATTGTTGCGCGACGGCTTCAACGTCCTTCCATACCGGACCGTCATTCCAGCGGATGTCGATCGAGGCGCCACCGGCATAGGTCGACGAGCGCACGGAAAAGGTGGTGGCCGGGAAAGCCTTCTTGAGTGCGGCGCGGACCAGCTTGGCGGTGTTCGCGCAGGAGATGTAGCGGCGGTCGGTCATGTGGCGGCTCCGGTGGTGGGCGGTGCGTTGCTGATGACCTGAAACTAGGGCTATACTTGACGGGGTGCAAGCGAAAAATGCCTCACGCCCGCACAAAGTTTGCCCGTCACGACCACGGCAGCGGATGGGGATAATGGCGCACGGCGAGGCTTTCGTCGGGCAGCGGCGGCACGTCGATCGCGGCGACATGGATCTTGGCGGTCGGGTCGCCGTCCAGGCACAGGCCCAGGATCGCCCCGTCGCTCGCGCGCACCGCCAGCGACGGCGTGCATTCCGATACCCAGCGCATGAGCAGCGCGCGGACTTGGCGCTTACGCGCGGCGTTCGCTTCGTCGAGGGCGGCGCGGTTCACAGCGTCAAGGGCGTAGGAGAAGCGCACGCTATCGCCTCACTTGCCCTTCGGCGCGGGCGGCGATCGCGGTTTGAGGTACGCCGTCTCAAGACTTTCCAGCGCGTTCAACACCTGTTCGATCTGTCGGCGGGGCAGCTTCGTCGCGTCGTGGATCAAGAGGATGATCGTGCTCCGCTTCAACGGCGATGCTGCGAGGTGCTTCATGGCGGCGGCGATATCGACGATCGCCTGCGCCATGATCTCCGACGCAGGCATCGGCTCGCCCGGCTTCGTTGTCACTTTCGGCGTTTGCGCCATGTCATTGTCCTTCCCAGATGACCGCGTCGGCGCGGCCTGTGAAGACGAGCCAGGCGGCGTGCAGCCGCTCCCAGATCGTCGGGCATGAAGCGGGGCGGGCAGGCGCCCAGCGCCCGCCCAGATCAACCCACGCGGCGGGATGCGCGATCTCGGACGCCCGCATGACGTTGGGGTGGTCGCGCTTCATGCGCGCGGGCTCTCGGCGTTGTGCTTGGCGTCTGCTTCGGCGCGGTTGAGGCGCGCGAGCTCGGCGATGATGAGCGCGCCGGCGCGTTCGAGATCACGGCGCGCGGTGTTGGGCTTCCACCATTGCGCCTCCCACGGCCAGTGCATCGGCAGCTGACCCGACACGCGCAGCCGCGCCGATGGCGGCAGACTCGCGTGGAAGCTGTAGGCTGCGGCCGCACGCGCGAGCTCGCCGTCGGCGTAACGGTCGTCATGCGCGTCGCTGTAGCCTTCGCGCGTGGTGTGCGCGGCGCGTTCGCGCAGCACGGCCATGGCGGCGGCGGTCTCGGGATCCGACTCGTCGAGGGCGTCGAGCGCCTTGAGCGCATCGCCCGCGATCGTGCGCGCGACGTCGAGATGAAGCGGGCTATCTTCGGTCTCGCCACGCACGCGGCCAGTGGCGATCATCTCGAGCGCTTGGCGCGTCATGCGCAGCGTGATCGCCATGGCGGCGGGATCTAGCCCGGGCGCTTCGATAACCTGGCGCGTGACGCCGTCGATGTGGTCTGCCAGGCGCGCGCGTGCAGCCTGCAGATCATTGACGATTGCGGTGAGCTCTGGATGCGCGCCGATATCTTCGACCGCCAGCATGGCGTTACGGATCGCGTGCTCTTCTGGCGTCATCTTGTCGAGGCATGCGCGACGTGGCGCGGGGATTTCGTCTCTCATTGTGGTGGTCTCCATGGAACTAGCGGGGTGCTGTAGGCGAGCATCAAGGGGTGGCGCGGATGGCCGTCTTGCGACGTGCCCCAGCACTGCAGTTCGACGCCACGGCGCTCGGCGATGGCGACGACGTCGCGCCAGCGCGTGCGCAGCGTGTTCGGCAGCTTCGCGAGCGCGCCCCAGCCGACGATGTGCAGGTCGGCGTCAAGGAACGCCTGCTCAATGCGCGCGTCATTGAAGTGGCCGATCGGATCTGCGGCGGTCTTGAGCTCGTCGACTTCGGTGGCGCGATACGCGAACTCGTTGACGACGATCCAGCGCGAGATGTTGAGGGGCGCGCCGAAGCCGTAGAGCTTGACGATGGTGTGATCGTCGACCTTGGCGTCGGCTTTCGAGGGGTTTACGCCGCAGAAGACGGCGGTGCGACCGGGGCGACCGTTGTCGCGCTCGAGCCGCCAGCGAAACAAGCCGCACGACGAAATGTCTGCGTTACGCCGGTAGAGCAGATCAGTTGCCATAGTCGACCGCCACGATGCGGCCTTCGAACACGCCGAAGCTGTCTTCCTTGCACTCGACCGGGATGATGTAGTCGGCGTCGAGGGTGAGCCACGGGACTGCGCCGTGCGCGAAGGGCTTCATCTCGATCGGCGCCGTCGCCAGTTCGGCAGCGGTGAGCGGACGCGCACGCGACATGACCACAAGCCAGCCGCCCGGAATCGAGAAGCGGATCGGGCAGAACTCGGGCCAGCCGGTCGCCGCAAACTGCCGCTCCTGCATGTTCGCGAGCAAGCCTTGCAGGAAACATTTCCAGCCATAGGTCAGCTTTGGCAGCTTGAACGCGAGCGATCCCACGAGGAAGACGTCGCGCGTGACGCCGGTGCGGACCCACTGAAAGTTCGAGGGCGTTTTCAGCGGCGCGGGGCGATGCAAGATCACGCTCGTTTCAACGTCGTCATCGATGACGACGTCCACGTTTTGCCAACCCGCTTCGTGTCGCGGGTCTCGCGCGATCGCCGCCCATGTAGCGCCGTTCATGAGGACCGTGTGGCGCTCCTTCATCGGACGCTCACCCATTGATCCTTGCCGCCAACCGGGCCGCGTTTCGATTTGCCTTGGGCGCGCTCGCGGTCCGCGACTTTCAGGATTTCGAGCCGCGCGCAGGCCGCGCACATGAGATAGGTCGCACGGTCGAGGGCTTTAAGGCGGCGGTTCTCGTAGGTTCCGCACGCGCACTTCACGACCCATGTGAGCCGGGTGTTCTTCGCGCGGTTCTCCGGCTCGAAGATGCCGATGCAACGCAGGCGACCGAACGTCTTGCCGGTGAGGTTGGGGCCGTCGCCTGACCATGGGCGCATCGGCAGCGGGACGTCGGAATGGGCGACATGCGCCGGCATAGTGCGCGTGGGCGCCGCTTCTCGGCCTTGCGCGACGACGATCGCGGCGTCTCGGTTCAACGGCTCGGCGGCGGCGAGCGCGTCCCAATTCGTGGCGAGGCGGGCGCTCATTGCGTCATGTTCCGGAGGTTGTTGAGCAGATGCCCGACACGCGCCCACGCGGGGCCGTCGAACGGCATGTCTGGCAGGAAGCCGTCGCCGAACATCAGCGGTTGGCGCGGCGAGACATCGCCGGCGAGGCGCATCAACAACGCCGCTTCGTGCACCGGCAGGTTGCGCGTCGCCGCCCAGAGCACAAGCGTGGCGATCTCGCACGCCATCGCGGCCTGCTCAGAGAGTGCGCGCGGCGCGTGCACGGCGGCGCCCGCATCGCTTGGGGCATACTTCTTCGCGAGATCGCGCAGGCGATCCTTCGCCGCGATTGCGTTGCCGGAGCCGCCGACCCGGAAGTCCAGCGCCTGCTCTATGCGTTCGCGGATGGCGTCGGCGTCGGCGCCCATGCCGTGCATCTCGTCGATGCTTTCGACTTCCATGAGGAAGTCGAGCGACGGGTCAGTGTCGTGACCGAAGCGGCCCATCTTGAGGGTGTCTGCAGGCATGGGTTTCTCCGAGGGGCGGGTTGGCGTCACTGGCCGCGTTCTTTCGCGGCCGCGTCCAGCGCACGCTTGCCGTTGATGTAGCGCAGCTGGCCGGCGCGACGCTTGGCGTCGAACGCCTTGCGCTCGGCGGGCGTCATGCTGTCCCACCACTGCTTCTGTTTCTGGCGGCGCTGCTCGGTGAGCGCGGGATCGACGGGCTTCGTCATGCCGCGACCTGCCGGCGTATCGGCGCGCGCTTGGCCCAATCCTGCAGATCCAGCGCCAGTCTGATGAAGCGCAGGCGCGCATCGATCTCACTGTAGCGTTCGGCGGCGTCGAGGACGACGGCGGTCCACAAACAAGGGTGCTCGTAGCCTTGGCGGGTGAGCCAGTGCGGGCGGTGGACGTTCAACGGCAGGATCGTCCCGGGCGGTTGCTCCTCCGGGAGATCCTCCACGGCGCTCCACACGCGGCTGTGCTTGCTGCGCAGCACGAGCAGGTGCGACCACTCCGGAAACGAGGGGTCGGTGTGCACCGGCACTTCGCGCCAGGTGCTGATGAAGGTGACGGGGCCGACCTTCTCCATCGCGGCGCCGCCTTCGTCGCCGTACTCGGACCAGCAGTCGAAGCCACGCTCGCCGATGGCGGCGTCGCGCGGGATATGGGCTCGCCGAACGAGCAGCTTCATCGCCGCCCAGAAGATCGGCACAAGATCGGCGTGGGCGCCTTGCGGTCTAGCCATCGGCGCGGCCCCGCAGTTCGTCGCCTTCGACGGATGCCGGCGCAGGCGCGTCGTCGTCGCGAGGCTCGCGCCAGCCATACGCCTTGAAGCTCTCGAAAATCGCATCCAGAGCGACGTCCAGATCGCGCGGGCCGGGTAGGCCGTCCTTGGCGATGGTGGTGAGCACGTCGGCGACGTCGTCGCGCAGCTGTTCGCTATCGGCCATTGCGCAGCGCCTTGAATGCGGCACGCTCTGCAGCGCGACGCTGTTGACGGGTTTGCGGCGTCGTCTGCACGATTTTCCCCGTGGCGGGTGCGTCCGGCGTTTCCGGATCGCGCGGCTCTGGCGGCGCAGCGTCTGTGACGGCTGTCGCCTGCGCAGCCATGGCGAACGCGTTCGCGGCCACCAGCGCGAGCATTAAGCCGCCTCTATGGCCGCGCACCATGCCGATCACCGCGCGCCACCATACGGCTCGAGCGCGGCGAACGCGCCGGCGCGATCCTTGTGCAGAATGTCGATGCCTTGCCGGTCGTCGGGGTGCGGCAGGCTTTCATCGCGATCCAGCACGAGCTCGCGATGCACAAGCCGGTAGTGCGGATGGCCGAGGAAGAGGCGGCTGAACTCCATCTTGCGCGCGGTCAGCTGATCTGCGTGACCGTAGGGGCGGGCGCCCGGCGCGTTCGGCAGGAAGTCTTGCACGATCAACAGGCCGTTGTCGGCGAGCAGCCGGTCGGCTTCCTGCACGGCGGTGAAATAGTCCCCCGGATCCAGGTACGTCATGAAGAAGCCGAGGATGACAACTCCGGCCGATCCCGATGCGAATGGCGCGGCCAGGCCGGAGGCGATACGCAGGTCAAGACCGCTATAGGCGGTACTGCCGTCCATGATGGCGGCAGGCGAGAGATCGCAACCGGCGCCGCGTCCGCCGCGGCGCGTGGTGAGGCGATGGAGCCGCGTGCCATCGGCGCAGCCAATCTCGATCGCGAGATCGTTTGCGAGACCGCGCGGCCAGTTGAGGCGCGCGAGCGCTTCGACAACCTGATCGCTCTTGCGTCCGCGCACATAGGCCTTGTTGCGGAGCCACCACGCATCGGCGCTCGCGTGATCGAAGACCGTCATCGGGGCGCTCGCGTTGGCGGGGGTAGGGCAGTGGCGAAGACCGTCAGCCAT